GCCTGATCCTTGAATGAGTGGAACCGGGGCCCCGCGAAAGCGGGGCCCCGGTCATTGGAGGGCCTGTGGTCATGGGTCGTTCCTGTGCATGNGGGCACACCNGCGAAGNAGGACGTCCCGTTACCAGGCTTGCCTACCTTCGCCTCAACCTATCATCCGATGCGCCTCCGTTCGAATCCCAGGATCATGGCACTACTTGGTCTGCTGCTCCTCTTCACAGGCTGCATCACCATTGAGGAGAACTACACCTTCAGGAAGAACGGAAGCGGCACCATGGAGTACGTGGTGGACATGAGCCAGCTCGGTGAGATGCTGAAGGCCTTTGAGAACGTGGGCGACGGCAAGAAGAAAGGGGAGAAGGGCGACGGCATGAATGAGCTTGACCTGAAGGAGGAGATGGCGGCCCTGAAGAAGATACCGGGGATCAAGAAGGTGAAGGTGAAGAGCAAGGACGAGTACGTGCAGCGCCTTCGGTTCGATTTCACTGACATCAACGCGCTGAATGCCGCTTTGAACGTATTGCTCAAGGATAGCACCGGCCAGGTGAACGATTTCTTCACCTGGGAAGGCAGCACGCTGGTCAGGCACAGCAACGGCCACGCACGCGATATCGGCCTGGGCATGGGCCAGGAGAACGGAGCCGATACCGCCGGGACCAAAGAGGTCTTGAGCAGCATGAAGTACAAGTACAGCTTCAGTTTCGCAGAACCCATCGGCAATACCACCACGGCGGAAGGTGTGGCGGTGGAGCGTCCCGATGCGCGGTCCATGAAGCTCGACACCGATTTCGGGGCCATCGCCAAGGATGAGCATGCCCTCGACTTCCGCATCGAACTCAAGCGCTGATGGAACATCACCTGCTGGAGACCGCCATCCGCCTCGCGGCCAAAGTGCATCGTGGCCAGGTGGACCGCTTCGGGAAACCCTACATTCTGCATGTCATGCGCGTGATGATGCGCGGCCACGACCTGGAGGAGCAGATCCTCGGTGCCCTGCACGATGTGCTCGAACGTTCCGCCCTCACCACCGAGGACATCAGCAAGAAGGGTTTCTCCCCACGTCTCATCACCGCCCTGGTCCACATCACCCGTGATCCCCAGGAGACCTACGAGCAGTACATCGATCGGGTGATGCTCGATGGCCTGGCCGTGCGGGTGAAACTGCACGACCTGGCCGACAAGATGGACCTGCTGCATGTGGACCAATTGGACCCGGCCGACCTGAAGCGGTACAACAAGCAACTCACCGCCTACCACCGCATGAAAAGGTTGGAGGAGGAGGCCAAGGCCAACATGCCCCTACAGGCGGCCATGCGCAAGGTGCGCTGATCCGGACCTGCACCTTTCATGGCCGTCGACCGTGCCTGGTCGGTTATCTTCGCCGTCATTCAACAAGACAGATGATGCGTCGATTCCTCGTTCCGGTCATTGCAAGTTACCTCTTCAGCGCCTGCAGCGAAGGCCCTGCGACCGAGAAGACACCCACGGCGGACAGCACCACCACCGAGGCTTTCCAATGGGAAGCGGAACAATTCGCCGACATCCGCATCCTGCGGTACCAGGTGCCGGGCTGGGAGCAGTTGAGCCTACAGCAGAAGAAGCTGTGTTACTACCTGAACATGGCGGGTCTTGCTGGCCGCGATATCCTGTACGACCAGAACTACAAGTACAACCTGCGTATCCGCCGTGCGTTGGAACGGATCATCAAGGATTACAAAGGCGAGCGGACCGGCGCGGATTGGGATGCCTTCGTCCTATATGCCAAACAGGTGTTCTTCAGCAATGGTATCCACCACCACTACAGCAACGACAAGCACCTGCCTGCGTTCGGCCAGTCCTATTTCGAACAGTTGCTCTCGGGTTCCGGAGTACAACTGGCCCCGGAGGTGCTCACGGCCATGTTCGATCCCACCATCGATGCCAAGAAGGTGAGCCTCGATGCCGACAAGGACCTGGTGCTGGCCAGCGCGGTCAACTTCTATGGCGATGACATCAGTGAGAAGGAGGTGGATGCCTTCTACGCGGCGCGTGTCGATAAGAAGGCCACAGAGCCGCTCAGTTACGGCATCAACAGCAAGCTGGTACGCGGTCCCGATGGCCAGCTCATGGAGCAGGTGTACAAGGTGGGTGGGCTGTATGGCACCGCACTGGAGGAGAGCGTGAAGTGGTTGGAGAAGGCGATCGGCGTGGCCGAGACGCCCGAACAGCGGACGGCCTTGGAACTGCTGGTGAAGTATTACCGCACCGGCGACCTGAAGGCCTGGGATGACTTCAACGTGGCCTGGGTGAAGGATACGAAGAGCACCGTGGACTATATCCTTGGATTCGTCGAAGTCTACAACGACCCGCTTGGCAAACGCGGAAGCTACGAGAGCATCGTGGAGGTGAACGACCCGGAGGCTACGCGCAACATGAGCGTGATCATGGAGAATGCACAATGGTTCGAGGACAACAGCCCCCTGCTGCCCGAACACAAGAAGAAGAACGTGGTGGGCATCACCTACCGCTTCATCAATACGGTCGGCGAGGCGGGCGATGCTGCACCGAGCACACCCATCGGGGTGAACCTGCCCAACGCCGATTGGATCCGTGCCGCCCATGGGAGCAAGAGCGTGAGCCTGGGCAACATCACCGATGCCTACGACAATAGCAGCGGCACCAGCACCTTGGAGGTCTTCTGCCATGATCCGCAGGAGATCGAACTGGCGAAGCAACATGGCGCCTTGGCCGGTAAGCTCCATACCGCCCTGCACGAGGTCGTAGGACATGCCAGCGGCCAGTTGGAACCCGGCGTGGGCGAGCCCGACGCCACCTTGAAGAGCTACGCCAGCACCCTGGAAGAGGGCCGAGCCGACCTGGTCGCCCTCTACTACCTGCTCGATCCCAAACTCGTGGAGCTGGGGGTGATGCCCAGCCTCGAAGTGGGCAAGGCCGAGTACGATTCCTACATCCGCAACGGACTCCTTGTACAACTGCGCCGATTGAAGGAAGGCAAGAACATCGAGGAGGCGCACATGCGCAACCGGCAGTGGGTGAGCGCTTGGGCCTATGAGAAGGGTAGGGCGGACAGTGTGATCGTGAAGGTGGTGCGCGATGGGCATACCTTCTACGACATACGCGACTACGAAGCGTTGCGTGGCCTCTTTGGCGACTTACTGCGGGAGGTGCAACGGATCAAGAGCCAGGGAGACGGGGCAGCAGGAAAAGCCCTGGTGGAGACCTACGGGGTGAAGGTGGATCCTGCCATCCACAAAGAGGTGCTGGAACGCGCGGCTGCGATCAAGACCGCACCGTATGCGGGCTTCATCCAACCGGTGATGATCCCTGTGGAGGACGCTAAGGGGGAGATCACCGACGTGCGGATCGAATACCCCACGGACTTCGTGAAGCAGATGCTCCATTATGGGGAGAAGCACAGCTTCCTGCCCGATGTGAACTAAGTGACAGGGACCGGTCCGACCCCACGTCCGGAATTGGCATTTGGACCTTGGTCGGCGGACATTCTGGATGGGATCGGCATTTTCTTCAGCCGGGAACGTAACCTTGGGATAACGGGCCGCGTTCAACCACCGTCCAAGTAGTTCAAAGGTCAATCTGAAGAGTCACGTCGCCCCTGTCCGCCTTGCGCTGGATGGGGGCTTCGTGCATCCGGGCTCCAGGACTGAAGAAGCCACTCCCGCCAACAATTCCGGGGAGGGGGGCCTATTCCAAGCTCGTTCACGCCGTTGGGCCCCCGAGACGTGTTCGGGCAAGGTGGCCGTTGCCAGGCGAACGCGGGAACCCGATGAATGAATGGTCCAGCATGCTATATTTGCGGCCCCTGAGGAATTAGTGTTCTTCACCGAAGTGGCGGAATTGGTAGACGCGCACGTTTCAGGGGCGTGTGACCGAAAGGTTGTGCGGGTTCGAGTCCCGCCTTCGGTACTAAAACCTTCTGAAGCCCGCAAATGGCGCGGGTTTCAGATGTTTTGACCAAGTTGCAGGCACAGTATCGGGACAGACCACCAATGGGATGTCCTCCAAACCGATACTGCACATGCCCCGTACAGGAGCCATCGAGCTCATGGGTTACTGCCCAGGCGAGCTCCACACCAACAACTCCGGTTGGTACATCGATTACTACGTCCTGCACCCAAAGACCCTGGCCACCGTCAGGAAGCGCATCAGGCTCAACAGGGTACCGCCCGGCAAGACCAAGGAGCTCTACGCCCGCACCACCCTCCGAAAGCTCAACGAGAAACTGGCTCGCGGCTGGAACCCCTTCACCGAACAGGACGTCCCCAACGCCATGCACAGCCTGGAGAGAGCCCTCGAGGTCTGGCTGCAGAACAAGACCAAGAACACGCGTCATTCATCGCCCCAGAGCTATAGCACCTTCACGTCCGTCTTCGCGCAGTGGTGTACCAAGCGGGATCTCATGAGCGCTCCGGCCCACATGTTCAACCGCAACCACGCCATCGAGTTCCTCGCCTATGTCAGCGACGAACGGCAGGTCGGCAACACCACCTACAACAACTACCTGGTCTTCTTCTCCATGCTCATGAAGTGGATGATCGAGCGGGGGTACCGCACAGATAACCCCTTCGTCAACTTCACCCGGCGCAAGGAGCCCAAAAAGGCCCGTGTCTTCCTCACCGAAGAGGACCGCATGCAGATGGCCGAATGGATCCGGCAGAACAACCCGGCCCTATGGCTGCCCTGCCTCTTCTTGTACGGCACCCTCATTCGGCCGGCGGAGCTCCGTCGCCTCCGCGTCAGCGCGGTGCAGTTCGATCGTGGAACGGTCTACCTCGGACCCGATGTCACCAAGAACGGAGATGAGCGTTGGCCAGCCATCCCCGATTGGATGATGAAGGAGCTCGTCGCCGCCGGGCTTCACAAGCAACCGGGCAACGCCTGGCTCATGGGCAACGAACTCGTGCCCGGCGGCATCCAGGCATCGAAGCACTTCCTCATGCGCCGCTGGCAGAACATGGCCAACGCGCTCCACTGGCCCAAGAGCAAGCAGCTCTATTCACTGCGCGACACCGGCATCATACAGCTCATCCGCGACGGGGTGGAACTGCTGCACGTCATGCAACAGGCGGATCACAAGGACCTGGCCACTACGAACAGGTACGTTCGCCACGCCTTCCCGAAAGGACCGCCCGAGGTCCGGGAGAAAGCCACACCACTTCAGGCCACCAGCCCGCTCGTAATGGCACAGCCCCTCTATAATGGAGCCAGCGGTAGCCACAACCCCATACCCCGTTTCGAACAGATGGAGCGGAACAGCTGATCACACCCGCACCGGCAGCGCCTCCAGGCGCTCGCCGGGCGGAAGCTCGTTCAGCACGATCAGCACGGCCGCAGCCATGGCCATCCGCCGGCTCAAGGTGCTTTCCAATTGAGGCAGCACCTGGCTGCAGGCGTCATAGGCACTGCAGTTCCGCTGCTTCATGCGGTCCAGGGTTCCGTTCACCACGCCGAGTAACGCCCGCTCCACGTCCGGGTCCAGCTGGGACATCACGTGGTCATAGCTCGCCTGGTAGGTACTGGCCACACCCGCGGTGAACGCGTCGATGAGTAATTGAGCGGTATTCAAGGCACGGTCGATAGGATCTCGATGGGAGGGACCGTATCCATCGCATGGAACTTGCCATCGATGTAGATCTCGAGGTAGCTGCTGTCCTGCTCGGTACGGGCACCGATGGTACTGCCACTGGTGTACTCGAGCGTGATCGATCCACCGCGGTTGAAGGTCACCCATTCGCCCGTTCGTGCGAAGAACGAGAACGGCCCCGACTTGCTGAAGCGGTACTCAACGTTGTGCAGCACGGGGTCCTTTTCGCAGGCGGTGAAGGCAACGGCCAGCAGGAGAGCGATGAGGGGTCTCATGACGATGGTAAAGTTACCCTCACGGAACAAGAATCGTGCTATGCCGTCTTCCTGCCCCTCCCAAGGTCCTTCACGTACTCGAGTTCGGTTTTCCGTCGATCCAGCTCCTGCTGGCTTACCCGGGCCGTCAGGGTGCGCGGGTACTGCTCTACACCGCTCGCAGTTCGCTGCTGGAGGTCCACCATCTTGTGCATGAGGGCGAGCATGTCATCCATGCCGCTGGCCGCCATAGCGGTGCGTTTCTTGGTCAGCACGTAGTCAGTATCCTCACTACCCGGCGCGGTCGGCATGTTCACCAGGGCCGTGCCACGCACGGTAACAGGACCACCAGCGCGCATCTGCATCGCCTGGGCGATGCGCTTCGGGTTCGGCGTTGCCGGCATGCGGTCAAAGGGGGAGAGGCGCGTTCCCTCGCGGCTGGCCTTGAACAACGCCGGCAGCAGGTCCTGGTTCTTGGCCACGAACCGCTTGCTCAGTACCGCATAGGCCTCGCCCCCCTCCAGCTCAGCCACCTGCCGCCCTGTCCGGTTGTCGATCATCGCGATCCCGCCGTCTTCATGGCTGGGCCCGTCGAGCACCCCGGTGAGCTTGCCACCATCACCGAACCGCTCGAACCCATCGCGGTCCTTCACACCACCAACCCGACCCAGCGGTACATCTTGGAGACCAGCACGTGCGCGTTGTTCGTTCAGGTCCTGCTTGTCGCTGTTGGCCTCGTTCATGATCTGGCGGGCCTGCGCCATCAAGCCCAGCACGATACCCACCGTGCTCAGCGCTTGCGCCACACCAACCACCCAGTTCGGAGCGGCCATCGCGCTCGCCACACCGTTCGCGATGGCCGCGGCACCCTGCACGGCGATCGCCGTCAGCGCAGCATCGCGGCGGGCCTTCTTCAAACGTTCGATCTGGTCGAGCTCCTGCTCGGTGCGCACACCATCGGCATCGGCCCGTTGCTCGGCCATGGCTATACCGGCATCCTGATACTGGATCAGGCCTTGCAGCATGTCGTTGTAGCCGTTGGCCAACGTGGCGAAGTGCTGCAGCTGGCGGATGTACTCCTGTCGCATCCGGAGACCGTGCTGCCGCTCGGCCTCTTCCTCGTTCACGCGACGATCCTTGTTGATGCTCTCGATCGCCAGGTTCTTCGCATACTCCAGGTCCAGGATGCCGTTCACCAGATCCTGGCGGATCTTGAGGTCCTCAGCGGCTGGTTCCTCACCGCTGGCGGCGAGTGCCTCATCGTACTCGGCCAGCTTCTTCTTGGCCTCCTCGATGACCGGGTCCCACTTCTCGATCTCCGCTTGCAGGGCGGTCTTCGCGTTCTGCTCGTAGATGCGCAATAGCACCACGCGCCGTTGGTCCTCCAGGTCGAGCAAGCTGGCCTGCTTTTCCCGGTTCAGGTCCATTTCGTTGTCCACCCGGGTAAGCTCCGCGTCCAGGAACTCACTGTTCGCGTCCCACAGCATCGTCCGCATGCGGTCGTTGTAGGCCTTCAGTTCGTCCAGCCGCTTCTGTCCCTGGCTCTCGATCAGGTCCGCCCGTTCCTTCGCTTGGTTACCGCGCAAGCTGTCCAGGTCGGTACTCGCTTGGGTGGGGGTCAGCTTCTTCGCTTGCAACAGCTTCTTCTGCTGCTCCTGCACCTTCTTCAACTCCTCCGCATGCTGCTGGTCCAGTTCGGCCAATGCCTTCTCATCGGCATCCTTGGTGTCGATCGTGAGCTGCGTTTGGAACCGCTTGTACTCGGCCAGCAGCTTATCCAGGTCCTCGCCGGTCCTCTTTTGCACAAGCTTGGTACCATTGCCAGTCAATGTGTCCAACTCCTTCTGCAGTTTGGCTATCTCGGCAACCAAGCCTTGGCGCTCTTTTGAACCAGGCGCGGCGTTTTGTCTCTGTGTGGTCAGCTCCTGTATACGATCGTTGAGCCATTGCTCGGTGCGGACCACACCCTCGGCATGTTCGTTCACACCCTCCAGGTGTTTGCGCATCTCGGCGCGCTCCCGCTTCAAGTTGTCCAGGCGCACCTCCATGGGACCGGTGTCCACCTGCGCCTTTGTCCGTGGATTGGCCAGTGCATCCTCCAGCTTGCGGATCTCTGTGTCCACGTCGACAAGGGTGCGCTTCTTCTGTTCCAGATCCTTCTTCGCGCTGGCCATCCCGAGCTTCTGGCGCATCTCGTCCATCTCCTTTTCCGCGTCGATCACGATCCGGCTCTCAGCTTCGTAATAGCCCTTCAATAGGTTCAGCTGGGCCTGCTGGTTCCTCAGCGCAATATCGGCATTGTTCAACCCGGTGTCGAAACGGCCCGGGTTGTTCTTCACGAACTCAGCTTGCCTGTCCTGCACCACCTTCAGCAGGGCCGCGATCCGGTCCGGCACTTTCGCGCCTTCGCTCACGATGTCGTCAAGGTTCACCTTGTACTTCTTCGCGATGGTTTCCGCCACATCGAGCGACTTCAGTTCAAGCTCCATGGCGTTCACACCAGCGTCCAGCTGCGTTTCCCGCAACTTGCCCAGCTGTTCCTCCCGCTTCTGTAGGACGACCCGCTTGATCAGGTGCTCGTTCACCTCCTCCATGGCCTTGCTCAACTCCATATTGGAAGCGGTCTCCGCGTTCAACTTGCTCAGGTAGTCCGGGTACGCCTGCTTCATCTGTTCGATCAGCTTCTTGCGCTCCTCGGTCCCTTTGGCCGCCAGCCGGGCCTCGTTGTAGAGGTGGCGCAACCCCGCTGAATTGGCCGCCACGGATTTCGTAACCTCGTCGACCTCTCGCCCGAACGACATGAAGAGCATGGCCGCTGTGCTCAGCAGGCTGATCACGAAACCGAGCGGATTGGCCTTCACTACGGTGTTGAAGCCTTTCTGAGCGAGTTCGGCCAGCTTGATCTGGCCGGTGAGCACCCCATAGCTCGTGGTGAGCGCACCGTTCACCGCCACCCAGAGCTGCTTGGCCTTCACAAGGGCCACGGCACCGAGGCGGTAGGTCACCATGGAGACCGCTGCGGTGGCAAGGATCTTGGCCACGAAGGCGATCGCATTCGCGTTCCGCTCCAACCAGTCGATCAGGTTCTTCGTCGTGCTGATCAGCCCCGTCAACCAGTCGATCACCGTGTTGTTGGCGATCAACCGATTGAACTGCTTCATCAGCTTCTCATAAGTGGCCGCGAGGTTGGTGTTCTTCTCGTTGTACTCGTCGGTAACTGAGGTCCCGGTCTTGAACGCTGCATTGGCCAGTTCCATCTGCTCGCGCAGGCGGTCCGTGTTCTGGCCGAGCACCCCGAAGATGCCGGCTGCACGGGCCGCATCGATGCCCATGTCACCGAGCGTCTCCGCCAGGGCAACAACACCGCCCTCGGTCTTCTTCGTGCCATCGAGCACCATGATGAAGGCCTCCAGCGCATTCTTCTCAAGCACCTTGCGGAAGCGGTCCACGCTCACACCGGCCAGGTCGGCGTACTTGGCGGCATCCGCTCCGAGCTTCACGAACAACTTTGACAGCGCCGTGCTACTCACTTCACTCGTCTGGCCCAGGCTGTCCAGTGTGGCTGCCAGCGCCAGGGTCTGCTGGATGGTGATCCCTGCGATCGGTGCGATACCACCCATCCGCTTCAGGAAGTCCACCATGTAGCCCTCACCGGCCGTGCTGGCCATGCCCAGCTCGTTCAGCGCGCTACCCACTTTCAGGATGCTGTCCTCCAGGCCGTACTTCTCTTTCAGCTTGAAGAGGTCGACCAGCTTCCCGATGTTCTTGATCGCGTCCTTGCCCAGGTCCTCGCCCAGGGCGACGTTGATCTGGTTCCCGGCCCGCACGAAGGCCATCACGTCCTCCTTGGCGTTCAGGCCCAGCTTACCCGCATCACGGGCAAGTGCCAGCAGTTCGGCCCGGCTGGTCCGCGTGTCGATCGTCCCGATCTCCCGAGCCAGCTCACGTACCACCGGTGTGCTCAGGCCGGTGGTCTTCTTCACATCACTGATCGCGTCGCTCAGCTGCATGCTGGAGCGGATCATGTTCTGTGCCCCGGTGATCAGCATGTTACCGGCGAACATCCCGCCCAGCACGGCGCCAGCGCTCACCACGTTACCGCGGATCTCGGCCCACATCCGCCCGAACGGCCCCATGCCGCTCTCCAGGGCTTTCATCTTCGCCTTGGCATCGTTCAGGCTGCGGCTCCACATCCGGTAGGCCTCGGCGTCCTTGGTGGGGCTCACCTTCGCCTTCTCGCGTTCCAGGAAGGCGATCTCGCGGCGCAACTCCTCCATGCTCATGTCCACGAGCTTGATCCCGCTGCGCATCGCCGCCCACTCGTGCTCGGCCTTCACCGTGGCGCTGGTGCTGTCCTTCAACTCCTTCTCCACCTGATTGAGCTTCGTGCTCAGGCGGTCAAATTCCGCACTGGTCCTGGGCAGGGTCGAGATGATGTCCTCCAGCGCCTTCTTCTCCAGCTTCAACTGCTCGAGGCTCATGTCCTCGATCCGCATGCTCTCACGCAACCCGAGCCAGGCATCCATGGCCTGCCGGTTGGTGTTGGTAAGCTGCTCCTGCCGGTCGCGCACCACTTCCAGGTCAAGCGCGGCCTGCGCGTACTCTTCACCTGGTCGTGCTTGATCACGGATCTTCTGGGCGCGCTGGTACTCCATTTCGAGCTGCTCCAGCGTCATGTCCGTCAGGGCGATCGCCTTGCGCTCCTCCTCCCAGGCCTCCATCGCCCGGCGTTTGGAGTTGGTGAGTTGCTCCTGGCGATCCTTCACCATGGTCAACCAGGCGGCGGCCTCCTCGTACTCCGATCCCGGCTTCGCCTGCTCGCGGATGGCCTCGGCACGCTGGTACTCCATTTCGAGCTGCTCCAGCGTCATGTCCGTCAGCGCGATCGCCTTGCGCTCTTCTTCCCAGGCCTGCATGCTGCGCTGCTTGGAATTGGTGAGCTCCTCTTGGCGCTTCTTCACCTCATTCAGACCCTGCTCGATCTTCTTGTACTCGGCGCTATCACCCTGGGCCTTGTTCTTCAAGCGCTGCCAGCGTTCTTCCTCCAGAGCGAGCTGCTCCAAGGACATCCGGTTCAGGTCGATGTGATGGCGCTCCTGCTCCCAGAGCATCAAGGCGCGGCCCTGGGCCGTTCCCATCAGCTGGATCCGGTCCTCCACTTCACGCAACTGCGCGGCGGTTTTCTTCAAGGATTCACCGGTGCCCAGGCCGGCGTTCCATTCTGCACGGAGTGCTTGAGCCTTCTTGCGCAATTCACCCAGGCTCATGTCCAGGGTGCCCATGCTCGCCCGCATGGAGTCCTGCTTCTTCTGGTTGTCCACCACCTGGGTGGCCAGCTGGCGTTTCGCCTCTTTCAGCTTATTGATCTCCGTGGTGAGGCGGGCCACCTCCTTCACCTCGCCGGAGGCACGGGCGGCCCGGCGTTGGGCGTTCAGCTCCTTCTCTTGCGCGACCAGGTTCTTCTGCTCTTCCTTGAGCTTTACCATGGCCTGCACGGTCTCGGCTAGCTCCTTCCGGGCCGGTGATCCATCGATCACCACCTCCAGCTGTATGCGGTCGGGGCTTAGTTCCTTCTTGGCCATGGTCGCAGCATGGCCTGTGGCCACACCGCAAATCGACCCTTCAGCGGCCCCGTGAAAAACAACAGATCACAGAAGCCCCTTGTCGGCCATGCTGTAGTAGCCGTTCATTCCGAGGATGAGATGGTCGCGCACCGTTATCTCGTGCAACTCCCCGATCTGGCAGGCCTTGCGGGTCCAGTCAATGTCCGCCCGGCTCGGTACCAGCTTCCCGCTGGGGTGGTTGTGCGCTATGATCACCGCAGGGGAAAGTGTGGTAAGCGCTGCCGCGAATAGGAGGCGGTGGTCAGCGGTCGTCTGTGCGATCCCACCCTGCCCGATCGTTACCACACCGCGGGCATGGTTCTGCGGATCGAGCAGGATGATCCGTACTGCTTCGTAGGCACAGAGGTGATCAGCGAAAAAGGGCGAGAAGATGGTATGGGCCAGGTCGCTGTTGGTGATCTCCACCATGTCACAGGAAGCTATTCCTTCGGCGCTCAGGTTCACCGCCTCCACCCTGGTCATTACCAGGCGCATCGTCGATGCGGAAGGCTGTGGGTGGCTGTCCTGCAACCGCGGTAAGCACGACCGGACCTTGCAATGCGTCCAGCACTGGCTCAGTTGGTTCGAAGGCACATAGCAGTCCGATACTTCACAGAGTAGGAGACCAGGGTGGCGCAGGGCCATTAGAATGCGGGAGAGCAGCATGGGATTCAGGTGATTGGCGATGATTCATCTCGCTTTGTTGAGCATATGCGGTCATTGGTCTAAACGGAAGCGGTCTTGATAGCGTTACCAGAATTCGTAAAAAAATCACAGGGTCAGAGCGTAACCAACGGTGGAACAGGCGATAAGCGGGGGACCGGGGGCGCAGCGCCCCGGCAATCGCGAGATTGACCGCGCGGCGCCCTGTCGCTCCATGGTAATTACCACGCGGCCGCGTTGGGGTATATGGGGCGCGACCGCCGCCGCCGCCACCACCACCACCGCCACCACCACCGCCACCGCCGCCGCCACCGCCGGACGGATCGCCTCCTTTGCGCTTCGCGCCCCTATGCATGTGCGACCCGAAGGGGCGCGGCAGCAAGGAAGCGCCCCTGCGCACAGACAGAGACGGCATCGACGTGTGGGTATGAACTGGTAGGTGACGCGCCAGGGATAACAGCGGCATCCTCCCTTGGGAGATAGAGCGGATAGCCCGGCCGGTCAGCGCCTTGGCGCTGACCGGGGCGCCCGCATCAGCTGAACAGGGATGTGAGAGGTACTTGACCCTGTGTCTGAAGGTGAACCAGGCGCCCCCACAACAACGTGTCGAAGGCATCACCCATGTGCGGGTTCAACACCTCCTCTTCAGGTGGAACCTTGCCCTCACGGCTCTTGTTCTTCTCCATGCCGTTCTTGCCCTCCCGTATCTCAGTGAGCTTCATGGACTGGATCAGATCACGGCAGTTATAGGGATTGAGCTTCACTATACCCTGGCGTAGAGCGGACCCGATCATCTCGTACCGTCGCTTTGGGCTGGGCGTTTGACCGATGTACACGGGCACCACCTGCCAGCCGTTCTCCATGAGCGTGCCTTGAACGACCTGGAAGTAGGTATGGCTGCTGGCACCATGAGGGTCAAGGGCAGTCTTGTCGTAGTGGTAGTAGACCAGTTTGTTTGTGTGAGTGCGGTAGTACTTACAGAAGGCGGTCACCACATCACGTGTGCGACCAGGTGTGATCACATGGAAGTCATTGTCGACGCGCAACTCATCACGCCACATCTGCCCCACGACCAGGCAGTTGATGCGACCGCCATAGTCCATCCCGATGTCGATCGGCAGTGAGGATATGATCTCTGCATCGTGGCGGCAGTCACGTGCGGTCAGACGGTCACGGTCTACTCCCCGGTCCGTGGTCCACGAGGTTGGCGCCGGCAGGTAGGTGTTGCGGTCCTCGAGGTAATCAGGGTAGAAGGTGCCCTGCACATCGTCGAGTTCTTCGTTCATGATGGAGGTAGCGAATAGCCTTGGCGGCATGCGCTTCTCCATGTCCAGGAAGTTGTCCCATCCGATGATCTCAATGTTGTCGAGTGCGCTGGCCTCGTGGTAGTACGTGGCCACCCCGCGAAGCTGATCAAGGTCGCGCTCCATTTCCTGGATCTTCCGCGTATAGTCCTCAACGGTTCGCTGCGAGATCTGGCCGCCACGTATCGCCTCGATCCACTGCTGCTGTTTGTAGGCTCCTTGAAGTATCAGGTTGATGAGCTCTGGATCATGCCCCTTTGCATAGGAGAGGAACCACTTTTGTTCCGGCGTGGTGGGTCGGTCGGAGACGAAAAGCAAGGACTGGTGCTCTGGTCGGTCTGCAAAGTGTTGTAGACCACCGCGCAGTATCTGGCGTGTGGAGTCGTTGAAACGCTGGCCATTGACAAGCTTGGCCTCCTCGACCGTGATATCGTCGACGCTGAGACCGTTACCCATGCCCTCCCTATCCTGGGACACGAACGCGCGTGCACTACCCACGCACCAATGCATGGCATGCGACCAGTCGCGGGGTTTCTTGTAGGGCTTTGGCCAGTGGTCAGGCCCAGGCTTCCCGATCGTGAAGTGGCGACCCTCGATGTAGCCAAGTTCCTCGAGGCCGCTGTAGATGGAGGGTATGACCTCGGTAAAGAGCTTCTTGAAGGTGGGTGTGATCAGCGCGCCAGTACTCCGGCGCATGGCAAAGGCATTGTGGGCCCAGCGCGGCGCCATGATGCCTTCGGTCTTACCGACACCACGGGCAAGTACGGCTACTTCGTACTTCGCCCGAACGATCATCGATCGCCGCTGTGGGCGGTTGAAGTGCTTACGCCGCCATTCCTGTGCCGGCGAGTAGATCATTCTTCGGTGAATTCGGCGTCGATGATCCCGTCGTCCTTGTTCTTCTTCTTCTCGCGAGCTTCCAGGAAGGCCTTGATCTTTATGTGGATGTTCGGATCGACAGGCACACCGAGTTCTTCCGGAGCCTGGAGCGCCATGATGGGGATCGGGTTGGCCACCGATTCTTCCGCTGCGATCACCAATCGTTCGTAGCGGTCAAGCCACTTGTCGAGCTGAGCGGAGAGGAGAGCGTATTCCTTGTCCTTCCCGGCCCGCTTGCAGCTGTCCATGCGTTCCATCAGGTTGTTGAGATGGAAGTCCGTCACCCAGGTGATCGTCGCCCTGGTGAGCGTACCGAACAATTCCATGGCATCGGCGACGTCTCGTTTGGCCGTGGTCTCACTATATGAAAGCCCCTGCGCACGGTAGTGGGCCACGAGCATCGGCCATACTTTCTTCGAGGAACCACCATGAGCGTTCAACCAGGTATTGGCCAGGAACAAGCGGTCGTAATAGAGCCGCATCTGTTCAGGCATATCCGTGTTGCGCTTGCTCGGATGGGTCTTCATCCACTGCACCAGCTCGGAGAGTGCGCGGTCGTCGTTGGAAAGGCGCATTATCATGTGTCCTGGCGCTGGAGGAATGAGTTCAGCAGGGATTGAGCTGGACCTGATCCTTGATTGCTCAGCTTGATCACGGCGGCGTAGAACTCGGCACGTGTGCGCAAACGACCACGTCGAACGACTTTACCGACATCGGACTCCTTGTTAAGGATGTGAGCCCTGAGTTCATTCTCGTCCATCTCGATGAGCTCAGCGAGCTCCGAGGTGCTGAAGGGCAGCTCGGCGAGCTCTTCGATCGCCTGGAGTTTCTCGGGGCTCATGGGGCTTCGAATGGTTCAGCACGTGTGATCACCTGTTCGATGATGTCGATCGCACGGTCGGCCAGAGTCCGATGGGTGATGACCACGTAGCTCTCGACGCGTGGGTTCTGCGTGAGATTGGCACTAGTGCTGATCAGGACGGCATGCTGTTCATTGCGCAGGACGGCCATCTTGCTGTGGTTCTTTCCGTAATAGATCCTCGCCTTTGTGGCGCCGAGCGCGAGTTGATACGCCTGAGGGCATTGGGTTCGAACGCGGCTGTCAAAAAGCATGGTCAGGTTGCGCATGCGCCCCTGTTCTTGGATGCGCAGGAGAGACTTCAAAGGCTCTGCAGTGATACCCCAGGTCGTGAGCCACATGTCGGCGGGACCGATCAATGAGCTGACATAGTCGATCATCTCGTGGAGCGACCAATGGCCGGCCGTCATGATCAGGGTGGTCTCATCTGCAGGAAGTGGACCGAGGAGCTGGTCGATCGGGATCCCATGCCGCCCGACGAGGAATCGGGTCGTGCCGGCAGCACGTTCCGGCTGGAATGGGGGCATCACCGCATGCTCCACAGGCGCTTCGTCCTCCGGAGTCATGTAGGAACGGAGGTCATTACGCCGGAACAGCATCTTTCAGCAGTTGTTCGACGACGCGCTTACGCGCTTGCTTGGCCTCGATCTGTTCGGTGGTGCTTTTGCGCGCACCGGATTTGCGCTGGCTGAGCCATACGCTGATCGCGCGTAGCTCCCGCATGAGCTCGACGGTGTTGGTGGCGGGAGGTGAATCGGCCAGGAGCTTGCCGGTGGCTCGGTAGTACTCAATACGACGCCAGCCAGAGCGGATCTCATCATGCAATGCGACGACCTTGTCGGCGATGTCGCGCAACTCTGAGCCGTCAGGAACCTTCACCATCATGCCGCGGAGCATGAGCATCTCCTGGTGCATGTACTTCAGCTGCCGGCGCAGAGGCTGCAGCTCCAGGGGGAGTGCTTCCTCGGGTATGTCACGAGGAGGCTCTTGGCGAAGGGAGTGCTTGAGTGCGGCGAGCTCGTGCTCGAGTGGTTCTGCGGGACCAGGTGTGGCTGGAGCAGGAGCCGCGGCGATCGTGTGGATCGCCTGGTCGTTCAGATCACGCAAGGCGCGCTCGAGGCGACCCCGTGAGAAGCTGCTTTCGGGCTGGTCGAAAAGGAATAGATCGGCAGCGGTGGGTTTACCGTGGAGCTTCAGGAGCTCCACGCCCATGCTCATTGGCCCCTTGAGGCGCAACCAGTCCTGGATAGATGCGATCGCCATGCACGGCCAAAGGGACCGGCTGACGCGCCGTGGAAAAACAACACTTCAGGCTAGGACACCTTCTTCAGCAACCAGAAGAAGCCGTCATCGGTATGCTCTTCCACGAAGTCAAGGGCGATGAGCACTTCCCGGAAGACGTCCAATGGAACCAGCTTGGGCGCATGCTGATCCACCTGGTAGAAGAGCTCTGCGGTGCTGAGGAGCAATTCCGCCTGGGCGATGTTCGGAGCAGGAACGAAGAAGCGCTTCAGGAAGTCACCGACCGGCTCGATGAAGGCATCCGGAGTGAGGTCCTCCGGGGTTTCGTCCTCTTCGTGAAAGCTTCTGCGTGCCATGGTGCGGTAGCGCCGATGTGGGTTGCAGACGTACCGATAATGGACGCGGCCTTGCGGCCTCCCACACCGAACGCTACCGCGTGCGATGTCTGGTGTCCATTATCGGTCTCAATACGTCTGCGGTGCCAAGCTATGCAAAAAGCCCCCACACAAGGCGGGGGCTTTCGCTAACAGAGGGATGTGCTCAATCCTTGGATGACCGGCCTTTCGGCTTGGGCCTGATCTTCGCCAGGTACTCCTCGCTGTAAGTGATGTACCGGGAGTTGGGATCGGCAGCGATGGCATCGGCATCCTTGCGCCGGACGTCCCGAAGATCAATGGTCTTGCCGTGCCAGAGGATGATTGGCCCCAGGTTCGGTTTGACCACGAAATCAGGGTGACCGGACTTCAGGTTGATGGTCAGCTGCTTCGCCATCAGGATCAGGATTCAGCAGGTTGCTCTGCCAGAGGAACCGCGCCGGTGTAGAACAACGGACGGTCCATGTAGGCATCGAACTTGATCATCGTGCCCTTCTTGCCTTCGCCACCGGCCTTCCCGGTCTCGAACACCCACTCACGCTTGAGTGCGAGGGAGCACGAGGCACCGATCTGGTAGTAGCGAACGTTCTCGCAGCTGATGTCCTTGACCAGCACGAGGAACTCGTCCTGTTGGACCATCAGGCTGAAGAGCGCCAGGTTGATACCCGGGCTCCAGGCTTCCACCACGGCATTGATACCGTAGCTGTCGATGTCACCCGTCTGCTCGAACTTCAGGGAACCACTGCGAGCAGTGGTCTCCATCTTCACGAAACCGAGGGTGGGCGACTGGACCACGAACTCGTGGTCTTCCGTGATCAGGACGTTGGCCCCTGGTGTCGTCTCCGAAGCGGGCGGAACCGCGATGGTGCTGAACCAGGACTTGGGAGCGATCAGGATGTCCGTTCCGATACCCGGCGCGTTGGTGCCCGTAGGCTTGGTGATGTGGTTGGGAAGCATCGGTCAGGCGTTGATCAGTTGAACCACTTCCGACTTCTTGGCCATCAGCTTCGCGCACAGGTCGGGGCGGGCAGCGAGCTCGGCAGCGGTGTAGGCCACCCCGTCGACGCGGGCGCCGCTGCGCACCTGCACCTTGGTGTTGCCATCGGGGAGGGTGGTGAATGGCACCTTGTTGCCTTTGGTGGCGTTCAGGGCGCGCACTTCAGCATTCAGGTCGGTCACCATGGTCTGCAGCTCACTGGTCTGGGACGCGAGTGCGCTGTTCTCTGCACGCAGCTGGGTAAGCTCAGCTTCCAACTGCTCGGGGGTCATGCTCTTGTTGCTCATGGGGATGTGCTCTTAGAGGGTGCTGATCGACTACGATTCGTCGGTCAGATCCACATCGTTCGTGTAGAAGCGTTTGTGGTTCCACACGCCGTACGCCAGCATGTAGTCACCGAAGACCTTGAGCGTGCGGTCCTCCTGTTCGAAGTTGAACAGTGGTCCCTGGCCCATGTTCACAGCCTTGATCAGGTTGGACTTGGGAGCGCAGAAGATCTTCTCACTGTCACCCATGGCCGCGAAGCCTTTCACCATCAGGTTCGGGCGCACGTACACGCGACCCTTGTCGGCTTCACCATCGCGGTAGTAGGTGTGGTACTTGATGCGCATGCCCTCGCGGAACCGCTCTTCAGCCGTGAGGTTCATGGCGATCGTCATCGCGGTCTTCTTCTCCGGGTTCGGCAAGGACTTCGCGAACTCCTCGATGTAGTCCACGTAGTCTTCCGGATCGGTAGGAGCGGCTCCCACAGCGATCGGGGTGATCGTCGTAGCAGTGACGGCGTCGTTGATGTACTTGCGGAAACCGTCCATCATGGCACCTACGGCACCAGCGGTACCAGGGGTAGGAGCTACGTACACGCCATCCCATGCGCCATGCATCTCAACATCCTCGATGTGCTGAGGCGTGACGTGCTGGCTGATGATGTAGCGGATGAACTCCTGGTCTGTTTGCGGCTTGTTGTTCTTGTGGAGGAAGCCAACGAACGAACGCTTGATGTCGTGGCTGCTGAGCAACAGGTCCACCTTGATGTCGAACAAGGGGAACTTGCTCGGGGTGAACGTGAACGTTCCGTTCGGCGTGAACGCCAGCTGGAAGGCCTGCGTGATGTTGCCGCTCGAGCTCACCGCTTTTTCCCACACGGTCAGGTCCGTGTAGTCGATGGTGAACAGCGAGTCGAACTCAGCGCTCTCGTACAAGTTCTGCGTCAGGTCGGCAAGGCCCTTGCTACCATCGCGGTATTCAGCCTGGTAGGCAGCGTTAAGCGCGGTGGTCACAGTGGAAGTGGCCAGGAGGAGACCGAAGCTGCTCCACGTGCGCAGGGAGTTCCCTACGACAGGGAGCACGGCGATGGCACCCAAGGCCATGGCGCCGGCCGCGAACACATCAGGCAGGGCCGATGCGGTGCCATCCGAGGGGAGCGCGTAGCTCACCATCGCGAACAGCAGGGTGAAGAACAGAAGGGTGCGTTTCATGGTACTTATCGGGGGTTTTTGGGGTTTCTTGTTCAGGGATCAGAGCTGTTTCCAGGTCTGGCTCTTCTCGTCGGTGGTCACCGGATCGCCGCCATTCGCTCCCACCGGTGTCTTAGGTCCTGCGGTCGGCGTGTCCTCGTTCTTCAGCTCGGCGATGGCGCTGTTGGCGGTGGCCAGCTCCGCGCGCGTGGCCTTCAGGGCTGCGGCAAGGGCTTCCACGGCAGAGGCGCCTTCGGCGACCTCCACCTCGTTCTCGGCACAGGCGGTCGTGGCAGCAGCCTGGAGGCTGGTCAGCTGTTCCGTAGCGCTGTCGGCTTTCGCCTTGGCCTCGGTAGCAGCCGTATCGGAATTCGAGCGTGCGATGACAGCCTCGTTCTTCGCGGCTTCCGCTTCGGTAGCGGCGGTCTCGGCCTTCGCAGCCTTCTCCTCCGCAGCGGCGACCTTCGCGTCCTGTTCCTTCAGGCGCTGGATCTCTGAGCTGGAGACGAGTTGGACGTTGAGCTCCTTGGCGTCGAGCTCCTGGTTGGCCGCGTCGATGTCCTCCTGTGTGATGGAGGCATCAGCGGTGAAAAGGCCGGCGATGAACGCGGCGAACTGCTTTGCGAACTTCATGGGTGCTTGGGTTTGGGCTTCAGAAGAGGTATCGTCGTCCACGGTGGGCGGGACGGACGATGTGGGATCGGATTGGGGGGGAGCGGTTGCGGTCTCCGTGCCTGCGCGGACCAACTCGATACAGGCATCGATATCACCGAAGCCATCAGCAAGGCCCGCATCGATGGCCTCTTGGCCACCGAGCACGATACCCTGCAGCACGGCTTCCTGTGAGGCGAGTGCTGGCCTGGCGGTGGTCACCACCGACCGGAACAGACGAGCCGTCACGCCCAGGCTCTCTTGGATGAGCTTCGGGTCGCGCTTCTCACGCAGCTGGCGCCAGTCCTCGTTCTTTTTGTCGCTCTCAGGAGCGTAGAGCTCGTGGTAGACGGCCCCGAGCTTCTCTATCCAGGGGATGAAGTCCAGGAAGCTGAGCATGACCCCGACGCTGCCGACCTCTGCGGTCTGGCCGTCGAGCATCACGCGACGAGCATGGCATCCGAACCAGTAGGCCGCGCTCGCGGCCAGGTCATCGACGTGCAGCACGGTGGGCTTCACTGCACCCAGCTTGGCGAACGTGCGACCGAGCTTCTCGGTTCCACTGACCATGCCACCCGGGCAGTTGACCGTGGCGACCAAGCCGGCAACACGATCATCGTGTTGCACACCACGCATGAAGTTGGTGAGGCGCTCTGCGCTCACCAAGCCCCAGAACAGTTCCTCATAGGTCCAGGCCTCGCGCACGAGCGCTCCCTGCACCGGCATCACCGCCACGGCGCCTTGCTGGATGGCATCTTTCCATCCCTCGTCCAGCGTATGGACGACCTGACCGCTCGGATTGATGAAGTAGGGGAAGAGGCCGGTGCTCTTGATGAACTCGCGCCAGGAGTTGGAATCCTCTGCGCTGGCCTCATCCGAAGAGGCGATCATCTGGCGTAACGGCGAATCGCTCAGTTGAGCGAGGCACTGCGCGTGAAGGCGATCCATACCGCGCTGGTCGATGGCCAGAACGGGACCGCTGATGAGCTGATGGATGCTACGTACTCGTGGCACGCCACAAAGCGACCCTCATCGTAAGGCGCGAAAAACAACACATCAGCGCACAGCGAGAAAGCGACGACCTCGCGAAACGTAATACTGGCGCGGCATGTAGGACGTGCCGCGCGAAATGAGGAACAGCGGTGTGTTGCTATTCGCGTTCGTATCGGCTCGCTTCAGGCCACTTCGATGCGCACCAGGACCTGAATTCCGGCTGTGCTGCGACCTTGTCGCCGTAGCTGTACCAGACGCCTGTGGGTGGGTGGAATTCCGTACGTGCCTTCACGTCACCGGTGATGGTGGGCTCTGCATCGGTGAAGTTGCCGTACACCGTACGCCATGCGTAGGTGGAGGAACGCATGGGGTAGCGGCGATGCATGTCCAGAACATGCTGAGCATGCATGGGCAATGGGTGATGGGTCTCGAAGGCCAGTGGATATGGATGCCCGGTGGACCGCAAGAGGTCATAGGATCGATTCAGGGCAGCGCGGTAGTTGCCGTGCATGTCACGGGCAACGAGCCGGTCGTACACCGGTCCCGAGGAAAAGGATGGAACCTGAGCAATAGGCCCCGTGGCCAGGAAGTCGTCGTTCATGAGCAGGAAGTCGCCGCTGACCTCGCCACGGACCGCACACATCAGCACTTTGTTCCATGTGTTCGCGATACCATCTGCAGAATAGGAAGGAATGTCGACGTGGACGACATTGACCAGCCACGGCGGTAGGTGGCCAGCGATCACGACCCGGTCGTGTGGAAGGTATTGCTCGACGCTCCGAAGGCTGTACCGCAGTTCGTTGTCCTGCCACACGCTACCAGGCCCAAGGACGTACAGCAGGTCCATCACATGATCGTGAAGTTGCCCCAATCGGGCGGATCGGCCTTGAAGCGTTCGATGACCGTAGTGAGGGGATCAACAGGCATTTCCATAAGGGAGGGTTCTTCAGTCTCCATCAATGCAAGAGAGAACCCCAGGTCACCGAGGAGATAGAGGCAGCTTATGGCATCGTGCGCCTTCGAGCCATGGAATTCGAAGGTGACGACCCGCGGCATGTGGTGGGCAGGTACGGTGAGGCCACGGAGTACTTGGTATTCCGCCCCTTCCACGTCAACCTTGAAGAGCTCAGGCTGACCAAAGTGAGCAACGAGCTGCGAGTAGCTCAACGCCGTCACCAACTCGCCACGCTGGAATTCGGCATCCGGGTACAATTCTCGCCAGCTGGAAGGATCAGTGGTACTGAGGCCGTCCTGGAAGGTGGAGTGGAACACCTCGAGGAGTGATGGGGCGGTGGCCATGGCCGCGTGTATGGTGGTCACGCGCGGGTCTTTGTCCCACCTGGTGCGAAGTGCGAGGAAGTTCGGAAGGCTGGGCTCGAGGCAGACCACGGAGCGCGCTCCGTGGTCAAGGATGAAGCGTGCGGCGCTCTCCCCATGGTGAGCGCCGATATCGAAAACGAGGGAGCCAGGCTGGAGTATGCTCATCGGCGAACAAGGCGTTTGGCTCGGATCCGGGCCGCTTCAGCGGGACCGAAAGGGTCAAGATCATCCGTGCCGTTGGTAAGGAACCAGGCGGCGGCGAGCTTCTGGTTGTGCAGGTTGCTGGGGCTGTTCCGGTCCTGCACCCACACGCTCACATGCTTCTCGTGATAGACTGCTGCATGGATCTCTGCGTCGTTGCCACAGTGCTTCTTGATGAGCTGCCGGAGAACACAGTCCACGAACTCGGCCCCTGCGATGAGGTCGGGATAGGCCTCGCCGTGCGCCTTCCACCAATGCACGGTGAAGCCGAACAGGTCGGATCCAGGATACCACTTGCCGCTGGATGGGCTCACCACGTGATCGACCGGACCTTCGAAATCCCAGCGGTGCGTGAAGAACGCACCGTAACGGGCGATGGCTTTGCGGATCTCGGTGGTCATATTGGGCACCACGCATACGTCGCTGTTGCTTACCACCACGATGTCCTCATCGGAGCTGGAGGCTTCGATGGCGTGAGCTATAAGGTCGCGCATGTAGGGAAGGTCGCGTCGGTCGCCGATGTTGCGTGCGGTCCGGGCGGGGGCACAAGGCAGGGTCTCCCATGCTCCGGCACGCGCCCAACTGCGCGCAGCGGTCTGGTGCCTGCGCAAGGCATCTCCGGACAGGGTAGGCGATGGGTGCACGTGCAGGATCCGAATCGGGCTTTTGCGTTGACCGGTTGCAAGCGCTGCAATGGTGCGGAGTATCTCCGGCTCCTGCGCCAGGTAACGGTCGTACTTGACGTGCAGCACATGGCCTTGCCGACGCGGTGAACTGTGCCAGGGAGTGGGACCACTGGTGCTCAGCGCGATGACCGGGACCTTGCTGCCATGCGCCAGGTGCTGGTGGGCGGTATCAGTAGCCACCAAGCAGGCGGCACGGTCGTAGAGCGCGAGCAGGTCATAGATGCGTTCTGCCTTTACGGTGGCCAGGTCGAGGACCTGCACACCGGCACCCAACGCACGCACGGTGGCCTCCTTCAGACGTTCGCCATGTGGGAACGGTGAACTATGCCCATGTAAGCCCAACAGCACGAGTGGCCGCCCATCGAGGTGGCGGGCCACCAGGCGCGCCTCGCGACCGGTATCACGGCGATCGAACACCAGCGGAAGCCCCCATTGCAGGGCACGACCAGCCCGGTGCCATTGCTCCAGTACGAAGTTGCCGGTCTGGCGGGCCATGGGCATGTTGCGGCCGTAGACCTGTAGGTTCACCACGGGGGCGCCGAAGGAACGAGCGAACTCCAGCCCACCGGCGAGGTCCTCGAACTCGCCTTGGAACACCAAGGGTTCCACGTAGCTAACGCCTTCCAGAACGTCAGCGTACCGGTGGGATATCACCAGACGTGCACGCCCGTCGCCGGCTACGTGCTGCAGGAGAGGTAGGGTGTTGATGATGTCGCCATAGCGACCGAGGTGCACGTGGATCATGGGTAACCGCGGCGTATGACCTGGTAGAGGAGACGGTCCCGTTCCTTCGCGCTCCTGTTGTGGCGGTAAAGCGCGTCGTTCGGAACAGATGAGTTCCAGCAGCAGTGTTCGTGGCGGAACAGGCATTCGCCGATCTTGCGCATGCGCCCACGCGCCAATGCAAGCTCGGTCTGAGCGTCATCAGCGTAGTAGCTGTCGAAGCGGGGGTCATAGATGTTCAGGTCCCGGTCGTAGTAGATCCGGTCCATCACCGGCATGGTGCAGACGCGGTCCTGGTAGCCGTCATGGAACCACAGGCACCCATCGCCCTTGGGAAAGTGGGTGCGCATGTACTTGCGGATCACCTGGTCATAGCCGACTACGACCGGCTTCATGTCGTCACTCACCACGGCCACGATGTCCCAGCCCGAACTGCGATGCAGGTCGCGGTTCACGGCCTCGATCTTGGTGCGGCGGGTACCGAAGAGCATGCGTACAGGAATGCGCAGTGCCTTGAAGGACTTCAGCAACGGCTCGTAGGTGGAGCGCTGGTCCTCATCAGCGGTGATCAGGATGGATGTATCCGACGGCCGCTCACAAAGCCGATCCAGCTCTTGCACCAAGCGTTGGAGCTGCCCGGGCCGCTCGCGGCTCGGGATCTTGATTAACAGCTGGGCGTAGGTGCGAGCCATGTCAGAGCTGAACGGCCAGGGTGATGATGACCTCCTTGTCCGCTACACCCTCGAGGGTTTCATGTGCGGCGACGATCACCTGATAATCGTTCAGATCGGTGGTCTGATTGGCGGCCACAAGAACTTCGCCTTGCGTAGAGACACAGTCCATGTAGTAGACCGCGCTGATACCTGGAACCAGTGCGGTGAGATTGAAGGTGATGAGCCCACCAACGCCACTGGTCCGCTTGAAACGGCGCATCTCCCAGGTCTCATCATCGATCAAGGTGGTCTCCACCGATGCTGCTACGAGGGATATGCAATCATCCCACGTCCCTGGCCCCATCCGGATCGCGCCGGTATCGGTGTTGAAGATGACGTCGTCGCGCTTGAACGCGAACGGCTTTGCCGCCAACTCATCACTGGTGACGACATAGAATTGGGGGGCTGAAAGCTTGGGCATGGTATCGGGTTTCTGCAGGGTGAATGGTCGTAGGTAATTCGCTGATTGTTTCGATCCAACGGATGAAGTAGATCATGGTGTACCGTAATTCGATGCATCCATGTTCACCAGTGTGAGGTGGTCACTGCCGATCTCGTCATAGATGGTGGTGGCGCTATCACGGCTGTCGCCCATCCTGTACCAGCTCTTCAGGTCAGAACCGAAGCCGATGCGGTGCGGGTTCCTAGGTGTGCCGGAATTGTAGAGCGCGGTAATCTCCGAGCCAGTGAGCGCCCTGCCCACATACGCAACCTCGTCGATCTTGCAGTTGAAAAAGCCAACCGCCGCGCCGTTGAACGTTCGCGCCCCTATACTCAGTCGTTTATTGGTGATGCCTATATCGCTGAACCAGTGACCCGGATTAGCGCCATCCGATGTGAGGAAGTTGCTCAACGTCTCGGCCACTCCGTTGATGTATAGGCTCCACGCACTGCCATTGCTCTGCACAACGATGTGGTAAAGGGTGCCTGCTACGATAACCGTATTCCCGTATGTCTCGGATAGGTTGGCGGATCCGTTCACTCGACGGGTAAGGATCGCCAGCTTTGGAGCGGACCCAGTGCCTTCATTCCATCGCACATGAATGGATAGCGTAGCGTTGTTGCCAGCCGTGGATGATCCGAGGGATATGATCGTGCGGAAGTCCTCAGATGTTGGAACTACGGTAGGCCGGAACCAGAAGGAGAATGCACCGACATTATCGGCGCCGAGCGTTGGGCTGTCACGGATCACGCGCTGCGTGATGCCGTTGAACTGCGCGGCCAGCGTGTTGCGGAATATGGAGCCTACTAGGGTGCCCATCGTGACCAGCCCGCGTTAGTGGTGATGGTGCGGCGAACCACGATGGTGTCGCTCACGGCGAGGGTGATGCTGCCCGTGACGGACGCGAATCCGCCACCGTTCTTCGAGTAGTTGATGGTGCCGCTGCCACCGTCACTCGTGTAGGCCGTGTAGGTTCCTGCCTCATCAGCGCTCACGGTCCACGTCAGGGTGTCGGCATTACCCGCGCCCCATCCGAACTTCAGGGGGATGGGTGCGGTGTAGTTAGCGGTCCCGTTGCTCTTCACGCCCTGCGTTCCGAGCGTGTCGCCGTTGAGGTTCTTGATCGTGACCGTCCCGTCTGGTGCCGTAGCGTTGGCCGTGCCTCCGCTCTTCACCGCAACTGGCGCACCGATATTAGTGCCTGCGGAATCCTTCACTTGGACCGCACCATCTGGTGCAGTAGCGTTCGCTGTTCCACCGCTTTTCACCGCAACGGGTGATCCGATGTTGGTGCCAGCACTATCCTTGACCTGCACAGCCCCATCAGGAGCCGTGGCATTGGCTGTCCCGCCGCTCTTCACACCCACAGGCGACCCGATGTTGGCTCCTGAACTGTCTTTCAGTTGCACCGCCCCATCGGGTGCGGTCTTCGTGGTGACCGTCCCGGGCGAATACGTGTCAGGGCTTCCGATCGGATCGTCATCCGAATCCACCAGCTGGATCTCGACATCCTCACCCGAGGCTCCCAGAGCTGCAGCAACCGCATCAGCCTGCTCCGGGCTAAGGCAGTCCACCACCTCGCTGGCGTCGATGTCATTGGCCTGTGTGTAAGTAGGCACCGGCGTGTCGAGACCGCCCATGGCGGTCCAACCGGTAGCGTTCCAGGGTTCGGTGACATTCGAGGCGCTGTTGTACCACTCGGTGCCTACCATCTCGTCCAGGTTCACCCAGGCTGTGCCGCTCCAGCTCACCGTGTGCGTGCCTTTGCGGTAGAGCGTACGGCCGTTGTTCGTGCCGTCAGGTGTGTAGGTGCCGTTATACCCCGGATCCCCGGCACCGCTTACGACCACGGCATCGATGGGGGAACTGGCCAGGGACTCGTCGAGCAGGTCGCAGAGGGTGGCCGGTGTGCCGCCAAGAGCTGCAAGAAGGACCGATGCCTGGGTAGGACTGAGGCAGTCCGTGACCACTGAAGCATCAACAGCGCCGTCCTGTGCGAACGTTGGAACGGGTTCATCCAAGCCACCCATGGCGGTCCACCCGGTAGCGTTCCAGGGTTCGGTGACATTCGAGGAGCTGTTGTACCACTCCGTACCCACCATCTCATCGAGGTTCACCCAAGCGGTGCCGCTCCAGCTGATGGTGTAGGTACCCTTGCGATAAAGCGTGCGGCCGTTGTTGGTGCCGTCCGGCGTGTAGATGCCATCGTAACCAGGATCACCGGCCCCGCTGACGACTACGGCATCCACCGGTGACGCGGTCAGGGCGTCATCGAGCAATGCACAGAGCGTCGGGCAGATGGAGGCGATCGCGGCATTGAGCTGCGGGGTGCTCAGCAGGGCCTCGATGGTGGGCCAGGTGGTTCCGGAAATGAGTTCGCCGAGCGTTTGGCACAGGTCATCCTGCGCGTCGGAGAGTTGGGTATGACTGAGGATGTCGGCCAGCGTGGCCCAGGACTGGCCCACCAACTGCTGCTGAAGTGTCGGGCAATCGTCGGGCACGCCAGGCACCGGGGCGTTGGAGAGGTAGAACGGACACGGGCTGGAGCGTGTCACGGTCACCTGCAGTTCGTAATGGTTCCGATCGCTTCCGGGCTTGGATCCGTGACTGAGCTCCACCACGTTCACCATGGCGGGCTCGTCCTTGGTGCCAAGGACCTTCACGGTCTTGTTCAGGTCGTGGTGCAGCACCACGAATCGGCCACGATGGAGTTGCCAGAGCCCGTAGAAGATGGCGGCACGGTCCTTTGGCACCACGCAGGTGAGGGATGCCTTACTGCAGTTCGCGCCGTTCACCTTCACCCAGCCCTCACTGAAGTCCTGGGTCCAGCGTGTAGGGTAGATGGTGGTCCAGACCGCATCATCGATCAGATCGATCGCCGATGGCAGCGTTCCGCGCACCTCTTCCGGAAAGGAATCGATGTTGGCCACCGGAATGAACTGCAGGTAGCAGGCGCCGGCATTGTTCTGCTCAGCCAACCGGTCCAGCACCGTGGGGAGGTACAGCTCCATCGTGCCACAAAGGCACCCTCACCACGCACGGCGAAAAACAACACCTTCAAGCCTTGATCTTCCGGAGGTGGGATGAACGCGGGGGTCGTCCACGTGGCCCGATTCGGTGATGCTTCTTGCGGTAGCGTTGATACGCCCGGATGCTGTTCACCAGTGGATAGTCGTCCTCGGTGATCCCATACTCGCTACGGAAGAAGTCAATGGCATCACGGAGCGAGACAGGTACCGCCCCCATGTGCAATTGGTCAACCGTGAGGTAGAAATCATGCCGATAGTACTCGTGGACCATGCGGATGATGTCGGCATGAAGTGCTGGGGAGAGGTGCGGCAGACCATCACCAGTCACCGAAAGGAGCATGATCGGGCCACGGACCTCTGCGTTCAGGTCCTCATCGGGAACGGTCACGCGCAACAGCAGCCGACCGGCGATGTAGCGGCTGAGTTCACAGCCCCATCGCGTGCCACGCTGGTACTCCGGGTGGAGGTTCTTGCGCAGGTACTTCAGGATGTACCGCTGCGCCTGGATCTGGACTATCGGTTGCTCAGCCATGGTAAGTGGCCGTGCCTGCAGCCACAAATATCGCGCTCCGCCACACCCCGCACAGCTGCGGGGTGCAACGCTGTCAACGGATCGATGTGCGTTACATCACCCGTTTGGGCTTGAGTTCCAGGCTCACCGAGTGGCGCTCGTTGTAGTCCTGGCTGCCGCAGCAGCGACAAGTGGTGGTGCCCAGACCGAGCCAATCGATCACACGGAACCAGTAGGCGCTGGTGGCGATCGCGGCATAGCTCTTCGGGCAACTCCAGGCGCCGCGTTCCTTGTGCAGGGCATTGTAGCAGGGACCGCAGATCACGGGGTGTTCGACCTGACCGGTGAAGCCCACCGGCATTTCTTCGAGGGAGATGGTGCGTGTGTTGAACATGGCAAGCTCCCGGACACCCGCGGGCTCCTGGCCGCCAAGGGTCGTGGAATAACTCGCCGCTCTGGGCGTGCTTATGCCGCGAAAGCCATTGGCAGGACAGGAACAGGGTGTCGTTTCGCCAGGTTCAACACACGCACCTCACTCGAAGGTGGGTTCACCGATCAGCTCGTGAACAAAGGGGTCAAGCGGTTCCGCTCAATACCCACAAGCACCTCATCGCGGTGTCCGGGCTTGTTGCCCCATTCGCGCAGGTCATAGAGGACCTGGCCGCGGCGGAAACTCCAGTACCGCTTCTGGATACCGAACGCACCAAGGCCATCCACATGGCAGGTGGTGTATAGTTCCAGGCCCACCTGCGACCGGATCTCGGCCACCAAGTGATCACGTGCGATATTGAGATCCGGATGGTAGGTATCATCATCCGGCCGGTGTAGACGAACAAGCTCACCGAAGTCCTCCCACACCGGCAGCACTTCCCCGTGCCAGGGCACCAGATCACCTCGTTTCAACTTCCGCATGTGACGGCGATCTCGTCGATCACCGGCGTAGAATGTAACGAGCGCGACCGATCATCTGCAGGCCGTTCCGGCCATGGCAACTGGTGGTTCCATGTCCACCATCGTCCTCTTCCGGGCCGAACAGGCGAAAGCCCCGGCGAACCGGGGCCTCCGCTTGCATCAGGCCTGGGCCATATCCTCGAAGGCGGCGCGCTTCGCGGCGGCTTCCTCCGCACTGATCCGGCGGAGCTTCCGGCCGCCCTTCTTCACCACCTCACCGATCGGCGCGGGGGCCGGTTCGCTCGCCATTGCGGGCTCGGTCGGCTCCGGGCTGCGCTCACCCGTGAGCACGAAGGCCTTGTGGGTGCGTCCCTTCTCATCCGGGGTGCGGCGGGGATCCACGATGAACGTGAGCCATTCGTTGCCCTTGTCGTCCTTGCGCACATGCTTCATCGCGTCCGCCATGAGCAGCGTCACGATCACGCCGTCGTACTTGCTGGCCTTACCGCTTCCGATGTATTGCTTCTGAGTTGCCATTGTCGTCTGTGTGGAGGGGTTTGGTTTGGTAGCTCCACGCCAAATGGGAAAAGCATGCGCATAGTGTTGCGGGTGCTGCACCGTGAAATAACCTAGCTGCTGCAGGCTGCGAGCACGTGGTAACATCACTACCACGCGCACAGCCGCCGAAGCTGCGACGGCTTATGTCGCGAAACCCGAAGGGCCCGCCCCAAGGCGGGGGCATGGCACATGGAACACGCGTATGCTCCATTTGCTGTGGAGTCTACCTGAACCAGGCCCTGTAGCACGGGCGCCGATGGTGACTCATGGGGCGATACATCCATCAGGAACGCGGGAAGTCCGGCAAGGGCGATGGTGGGGTCTTTGATGCCGGCTCCTTGGTGGTGCCTTTGAAGCTCACGGGCGCAAGGGCGGGCAACGGATGGTCATTGTTCGTCGCGGATCACCGCCTCCGGATGAGAAGCACCCGCAAGGTCCGTGCTCACGGGTGAGCGCTGCTGCCGATCGTGCAATGGTGAGCGGACCGCCGTGCCGGTCGGGGTGTGATGAAAGGGTGGTGACTCTTGCCGGTCCATGCGGAGGAGGTCGATGCGATCCCGCCTTCGAGGATATGGTTCTGGTCGCAAGTGGTGGGGGACCTGGTTCGCCGGGGCTTTCGCCTGGGAGGCCAATACCACCTCGTAATAAGGGGCGGTCCGAAGATGCGCCGCTATTTTTCTGCAGGGCGATACGAGGGGGACGTTGCGTAGCGGTGCCTACGGAACGTCCTCATCGGAGAAGTCATGCGGGAAAAGAGCAAGCAGATCGGATCAGCCTCTAATGCGAGGTGGTATAACTACCAAGAACGCCGAAGCCCCCTCTACCAAAGGGGGCTTCACGTCATCCGCAGGTTTCCCTTCACGGACGATGGACGACATTGGACCGCCAAGATAGCACGGGCCCGTGTGTGCCGCAAATGCATCATTCAACGCCGTGGCCGGAACGCGCCTCACGCACAACGCGCTCGTTCGGACCAGGGAAGATCAACAGGGTATCCGGCGATCGCCGTAATTCTTCCAGGATGCGTGCCGTACGCGGAGTGGCACCATCATAGGCCTCTTCGATCAACGCAGCCAGCTCGCCAGCAGTGACCTGGCCACCGAACAACTTCAGCGGCCACACCAGGTGCGAGTATACCGTGAGGGCGTGCTGGACGATGTCCTGTTGGGCAGTTGTGGAAATGGTCGTATTCATCTGGGAAGGCTTGTGCGTCGTCCGACGTGCGTGTTCACTGGAACACACGCACGTCGGGTATTCAACCGGTGTGGCCCCTTACGCTGCTTGCCACACCGTCCATGCTCCAGACCACCGCTATGGTCCACGATCCCCTATCGTCTTTCTTCCGGCCGAGTTCGTCGGAGGAAAGAAACCCGACGCCGCGCGGCACCAAAACTTTCCCCGAGCCACTACGCGCCATCAGCATCGAACAGGTACAGCTGACTGGTGGTGGACGCCTCGGCCGGCGCACTTTCAGCGCGCGATACGTGGTGCATGAACAGGTGGCTCTCCGTCTTGCGCTCGTCATCGAGCAGGGTCACGAACGGCCAGATGTTCCGTGGGTGCGCGTGGTAGGCCGCATACCACTGGCAGCTGAGGCTGTCCATCCAGGCCACCTCACCACGGACGCCATGTAGCCAGAAGTTCAAGGCGCACATCTTGAAGCAGGTCGGGTCCAGGTCGGCACCATACCACACACCCTTTCCGCGCCGCAGTGCATGGGCCGCCAGCAGGGTCCGACCGCTGCCCACGGCCGGGTCGTAGAACGTGGTGCGATCGGTCACCAAAGCATCTTCAGGCACCATCATCGCCGCGTTGAAGGTGCAGATCTCAGGTGGGGTGAAGAACTGGCCCATCCTGCTGGCGCGGCTCCTGCCTGCGATCTCCATGTACACATCGCCCAGCATGTCATACCAGCCACGCTCCCGCACCTGGTGCTCGTGGATCCGGATGTGATAGGCGAACAGCTGTACGATCAAGTCCAGCTCGGACCGGGTGTAACGCTTGGCCACCCGGAGGTATCGGTCCTCCAGGCGACCGGCAGCCAGTGCGCATAAGGCAATCTCCAGGTAGTTATCGAACACCTGCGCAGGATCGTGGCGTGCCAGCTCATAGCTGTTGAACACCCTCAGCCATTGCCCTACTTCCGTGATCGGCCCCTGTTCTGCCTTCATGCGCCCGGGTCGGTATGGTCCCGCATGGCATGGGGACCATACCGGTCAGGCGACTACCAGCGCGCCCCTGCGCCACGGCAATGGCATACTCGAGATAGTTATGCGCTGCACCTCTTCAATGACCCGAAAAATCCGGGGACCTCGAAAATTCCGGAACCCTTGAAAATTCCAGAACCGGCCGAGATCTGGACCACTGGAACCAACAAGGCCCCGGAGCAGTTCCGAGGCCTTGCGCGTCCGGTCACTCGGTGAGGCTCCCACTTGAGGTGCACCTCTGGAGCCGCCGTTCTGGACGATGCTGTGCGAATGTACTCAGTTCCCGGGCACCGCCTTCGACATGGCCTTGCGAACGAAGGATTCCAGCTCTCCCCACACAGGAAGCTGGCGCAACTGATCCTGCGTGAACCTGCCGTAGGTGGCCACCACGCGGAGTTGGTGCGGCACCGTCTGTATCACCTGCACCAGAAAAGCCGGTCCTTGCCAATGCAGCACGTACAACTGACGGCTCTTCTCATCAGCACAAAGCAGAAAGGCCGGCGGACTGATGGTCCCATCGAGGATGTGTGCGGTGGCTTCGTCGCTATTCTGTTCGGTCAGGTGCAGGCCGATGCCCAATTCCAGCATCACCCGGAAAAGCGTCTCGGTGTTCACGCTATCTGTTCCACTCTCGAGCTTGTCCAACTGCAGGCCGCTCGTGTTCGTACGTTCACGCAACTGGTTCAAACTCCAGCCGATGGATTCGCGGCGCTTGCGGAAGAAGGCACCGATGGAACGTTTGATCTGGGCGATGGCATTGCTCATGGCTGGTCAAAAGTAGGAGGGGGCGCAGCTCGCGCCACGCCCCCCGGGCCGGTCACCAATTACCACATCAGATACCGGCTTTCTCATTTGGTACCTCCGTGAATTCGCGGTCCTTGAACAATTCGGCCAGCCCGCTCAGTTGCTTCAGGCGCAGCAGCTCATCGGCATCCATGCCGATGTGCCGCAGGATCCATGCATCGCTCATGCCCGCGCCCTTCAGCTCGCCCACGATGTTCACCATCAGCTCTATGCTATGGGTGCCGCGCGCCCGGTTGTGGCGGATGGTGCTCGCCATGCGGTTGCTCTTGTCCTTGCTCAGCGGCACCACGGGCGAGTAGCCGTGCGTGCTGGCCTGCACTCCCTTGTCCGTGCTGCAGATGGTGTTGCGATGGAAGCCATCCACTACCGTGAACTCCTCGCTCTCCGGGAAGCCGACGATCGGCTGGGTGAGCCCATCTTCTTTGATGCTCCGTCGCAGCAGCTTCATCTCAGGCGGCGCCACCCGGTTCGGGTTGTAATCATTGGCCTTCACTCGCTCGCTTTTCACCCACTGCACGTTGTCCACCGGGTGGTCGAAGAAGGGTCCGGCTGCGTGGAGATAAGAGCGGGCGAGATTGAGGGATTCGACCTGCTCATCAATGGGCATGGTCTTGATCAGGTCACGCAACTGCTCCGAGAGTTCATGCACCTTTATCTGTGCGCGGGTGCGCTCCAATTCGGTTCTCATAGCAACGCCTGGTATTTGTCCATCACGGCCTTCCGCCGGGCCATCTGCTCTTTGGTGCGGCCAAGGCCCATATACGTGAGGGTGAAGTCGTTCTTCATGATCGTAACGCATACCGCCTTCCAGTTCGGGCAGTGGCGGAATGGTGTGCCGTTCTCGATGTCGATCTCATCGGGCCACTCACCTTTGATCTTGATGATCTCGTACACGTCCGGCTTGGTGCAGAGCTTCGATATCGCGTGGGTGTTCTCCACCTCCACACCCGCGTCCATGATCGCCTTGATCACGCGCGGGTTGCGTCCGTAGCCTACCTCCTCCCAGCTCTTCGCGAACCGCGCCAGGTGCGTCCTGACTTTCGCCGCCGTCTTCGGCGGCAGCGTATCAATGAGGAAATGTGCATACTGCTTCCACGTGAAGTGCGCCGGTTTGGTGATCCGCTTCCAGCCCATGGCCGTGGTGCCGCCGTAGATGCCCGTGAAGTTCACCCCGTTCACGCGGCCCACCATCTTCGCCCACATGTCCGGGTTGATCGAGCGGTAGTATTTCAGCGTGTCCTGCCCGCTGGCGTGGAAGGGCGAGGCTGTGCGCATCTCGTGGATGCTGAGCCCGGCCATGTGGTACAGGTCGTAGAGCTTGTTGTAGTCCCAGCCGAACCGCGCGTTGGCGGTCCAGATGTCCTCCGTGCGCCAGTCGTGGATGGGGTAGAAGTTTGTGCACCGATCACTGACGATGGTGGTGTACTTCTGGCCGTCCAAGAAGTTCACCCGATGCTGGCTGGTGATGATGGCGCGGCGGCTCAGGCTCTCGTCCTGACGCAGGCCCACGATCACCGCCGTGCGGCCGTGGCGCTCCGCATAGCGCTGGGCGAAATCGATGCGGAACTGGAAGCCGCTGGTGCCGCGCTCGAACGGGAACCAGATGTTCTTGGTGGTGTACACATAGGGCTTCTTTGGCGGCTGCCGTACCCAGAGGTGGCGCATGTCCTCGTCCCATGGTATCCAATGCGTCTGGTGCATGGATACCGAGCACGCCGCCTTGATCGGCAGGCAGAGCCAGTAGCGATCGATCTCCGGCATCATATCCAGAACCCGCTCGATGTAGTCAAAGGTCTGCTGGTAGCCTGCCTCGTAGTCCTCGTGGTATACGGCCAGTCGGTGCAACTGGCCGGTCGCCTTCGCGTGCTCGTAGCATAGCTGGAGGCACACGCCGGAATCCTTTCCTCCGGAGAAGGCCACCAATACGCGCTCATGCGTGTCGAACGCGATGGCGATGCGGGCGCGGGCGGCATCGAGGACGTTCATAGCTCCCGTTCCAATTGCTCAATGCTCCGGCTGTTGAAGTACTCTAGCAGGCTCATCTTGTTCTCCACGTTCTTGTCCATCAGGCCCTCCAGCGGCAGGTCGCCGGTCAGGTGGTAGTAGATGCAATCCAGTTGCTGCCCCGTGCGGTAGGTACGGTACACCAGCTGGTCGATCAGCGCGTAGTCCCAGGTCTTGTCGAAGATCACGCTCACGTTCCGGTCCTGCAGGTTCAGCGCCATGGTATCGCTCTGCAGGCTCAGCACCGCCACGCCGGGGTAGCGCTTCGCGCAGGCCTCGCGGCTGTCCACGTACTTGCAGAAGATGATCACCTTGCCCGGGTCGTGCTCGGCTAGCAGCCGGTCCACCTGCGTGAACTTATCCGCCGTGGTGCTGTACGTGTGCTGCATCTTCTGCGTCATCTCCAGGAAGATGTTGTTGTTCCGGGCCTGCATCCGCTCGTCATCCAGGAACTCGCGTTTCAGGCGGGCGTACTCCTCGCGCGCTTCTTGGTCCACGCCGTAGCGCACCGTGCGCAGGATCTTGCTCACCTCCAGCTTCAGGTCCGCCTCGTACACGTACGGACCGATCAGGTTGTACAGGTGCTCAACGTTGTGGTAGCGGTCAATGTGCTCCTTCACGATCGTGCGGCCACCGATGTGCTTGCGCACGGTGGTGTACTCCACGAAGGTGTTCTTGTACTGCCGCAGGCTCATCTTCAGGATGCGCGGACTCAGGAACTCGAACTGCGCCCACAGGTCCAGCAGGTTGCGACTGATGGGCGTGCCGTTCAGCACCAGCTTGTACTGCGCCAGCTTGCCCAGATCGCAGATGCGGCGCGTACGCTTGCTGTCCCAGTTCTTGATCTTCAGGCTCTCGTCCACCACCACGAAGGGGCATCGCGCCGCCTGCACACGGGCCAGCAGCTCCAGGTAGGTGCGGTCGCTGTTGCTCAGCGTCTCGATCCCGCACAGGATGTGCTCGCGCCGCAGGCCGCCCCACTTCAGGTGCTCATGGCGCAGGCCCGTGCCGGCCAGCTTCGGGTGCACGGCGCGGTACGGCGCCAGCCACAGCACCAGGTCCACGTCCGGCACGCTGTGTATCAACTCCATGGCCGTGCGCGTCTTGCCGGTGCCCGGCTTCATGAACAGCGCGCCCACCTTCAGGCGGCTGAGGCGGCTGATGCCGGTAATCTGATCAGCGAGCAGTTCCATCACACTTCCGGCCACACTTCATCCAGTTCATCGCTCATCACCCAACTTCCGGTGTGCCACCCTCCATCACCAGGCATTTCCTCGTTCGGGTTCGTATCGAGAGGAAGACGCTGGTTGGTCTCATGTCCACCTTTTACCTGCCTTACAGCCGCTGCGCATTGCTGAGCTTCGGTGGCATCCTCGAATAGGATTACGCGTGCGCCTTCCAGTTCGTTCGGATCACGCCATCCCTTGTCGGTCCAGATCAGGGCCTCGTAGTCGAAGTCCCCGAACACATGGTACAATGTCTTGTTCATGACCGTGTCAGTTGTTCATCCGCCTCCACCGGCGCCGTGGCCACGTGTCGTGGCACGGACGTACGCCACTCGACTTTGACCTCGTAGGCCCGGTTGCCCTTGCGGATCACCTTGCGCGTGTCGATGCGGCGCATGGCGCCACTGCAGAAGGCTACCTCGTTGCCGTTGGCCAGGGTGACCAATGCCCACTTCCGACCGTTCGCCTGCTCGTATGTGCCAGTGATGGTGGCTCCAGCCGGAATGCGGCCGGCGATGAGCTTGGCCCATTTCAAAGGTTCGGTTATCATTCGTCCTCAGTATTTGTGGTGAGGGCCTTCATCAAGATCGCCTGGTCAGCATTGTTGAACAGTTTGACCTCTTCGAATGTGATGCGGCGAACGAACAACACGTTCGCATCCCAAGCTTGGGCTTCATGAAATCCCTGTTCTTTCAGGTCAGAGGCAAGAATGATCGGATTACCCTTCACGTGGAAGAACCAGAAGCCGGTGGTTGTAATGTCTACGGCGGTCGCGCGTCCGGTGCTGATCAAGTCACCCAATTCGTGTTGACACGAAAGAAACGCCATCTGGATATCCTTCGGCATAGTACCGAATGGAATAGCATGTTTGGTGTTGGCAGTTGCAGCTGCAAGGGCCGCTTCGGAATACAGATCGCCGTCGTAAATCATCATCGGAGCAGGGTTGTTTCAGGTTCTTGTTTCGCCGTGGCCACCGCCTCCGGCACATGCGTGATCACCTCGATATCCGGCGCGCGCTTCCCGGTGTCCGTGTAGAACCACGCCTCCTTCTTCGTACTGTACTGGATGTCCTTCTTCTCCAATATCCACGCGCTGATCCAGTACGCCTCGCTCTTGCTCACGTCGTAGTCCGGGCCGAACACCTGGCTGGCTGGGATCAGCGCCTCGCGCCCGTCGAAGCTCACGGCCTTGTAGCACTTGTCGCTGATGCGGTAGAAGCTTTCCAGCCGCACAGAATAGCACTTGGTCTTCATGCGTGCTGTGGTTCGAATGTTCCCACCACATTGAATTCCTCGTTGGCCACTACGTCGGGATCCTTGCGCGGGTCCTCGGCCGAAGCCGTGTAGGAGTAGTACTGCGCTTCTTCATCCCACCAGGCCACCACGTAGAACCTGCGACCGGTCGCATTGGCCTGCTCTTGGGCCTGCCGCTTGGCTTGTTGCTCGTTGATCATGGCTCAGAGCGAGGTTTGATAGACGGGTACGCTCTGCTTCGCCGTCAGCACCCAGGTAGTACGGTTCTGCGGGTGCCGTTCGTCCATCTCCAGCCGCAGTCCGCTCAGGCGCCGAGTACCGCCCGGGCAGCCCATGCCGTACTGCTTATCGGTCATCACATACACGCGGCTGGTGATCTTATGGGCGCGGAGCACGTCGGCCATCTTGCGGCCTTTCTCCGCCGCCGCCTCAAGGCTCACCGCGTGTTCCATGAGCACATCGCATTGCTTGCCTTCCACCATGTACGGCCATGCCCAGTTCGCGGCATAGTCCAGGTATACCGCGCCCACGGCCTTCTTCGCGGCGCGCGCTGCTGCCTTACTGATACGGCCATCGGCCACTACGATGCACCAGCCGATGTGGTAGGCATTGAGCACATGGGTGATGTTGCGGCCGGCCTTCGGGGTAACTGCTGTGGTTGTCATTGGTGTGTTGTTCTGATGTGGTAGATCAAATGTAGGCGGAAGAATTGTTCCGGCAAAATATCGCGGAAGAATTATTCCAGAATGTGACGAACGGTTGCTCCATCAATTCAACTGCCCATTATCCGCGAAGCTGAAATACCCCGACTGAGTCAGGATCAGGTGGTCCTGCACGGTGATCTCCAGAAATCGGCCGCCTTCCACCAATTTGCGGGTCAAAGCAATGTCCTCCGTGCTCGGCCGCAGCTGATTACTCGGGTGGTTGTGCGCAAGGATGATCGAACTCGCCCGCCGCTCCAGCGCGCTACGGAAGATCAGCTTCGGATCGGCCACCGTACCATGCAGACCACCCACGCTGATCCGCTCACGGTGGATGAGCCGGTTCCCGCGGTCCAGCATGAGGGTGTAGAACTCCTCATGGGGCGTATCGGCCAGCACAGCCTTGAGCAGTTCGTAGGCGGTCGAGCTGGTCGCCACCAGTGGGCGCTGCTCCACGCCGATGCTGTGCCGGCGACGTCCAAGTTCCAGCGCCGCCAGGATCGCGACCGCCTTGCTCCGACCCATTCCGGGCAGGGCCGCCAGGTCCATCGGTGAGAGCAACGCCAGTTGATGCAAGTCCTTGTCCACGCGGTGAAGCACATTGTAGGCCACATCCACCGCGCTCATCCGCGCATCACCGCTCTTGATCAGGACGCCCAACAGCTCAGCATCGCTCAGGCTCTTCTCACCCTTGGCCATCACACGGTCCTGCAACGCTTCCCGGATCGGGAATGGTCGTAACACATGGTCTTGATATCCTGGAACTGCTGCTGGCTGCATGTGCGTGTGTTTGCCCTGCTGGGCACACGCACATGCTACGCGGCCATTTCGCCCATCAGTTCGAACAAGTCCTTGGGGTAGTACAATGGAGCGCTGTTCTGAGCAGGCTTCGGCTTGGGCACGGAAACAGGTACACACGGGGTTTCCATGTCAGCAAAGGGATCGATACCATTGGATTCAGGCTCATCATCGCCATCCTCCTCAGCGTCATCGATGTCCTCGGTCAGGCTCACTTCTTCACCGCGGGCTCGCAGCCGTTCCATGGCAGCTTGCTTCAGGTCTTCGCTGCGGACGAAGATGTCGTAGAAGCGCAATGTGGGTTCGGTGATCACGGGCTCAGGATCCTCGGCAAGGGATTTCTCCACGCGTGCAAGCGCTTCGCGAAGCACGGCCAGCTCTTCCTCCTTGGCGAAGGTTCCGCCCAGGTTCTCTTTGGCGGTGGCCAGGTCCTTGCGCTTCTGGTCCAGGAGCAGGTCCATTTCCCGTGGCGCCTCTTGGATGCCCTTCAGCACCGTCCGCAGCGAGATGAACAGGCCGGCTGCCGTGTTGAAGGTGCCGGCGCGCTTCTCCAAGATGGCGTCTTCCACGAAGCGGAACTGGAATTCGCTGATGGAGCGCTGCACTCCCTTGGTCCACGCCTCGGCCCGGTCGCGCACAACCACCACTTCGGTCAGGGCCACCGGTTTGCCGTTCAAGGTGATCATCCCCGCTGGACGGTCGTAGGTGTATTCCGTGGCGTACCCGGTGTCGCTGTACAGGTTACGGTGGAAGGAGGGTTGCCAGCCAAGGGCATCGGCTTCCGCGTACGTGAAGGGCCACCGTTGCACGCGCTCGGCTATGAGGCGGTCAAGAGCTTCGGTCGCGGCCTTCTTGCCCTTGTGGAGCTGTCCTTGCACCTCCAAGGTGATCGTATCCTCTTCGGAGAAGAGCAGCGCGTAGTCGCTGGCCAGCTGGCGATCGCGGACCAGGTTCGCCTCCATTTTGGGGATCGTGGATTCCAGGGTTTCCACCTGCTTATGGGCATTCCGGCGCCCTTTGAGGAAGGTGTCGCGGGCGTTCTCCAACCGCTGGATCTGCCGCTCGTAGGTCTCCTTGTCAATGAAGCGGGTGTCACCGGTGGCGGCGGCCTTGGCCTGCGTGTAGGAGGCGGTCACGCGTTCGCCGGCGTCGCTCATCGTGTCACCCTCGTAGCTGCCGTCAATGGCCTGCCCCACCATACCGGCCTTGGCGGAGAGGATCCCCCACAAAGTGCCGTCGAACGAGGTGTGGGCGAGCCAGCGGTTCACCTCCACCTGGCGGCCATGCTGGTCCCACACCAGGTTCCCCTGGCGGATCACGCGTCCTTCCCGTTGCTCGATGTCCTTGGGCATCCACGGCGCATCCAGGTGGTGCAGTGCGGCTGCGAGGTCCTGGGCGTTCACTCCTGTGCCGAGGGATGCGGTATGCCCGATGGCGATGCGGTAGATCCCGAGCTGCAGCTTGTCGATGTGCTGTTGTCGGTTCTTCTTGGTCACGCCACCAGTGGGATGGGCTATCAGGATCTCCCGGGCCGGTATGCCCCGCTTGATCAGCCGCTTCTTGATGTCGTGGTAGATGTTGATCGTACCATCCACGCTGGCTATCTGGTCGGAGAACAGGAACTGCGTCCCGTGGCGCGGGGTCGTGGGCAGCGTCCCGTCCAGCAGGCGCATGTTCGTGGTCTCGTCGTAGATCTCCTTCACCCGGTCCAACGCACGGTTCAATTTGCTGTCCGGATTGTCAGGTAGTTCCGGGTTGATGTACCGCATGTCCATAGCGCCGATCTTGGCCCACTGCGCGATCTTGGCCGGTATCGCCTGGAAGTTGTTCCGTTTGATCTCGGCCGCTCCCATGTTGCGCCATGCGTCGAATTTCCAGGCGAGGTATTGTGTGAATTCGCGGAGCTCTTCGGTGGGAGGGATGGCCACCGATCGCGGTTCACCATCCTTCAGCGCGGGTTGCTTGATCCCGGCGTCAGCTGCGTTGAATTTGGCGTCGGCCACCTCGAGCCAGGCGTCCATGAGCTTCTGAACGAAGCGGAAACGGGTGAGGCGCGATACGGGCTTCACCGCGCCTGTGGCGGTGCGCTCCGGTTCGGTCTTGATCACCGTGAAGGAGGTCTGGAACGCATCGAAGGTGGACATCCCGAACTTCTCCAGTACGTCGGGTCGCAGGTACCGCATGATCGTCCATACCTCAGCGATGGTGTTGGTGATCGGCGTGCCGGTCATCATGGCCGTGTTCTTCCCACGGTTCCGCTGCTGCACATGGCGCATCTTCAGCAAGAGGTTCGGACCCCAGCCGGTGCTCTTGCCTTGGTCGATTCCTTTCACACCGCTGCGGCCGCTGGCCAGCGAGGAGCGGAACGGCAGCTTCTTGTACTGGTGGCTCTCGTCCACGATCAAGGCGTCGATACCCAGCTGCTCGAAGGTGAGCGAGTCGTCCTTCTTGCGGTGCAGCAATTCCTTCAGTTTCACCTTCAGGGTATTGACGACCTTGTTCAACTCGCTGATGGCAGGGGCATCCTTGCCGTGCTGGTCGCGCTCGGTCTCGATGGTGGATACCAGGTCGTCGATCTCGTCAGTGATCCAGTCGCGCTCGCGCTGCGGGTCGTTCGGGATCATGTTCAACATGCTGTGCGGGATCAGCACGATATCCCAATCGCTCATCACCGTCTGGGCCATGAAGATCCTACGGTCCAGCGGACCCTCCATTTGAGCCCCAGGAGCGTGAACCCTCGCCTCCGGGTAGAAGCGCTTGATGTCGTTCACGATCTGCTGCAAGGTGGCGTTCATCACGGCCAGCATGGGCTTCTTGGCCAGCCCCAGACGTCGCAGCTCCATCAGGATCATGATCGCGGCCAGCGTCTTACCGAAGCCCACGCCATGGGCGATCATCAGGCTGTTGCGTACGGCGCGGTACGCCACAACCTTCTGGTGGTCTTTCGGGATCAGCGGTTCCGACCGGCCATCGGGCATGGTGATGCTGGGAGCCATACCGGGGTAGTAGGCGATCGAAGGCACCGGGTACCTGGTGCGGCGGCTGATCGTGAAGATGCGGTTGAAGACCTCCTCCAGTTGATTGCCCACGGAAGGGTACTTCTCGATGTACCGGATGAACTCCTCGTTCATCAGCGCGATCTTCTCGGTCGCCGCTTCCGTGGCCTTCGGATCGGTGTAGCGCATCTCCTCTTCCGTCCATTCGATCACTGGTGATCGCAGGGAGAGGGCTCGTTCGAACAATTCAACCCCGGTACGCGCAAGGCCGTTGCGATGCACGTCCTCGGAGTACTGCACCCCCCAGGTGTCCGTGTTCTTCAGGTTCTGCCACTTGAGGTTGGTGCGCGGGGAGGCCCATTTGATGGCGAAGGTTCCGATCTTCTCGATGTATTGCACCTGCACGCTCACACCGAAGGTCTCCTCAGCGAAGGCCTCGTAGATGTGGCCCGGTATCCAGCGGGAACCGATCTGCGGTGCATCGCCCGGGTCTTCCGGTCGGATGATCCGTTCCAACGGTACACGTTCTGGCTGTACGGCTTCCAGCGCTTCAACATTCGCCTGGTAGATCGGGTCTTGTTGGGCCGCTATCTGGGCCTCCTTAAGCTTCTCCACAACGAAGCCGGACAGGTAGATCTCGGCCACCTCCCAGGCGCCGGTGCGCGGGTTCTCGTAGGCGAGTCCGGTGGAACGTAGCAGGTCAGCAATAATAGGAGGGGTCTCGCCCAGCAGCTGGGCCATGTAGTCCAGGTCCACCCGGCCGGTCCAGTTGTCGCTGATGTCCAACGCATCCTTCAGGCTGGCGGCTTGTACCGGACGTTCCACGGGCCGTACGGTCGGCTCCCGGAAGATGGGCATCTTCTCGTAGATCCAGAAGGACTTACGACCGGCGGCGAATTTCGCGAGCAGTTCCTTTATCTGGTGCGGCGCGAAGAGCGGGTGCATCATCCGGATCTCCGCTTCGGTGGCCGGGCGCATGTGTTCCAGGGCGCCCACGATCGGGAAGTCGCGGTCCACGTGCAGGATGGAATTCCGGGCGGCGTCGCGCACGTTGCCCCAGCTCATGACATAGTCGGTGTAGATGCGATCCAGTTTGGCGCGGCGTTCCCCGGTCTCCGATCCGGATGCTTCGGCTTGCACCAGATCCTCCACGGCGTCGCGTAGTGCGATGTAGTCGGTGACCTGTCGGGCCAGTTCCGCGCGGTGGATGTCGTTGGGCGCGTTGGTATACCACTTCGGGGTGACCAGCTCACCGCTGTCGTCAGGGATCATCGGCACGTTGTCCACGATTCGCAGGCGACGTGACCGGGCGCCGTGTTCGGCCAATAGGATGGGACTGCTGCTCTTCTGCGCCTGGGCCGCGAACACGTTCTGCGGCAGGTGTTCGATCGCCAGGGCCAGCTGGTCGGAAAGGGCGGCGGACTCGTTAGGGAGCACCGTCATCGAGCACTTGTTGTACTGCGTGCCTTTCAGGCTTAGGTGACCCAGCACCATGTGCGGGTGCAGCACGAAGTACTGGTTCACGCGGAAGTCGTCCACCCGGATCGGGCGCTGGCCATCGTTGTGAGCGGTCTTGGTGTTGCTCCATTGGATCTTCTTCTTCCGCTCCTCGTCGCTCAGCTCAAGCCATTCCTCAATGTTCCCAGGGAAATTGGTCGGGATCTCGGTGTAGCCCTCAATGCTCGTGGTGGGATGGAGGTGTTGGAAGTCGTGGCCCACGAAGGCGGTGTCATCCTTGCGACGGAAGAAGAGGATGTCGGCCACCACCTCGGTGCCGGCGTTCTCCTTGAAGGCCGTGTTCGGCAATCGGATCGCTCCGAGCAGGTCCGCCCGCTCGGCCATCATGCGGCGCGGCGTGGGGTCCAGCGAGTCCATGGTGAACGACGATGTGATGAACGCACCGATCGCACCAGGCTTCAGCAAGTCCAGCTGGCGGATGATGAAGTAGTTGTGGAGGCTCAGCCGCGAATAGGCCTTGTTGCCCACATCGAACACCGGCGACTGCGAGAAAGGCACGTTGGTGATGGCCAGGTCCAGGCTGTTGGGCTTCACCCGGATGTCCTCGAAGCCCGCCTCGCGGGTGTCGGCCAGCGGATACAGGTGGCGGGCGATCCGGGCGCTCGTGCTGTCCTTGTCGATCAGCAGCCAGCTGGTGTTGCACCGGCCGGCGCCCTCGGGTTGCAGGCCCACGAAGTGGCCCACACCTACGGCCGGCTCCAGGGCCGACCCACCGCGATATCCCAGGCGTTCAACCGCGCTCCACATGGCATTGATCACTGTGCGCGAGGTGTAGTGCGCATATTCGGAGCTCTCGTAGGCTTGCTCCATGGCGTCTTCGGTCAACGCCTCGCTGATCTGGTTATGGATCTCCTGCCACTCCTCGATCCATCGTAGCGTGGCGGCGAGTTGGTCACCGTATTGGTACTTCAGATGCTGCGCCCGTCGCGCCTTCTGCAGGTCAACCGCAGGTTTCAACCCGCCCCACCCGGTGTACTGCCGCAAAAGATGTTGCTCGGCTACGGTGGGCGATCGGCCCTCGCTTTCCAGGTCGTTCAGCAGGCGCAGTACGTCCAGGTTGGTGCGCGCCTTGCTCTTGTTACCACGCGGGATCCAGTCTTGGTCGGCAGGGAGCTGGTGGTTCTCAAGGGCCTTGTCCTGTCCTTGGACTGCTGCTGGCTGCATGTGCGTGTGTTTGCCCTGCTGGGCACACGCACATGCAGTTGCTACCTCAACTCCGGAGGTATTCGAACGGTTATCCGGAAGCCGTACTCCAATCCACCCGGTCGCGTGGATGTCTCTTCCATGTACATCTCACGGAATTCGCGGTGCTCATGGTTCCAAACCAGGGTCCAATCATCACTCCCTACCTGCATTAGAAAGTATCCTCGGCCCTTGAGTTCACGAGCCTGCTTCAGGTATAATGGCCGGTGCTTGTTGAACTCGACGAGCGCGGCATCGACAGCCATCACGCGCGTGTGGTAGCCTATTCCATGGGCGATGTTCGACACATCAGGGATGGCCTCCTTACCCGCGAGGAAGCGCTTGCCCTGCCTGGTTCTTGCCCACGCCTTTCTTTTCTGCTCCGCATCCTCTGGCCTCATGGTGCCTAACGAGCACATGAGGCCCACCACTTCGTCAGCAGCGGCATAGCCATCGATCAGGCGTTCCAGCGAGTTGGGTTTTGTGCTCATGATTCCGTTCGAATAAGGGTCACTTCGCCCACCTTTCCTCCATCACCTTGCTCCATCCGGCCGCCTTTAGCAGTTGGCGCATCGTCTCCTCCTTCGGGTATTCACCGGCAGCGAGCCGGGAGCGGTGATGGTAGAACGCCTGAGGCGTCAACCCCAGGCGTTTCCCATTGGCCGTCTTCATCATCCGGCTGAAGGCTTCTTTCAGCGGCAGTCCGTTCATTCCTTCGGCTTGGGCCAGTAGCCCTCTACGGTGTGCACCAGGGCCTGCGGGTCGTTCTCCAGGGCACTCATCACATCGAACACCTTCTCGCTGAAACCAGCCATGCAGCGTACCCGCTTCTCGGGGAACATCAGGGTGCCGTTGCCGGCCAGGTCGAAACTCCAGATCGCCGGATCGCAACCCGTGCGCTGCCGGTAGTTGGCGAGTTCGGCGGTGGGGATGGCCGTGCCGCGTTCCAAACTGCAGTAGCCGTTCTGAGGCATCCAGGCCATCATGTCACTCAGGATGATCACCCGGTCATACTTCCGGTCGCCCATCGTGCGGAAGATGTCATGGAAGTTCGTACCACCACTGTCGAAGCGCATGCTCTCGGCAAGGCTCAAGGTGCTGTTGCCCGGGTCCACCTGGCGCATCGTTCCCACCTCATGGAAGCTCATCAGGTCAGCGTTCAACGCCTTCACCAGAACGGCCGCGAACAAGGCACCGATCTCGGCCGGCTTGCCGTGCATGCTGCCGCTCACGTCCAGCGCCACCAAGGTTTCACCTTCGAGCTTCGGCACGTTGGCGCAGGCGATGTCGGCCGCCTTGCTCAGTGCCACGGCCGCAGCGCGCGCTTCCTTGCCTGGTAGCTGCATCATCTCGCGGTACGCCGTGGCATAACGGAAGGGGAGCACGAGGCTTTTCTGGATGGCCGCAGGGTCCACCAGTTGTTCCAGTGCTTGCGGCAGCACATCGGGTGCTTGTTGCAGGATGTTGCGCAGGTTCCGGAGCAAGGCGAAGTAGCCTAGCTTGCGTTCCAGGATCAGCCGTTTCCACACAGCGGCCTTCAGCGCGGCCTTGTCGGCATCGGTCGCGCCCTGCTGCCCGGCCTGCGTCAGTTCCATCTCCCAGGTGCCCTCCGCGCGAAGCTCGCCCTTGATCAGGGCTTTCAAGGCCTCCATGTTGTGCTCCTTCGGCACGGGGTGCAACAGGTTCACGAGGTCCACCAGCTTCACCTCCTTGTCGGCGGCGCGGTACTTGCCCAGCTGGTAACCGTTGAAGCGGTCGAACGCCTGGGCGAATCCTTTCTTCATGGCGGCACTCAGCTTCTCCTTGCGGGCATGCAGGAAGGCGGTCACCTCGAGCATGTCGTCCACGCGGTACACCAGCTCGCGGTAGAACTCCACCGCCCAAGGCTTCCCGCTGGCGTGCTGACCAAGCAACCCAGCGCCAACATGACTGATGCTGCGCATGCCATACTCGCGCCGGGCGAACAGGATGGCACGGGCCGCGAAATGCGGATCGGCGGCGATCAGGCTCGCGAGCCGCACGTAGCGGGCATTGGCCTTCTCATAGTACTTGTCTTCGCCGAAGCTCGTGAGCAAGAGGCTCACGAGTTCCAGCTTGTGCGATTGGGTGAACGCGGCACCTCCGGCCAGGTTCACGGTGTCGCCCTTCGCGGGCGCCGCAGGGGTGTTGAACTTGCTCATCGTATCGGGCGGGAACGGCCACGCCACCGGTTTGTGGGAAGTAGGGGTTCGAACCCTTGTCGCCCCATGCCGGCGGGCGGCAAGGGGTGGTGCTCTACCTGCTGAGCAGCCTCCCAGGTTCTCCGAGGAAAAGGCGTCCAGGGTGTTTTCACCGAAAGAAGTAACCCAGGACATCACCATCGGAGTGGGGGCGCCGAAGGAAATTGGATACGGTCGGGCGGCTGCCCTTAACGTCCACGCAGGCGTGGATCAGGAGTTGAACCTGAGAAGTAGCCGTGATCCTCACTATCGGCGATGGTATCGGAGGGGAAAAGGCGCGTGGGAGATTTTCGCGTTCTAACCAGCTGAACTACACCGGGCAAGCCCGATGGCGGGACTCGAACCCGCGACCTCGTCATTAGCAGTGAAGTAACCCACACATCACCACCTCCAATAGGAACAAGAAGAACGGTGGGGAAAAGAGCGCGAGGGGCTTTGTCATGTGCTCTACCAGCTGAGCTACACCAGGCGCGTTGCCCGGTGATCGGACTTGAACCGATGACCCCAGGATCCTTGAAGTATCCCTCACATCACCACCACCGTGGTCGGTCAAAGAACTGGTGCGAAAGTAAAGTGAATGCTTTACTTCCGCACTCATCACTTTTCAACACCCGTACGCCGTGAGGGACTCGAACCCCCATTCCCGGTTCCGTAGACCGGTGTCCTATCCGTTGGACGAACAGCGCAAGTTCCCGCGGCTGGAGTCGAACCAGCAACCTCCGGTTCCGGAAACCGGCACGCTATCCAGTTGCGCCACGCGAGAGCTGTCGGAGATGGATTCGAACCACCGTTCGCAGGTCCAAAACCTGCTGTCCTGCCGCTAGACGATCCGACAATGGGGTATGCAATGGGGCTCGAACCCATGACCCGCGCCGCCACAAGGCGCTGCTCTACCACTGAGCTATGCACACCGTAGGGTAGACAGGATTCGAACCTGCAACCTCATGCTCCCAAAGCACGTGCGCTACCAATTGCGCTACTACCCTATGCGGACCAAGGTCCGGGTGCGCCGTGAAGGATTCGAACCTTCAGAAGCTGGTTTCTGAGACCAGTGTGTTTACCTGTTTCACCAACGACGCAAGAATGCTCAACCCTGCCGGTGGGGTCGCTGCGGTCGATGGCCACGAAGTCGCGCACCGCACAGCTCACCGCTGCGCAGGCTCCCTAGGACTTCGATGAACGTGGCGTTCATGGCGCAATGATACGGGATCCAGTTGGAATACGTTGCGCGATCGCGTGGGCTCGAACCACGGCGCCCGGCGTTTCAGACCGGTGCTCTACCAACTGAGCTACGACCGCAAGCAGGGTCGCGACATTCATGTCGTGACCCTGGCGCATCAGGATGGACTCGAACCACCGGCCAGCGGTTTTGGAGGCCGCTGCTCTACCAACTGAGCTACTGACGCGTTCGTGCGCGAAACAGGATTCGAACCTGCGACCCGCTGTTTGGAAGACAGCCGCTCTACCAACTGAGCTATTCACGCTTGAGGCTTCGCCTGGGATCGAACCAGGGACCATCCGCTTAACAGGCGGGAGCTACTACCACTGAGCTACGAAGCCGAAGGAGGGAGGCATCAACCTCGCCAATTCCATCCGCCTCGAAAAGAGAAGCACGAAGACACGCATACCGGAGTCGAACCGGTCTGACCGCTTTTGCAGAGCGGCACCTGGCCGCTCGGACAATGCGTGTTGGTCTTCATAACGGTGCAATGATACGTCGTCGGACGGGTAGACGTTGCACCCCTCGCAAGAGTTGCCCACAGCGCATTGCTCATGTTCAGCCAGCCGCACCGCTCACCAGAACGGGGTTGTCTCAGCCCGAATAGGTCACATCAACGCGCCCCCGCACGCACCAACGTTTCAAGTACAGCGTGCGGTGGGTGTCCACGATCAGCGCGGGCCAGGCGGTCGGCGTGCCGGCGCGTAGAGCCTGTGCGGTAGACGACCGCCTGGACTTTGATCGTGGCTCCTTTTGGGCTCCACCCTTTTGGAGCCAAAAGGGTGGAAAGGGAATTCCATAGAAGCAAAGCACCCCACCGGTGATCACCGGCGGGATGCCATTCACCAGGTCACCGCCTCAGCAGTTCGCCTCGTCGTAGGCACGTACCTCCAGTTCCTGCTGGTCGGCTTCGGCACCGTACGGATCGCGCTCCTCGTTGTCCACCTGCACGTAGATGGTGTGCGTCATGCCCTTGCTCGGGGTCATGCACTTCACCAACCGGGCCCGCACGATCCGGCGGGTACCGCGTTGCTCGGCATGCTCCAACAGTTCATCCACCTCCAGTTCCACGGTCATCGTGTACGATCCGTCCTTCTGGTACCCCCGTCCGATATAATGCTTCTCGCTCATGTGCGTCGTGTTTGCCCTCGAGGGCACGACCACATGAGCGGGAAGTGGACGGGGCAGCAGGTCAGCTCGGTAGGACGAAACGGTGAATGAGCGGGTCGAGCGTAGAGGCTGGCAGTAGAGGAGGAACCGGCGGATAGGGCTGCTCATCCATGGCGAGGAACTGCTCATCGATCCAGTCGTCGAGCACCTTGATGCGGTTACCCGAGCCGATGCGGTCCACCTTGATCTTGTCGGCGAGGAGCCGGTCAATGGCCTCGCGTACCGATCCGTTCGGGAGTACGTCATCCAGGTCCTTGCGGAAGTCCACATGTCCGATCGTGCCTGTGTTAAGGACCTGCTGTATGCTCACGAGCGAACGGATCACATAGAGGTACTTCTTCAGCTCCACCCAGCTCTGGCCCGCTAAGTGCTGCCCGTAGTTGTCCTGGGCCATCTTCCGGTAATGATGCAGTGCTGCAGCACGGCTGAAGTGGTCGTTCTGCAGCTCGCGTAGGGTGGACGCGAACCCGGCCGTTTCACTGTACACGATCGGCGACCGAAGCCATTCCATCAGCGAAGGATTGCTGGCGCGGAACAAGCGCATGGCTTTCCGGATGTCCCAGCCGACCGCATCGATGTGGTCCGGCCCGAGTTGCTCGATCACGTTCGGACGTTCTTCAACGCTCAGGTACCATTCGGCAGGATGGGCATAGATGAAGCGCACGTCCCAATCGCTGTTCGGCGATGGGAAACCCCAGGCCCGGCTTCCGCTCTCAACAGCGTAGAGGATGCGAACGTTATGCAGCTTCGACAGGGCAATGAGCCGTTGGAGGATGAGGAAACCGTTCATGGTCGTTGAGTGTCATTCCCGAATTCATAAACCCATACCCAGTCGTTTCGCTCCCATGCTTCTGGTCCGTTGATCGCGTTGAAGAGGATACGGTAACAGTCAGCGGCACTGGCGTAACTGTGGTGTTCAGTGCCGGGCACATCCCAGAACCCGTAGAACATGTTCCAGCGCACACCCTCTGCGATCGCATCGCTTTCGGAAATGGTTTGTATGCGCTCCGGCCATACGCGGCGTACAGGGTCGATGAAACGCGCCCATTTGCGCTTCATGTGGATCCCGGGTGTCCACGGAACACGCTTCTCATCGTCATCGCCATCCATGTACACGAGGTCGATATCCTCGTCCGTGGCGCGATACAACGGGATCCAGATGTGGAACTCTTCTACGCCCGGGTCGTTCTCTTCGATGGGACGTCCATCGATGAGCTGTGGATAGTAGCGCGTGCTGTCAGTAGCCATCAGCTTATGCGTCTCGCGCCACCAGATGCGGTCACCTGGTTCGATCCGCGCCCTTACCCGATGCACGGTCTCATCATTACCCCAAGGCAATGGAACCTTGAGATACTGCAGAGTGTACGCGTTCCCAGCAAGGGTATCGGGGAACCCACGGTCTATGTATGCCTTACTCAACTGGAGGTCGCTCCAGCTTTTCTGGTATGGTACACACCCATAACCGTCGATCGTACTGTTGCGCAGCGTGATCAATCTACGGGTCTGGGTCTTGCGCAACGCATGTCGAGCCTGCACCATCGGCGCGCTAAGGAGTAGTCCGTGCTCTTTCATTCGCTCCGGTCGTTATAGGCATCATCGCCAATTGCGCGGCTTCCATAGTCCGGGTCATCCATGCTCGTCACCAGGTCGCTGGCCATCTGCTGGCAGCTCTCCTCCAAGCTGGCCACCTGCTTCTTCAACTGCTCGTTCTCCAGTGCGATCTGGCCCACGAACTCAAGCAGCGTATCGGCGCCTGGCGGCTCGGGTAGAATGATCAGCACGGCGCGGTGCGTTTCGATGGGCATACCGCGCCGATCGAAACGCACCGCGCCGATATTCATATCGGGTAGTCGCATGATCCCGGCATCCACATGACCGTGGATGATGCGGGGTTGGGTATGGGTCAGGTTGTTCATCACTTCACCTGGTTCGTTCCTTGTTCCTGCTCGTAAACATGCTTGCACGTCCGGCACCGCCACACGGGCGGACGGGCAAGGCTGTCCATGATCTGGATCTGGCTCTTCTGCCGGCACTTGGGGCATGGCGGCGCCGGCTTGCCACGCACCTGCAGGTCGCGGGCTATGTTGGCCTCCAACTTCCAGTTCTCGGCGGTCAGCTTGACCACTTTGGTGATCTGGTCCTGATCCACCCACGCGTTCAACGCCACGTAGAACCTGTCGTTCACACGGTAGCAGTGGTGGGTCACATCCCCTGCGGCAACCAGGTACTGGTTGTCGGGGTCATAACGGCCCAGGAAGTGCGCTTGCTCTTCCTCCGCCACCGGATACCGCTTCATCTTCGTGCTGAAGAAGTGGAACAGTGTAGCCACGTCTTTCGGGTGTAACCGATGGAACCACTCGTTCACCGCGCGTTGCATGATCTCCATGCGCAGGCCCGTACCAGCTCCCCAAGCGGCTTCGATCAGCACGCTGTACGCGTGAACGTCAAGGGTAAGGGTGATCATGGGTTCAGCGCTCTTGGGTCCAACACCTCCGCATCAACATCTTCTGTCCGTTGCGGCCGTCCCGGCGCATCACGGCCTTCCGGGATCACGATCTCAATGCGCACCTCCACGGCCGGGTGATACGGACGGATGTACATGGTGAAGAGTTGGCGCTTCAGGATCTCCGCCCCGAGCAGCATGATGACCTTCTGCCTGATCTCGGCCTCCACGTGTTCCATGATGCGCGGGTCCCATGTGTCGCGTGTCCGATGGCGGAATTCGGGTACCGATATGGTCAGCGTCTCAATGCGCATCTCCTGGTTTCCCATCGGAACGGCCCATCATCGAACGATCTCCTCGCCCAATTCGCTGTCGCGATTGTCTTCGCGCATCATCAGGATCTTGCCCTGTAGGATCCGGATGCGCTGTTTGAGCTGCTCCTTGGCGCGTTCGGCACCACGACGTTTCTCCTCCTGTTCGCGAACGATGCGTTGGTGCTCGATCGGGTCCTTCACCATCGATGCCGTGATGACGTCCATCATCATGTTGGCCCCGGCATCCTTGTTCGGCAGGTGGTCCAAGGCATCGACGATCAGATCCACCTCCTTGTCATCAAGGGTGGCCAGCAGTTGTTTCAGGTTCATGATACAGGTTGTTGTTGGTGTTGCTCTTTCAAAACCTCCGGCCATCCATGGTGCCGCATGCCATCCAGCAGGCCGTCGCCGCCCTTGCGGCCTTTCGCCTGCTCCATGAAGTAGCTGCCGATGGGGTAGGGGCGCTTGCGTTCCAGTATCGTGCCTGTCCGTCCTACCACCTTGCCTTGCAGCCCCGCGGCAATGGTGTCCGGGTGCCCGAACGGTGTGAAGGCCCCCCATTGCTTGAAGAAGAAGGGCACCCCGGCCGCCGCGCACTCATCGCGCAGGCTCCGCACCCAATCCGGGTGCATCGGCCGGGGGCGGTCCTCGGGCTTGCCGCTCTCGCCACCCACGATCACCTGGTGGATGGCGGACCCTTCTCCTTTAAGCAGGTATCCGCCACGCAGCGCATCACCCCAAGTCGACATGGATAGTGCTGCCCCGATCTTCACCGGCCCCACCAACGGCTCCAAGCTCAGGAAACGCACCGCCGCCGGCACCTGGAGGAACTTCGGCAGCATCGCGTCCAGCTCATCCTGGCGGCTCGCGCTCATGCCCATCCACACGTTGGGGAGGAAGGTGCCTCCGCGAGCGGCAAATTGCAGGGTCTCGATGTCCTCGAACCGCTTCGACAAATAGCCCTCAGGGATGATGGTGGATAGTTGAACGATGTGCTCCTTGTCGTTCTGGTAGGCCGCCATCCGCTCCACCCGCTTCGTCAGAACGATATGGATGTGCTGCGGCGTCAGCGCCATTACCGCGAACATCCGGTCCAACCAGGCATCCGGCACCCACTCCCCGAAGATGTCCGTCATGCTGCACCAGAAGATGCACCGCGGTGACCGCCAATGCAGCGGCTTCACCAGCGTCTCCTCCAACAGCTCAATGCGCACCTTCGCCCGGTTCGGCACGCTGTACTTCAGGCCCGTACCCCAGCCCATCCAGCTGCCCTGGTTCATCTTCTCCGCGTAGCAGGCCTTGCAGCCCTGGCCGGCATGCTCACAATGCCAGCCGCGCTTTCCGGTCTCCAGGTTGTAAGCCACGATCGGGTTCAAGGTCTCACCCTTGTACCCCGGCGGGTGCGTCCATTCGATCGCGGTGCTCATGGCTAGTTGAAATGGTGCTTGATGGTGGCGAAGAGGTCGGACTTGAACGATCTCATCTCAATGCGTACGCGTTCTATCAAGGGAACGCGGCACCGCGCGAGATCATGGGGCATCGACCAGCGTATCGTCTTCTGTTTCACCTCACGGTCAATGGAATCGTACCAACGGAGCCGCATGATGGCTTCCCCGTCAAGGATCCGGATCCGGGTGCACTTGGCTTGGGCGATATGACCGAGATATGCCTGCCCCCACCAATGGTGCCACACGTCGGGCTTGCCCGGCAAGAACGCCATGCTTGGATCCACTGGGTCGGGGTCGTCCGGCAGAACCGGGAAGTAGCTCCAATTGATGGTCGTGCTCATCGCCCCACGATCTGTTGGAACTCATACGGCCGGTGCTCCACGTACGCGCGCACTTTCCGTTTCGTGGCCATGGTCACCATGGCTTTTTGCCGCGCCTCGCTTCTGTCCTTCCGGATGTGCCGCGAACCCTCCACGCCCAGCTGCTTGCGGTTCATCAGATCCAGGTCGCCCACCACCGGCGCCGAACGGTCGCCACGCACCTGCACCACGAACAGCCCGGGCGGCACCGTGCGACCAGCCTGCAGCCAAACATGCTTGGCCAGCGTCATATCCTGCGCACGACCATCCGGGTGCCGATGCACCACGTACCAGGCCTGCCGCGTCCTTCCATCTTTCCAGCGGAAGGTCTTCAGGTAGGGCTTGCCCTTGCGCGATTCGTCATAGGCCCGCTTGGCCTCGCTCATCCGGTCACGCTGTTCGGTCGGCGGCAGGAAGGGCGGCCGTTTCAAGCCGTGCCGTAGTCGGAATGCCTGTACCGAGGATGCCGTCGTACCGAAGTACACGGCCAGGTCCGTATCCTTCACCTCGAGGAAGTGGTCACGCAGGTACCGCAACTCGGCGGTGGTCCACACGCGTAGGGTCCGGGGCGCTCGTTTCTCCTTCATGGCTGCGGAATGGTCGGCGAGAGGTTCATGTACTTCAACAGTGGCGCGTGCGGCCGTATATGCCGCAGCACGCGCCACACAGCCACCAGATCATCGTTCGGTCGCATGGCCACGTTCTGCAGCAAGCGCCGGGCACCGCCGGTATCCGTTCCATAGGCGTACTCCAGGTCCACCATCCCCGGCCGCACGTTCGGCAGCACCTTGATGCACAGGTTCAGCACCCGCCCATCGTCCGTGGCCATGCTCATCGTGATCTCCCTCATAGCTGCATCGTTTCCAGCTCCGCCAAACAGCGGAACCGCGTTCCATCCATCACCTCGTTCCGGCTCTTGTGGTGGTGGCCGAACACCCACAGCTCCGGCCGGTGCACCTCCAAGCAGGCCTGCAGGATGTTCGTCGTCAAGCTCTTCTCCTCGATGCCGAAGAGCGCCGCATTTACCGTATGCGGACAATCATGGCTCACCACCACCTTCGGCTTCCATTCGGCGAACAGCTCCACCAAGGCCGAACCCTGCGCATAGGTCAACTCCTCCTCCTCGAACCAGGGCCAGTCGTTCGCCAGGCGGAACTCCTTGTCGATCGAATGGGCGCCGCGGATGTAGCAGATCCCATCCTCGAACAGCCAGTTCCCCAAGCTGTGCGGCGCATGCAGCATGGGGTAGTAGTCGTGGTTGCCGAACAGCACGCGGTGCTTCCGCGCATCGATGTTCAGCCGGTGCCACTCATGGCTTTGCTTGAAACCGAAGTCGCCCACCTGCACGCTGGGCCCATCGATCCGGTGCGTCACCAGCTTCCAGTACTGGTCCACCTTCCCGTGTACATCGCCGATCAGCGTCTGGCTCTTCATCGGCCCGAAGGTGACCTACCCATCCACCACCTTACATGACGCTCGCTCCCGTCACTTTACCGCTGGCCCCACCGCACAAATTCAGGCCGTATCGCCGTTGCCTCAGCGCCATTAGCTCGTTAGTTCATCCCCGCACGCACCAACGCCCATGACGCGGTTGTCTCAGCCCGAATACGTCACGAAGCCACCACCGCACGCACCAACAGTTCAGATACAGCGTGCGGTGGGTGTCCACGATCAGCGCGCCTGCCTGCCGGTAGGCAGGGGCCAGGCGGTCGGCGTGCTCGCGCGTAGAGCCTGTGCGGTAGCCGAACGTCTGGACTTTGATCGTGGCTCCTTTTGGGCTCCACTCTTTTGGAGTCAAAAGGGTGGAAGGGAAGAACCTTCACCGCCATCATTCCCAGATCGGCAGGGAGGTCCACAAGCTGCTCGCTCAGGCAGTGCTTGCACCGGAACACCGGCTGCGGCGCGGTCGCATCCAGCACGCACCAGGGTTGCACCTTGGCAGAGCGCGTCAGCGAGCGGGGAGGGGTAACGGTGTTCATGGGTCAACCTTCAATAGTTCCACACGTGCACGGCACCGGATGAAAGCGATGTTCCGGGTCTGCCATCACGGCTTCGAATAGCTCCCGGCTCTCCATCCGCCCCCGGAGCAGGCTATACCCATCCACCTGCACCCAGGTGAGGCCCACCAAACCCGCGAGCATGGCAGAGGACATCGAAAAGCCCCAAGCCTCAACCTTATGGTTCTCGTAGGTGATATCCTGGCAGCGCATGGTGTTGTTATTCCCGTCCATTCGTGTCCATTCGCGGTTCAAATACCTATCACCAGAACGTTTCAAGCAACCTCCCCATGATCCACTCCGGGATCGGCGGGGTCACCGCGTTACCAAAACCCTTCACCATCTCAGCCTCCGTCTCATCGCCGGTCACGGCGAAATCGTCCGGGAAGGCCATGCCTTTCCGGTGCTCGTGGCTGCGGAACATCCTGTAGTACAGGTCGTCGATGCTTTCCGGGATCGTATGGCTCTGCACCAGCGCGTGGCTCTGCTTCGTGCGGAAGGTGGGGAAGGGGTCCACCACGCGCTTGTTCACGTCGCCGCCATTGTAGTAGGCACTCACGAACGCGTTCATCGTCACCAGGCCGTGGTGGTTCCCCTCCGCGCTGATCGTCGTCAAAGGCTCATCGTAGCCGTGTGCGGAGGTCTTCAGGTGCGCCTCCGATGTGCCGCGCTGGGTGGCGATGAATCCGGGTGGGTAGGCGAAGCCGCCGGTATGTCCCGTCGTGAACGAGCGGAAGGCGTTGGCGCTGGTACCATGCTGTCCGTTCTGGTTGAACTCGAATCCACTGTCGATGATCCAGGGGAACACCACGCTCGTCGCGTTCTTCGTGTGCAGCCCGAACATCGGCCCGGTGGCGGCTTCACGGATCCTGCAATCCACACCGCTTCCATGGCTGTTCTTCAGCAGCATCGGCACGTTACCATACTTCTTCCAGCCGTGCTCGATGCGCCGGCGTGTGTTCTCCACCAAGGGTTTCTTCCGGTCGCCGATCCGCTCGGCCTTCACCGTCCAGTCGATGGCGTTGAAGGCGGCATAGTAGTACGGCACCACCACCTGGGCGCAATGGCTGCACACGTAGTCGTATTGCACGCCATACACGGCCTTGGGTGAGTGGCCGGGCTTGAATTTCTGCTGGCTCTCCACGTCACGCTCACAGCGCGTGCACCACGCCTTCGGGCGGAACTCCAGGTCCGGCTTCTTGTTCCGCTTCTTGGTGAACACGAAGTAGACCCGGTCCCGGCTCTGCGGGCAGGGGTGGAAGAACATGGAGTTCAGGTGCAGCTTCTGGCAGCGGTAGCCCAGGCTGTCCATGTACAGGCGCCAAGCCTCGTATCCGGCCCATTCCACCACTTCCACCACGTTCTCCACCACCACCGCGTTGTAGTTGTGCACCTCCGCGAAATGCGGCACGCACATCATGGTCTCGCGGCTGCGGATGTCTTCGGGCTTCAATGGCGTATTGTCGAACAGCTGGGGCTGTCGCTGGTGCTTGCGTTTCTTTCCGCTGGCCTTGCTGTGCTTCTGGCAGCTGGGGCTGCTGAAGTGGATGTCGGTGCTGCAGATGCTGCGAGGGCTGATCTGCTGCAGGTCGGCCAGGTGCACACGCGCCCCAGGGAAGTTCTTCTGGTAGGCGTTCACCGCTACGTGCCAGTGGTTGGCCGCTTCCACGACCTCCAGCCCACCGCCCATCTTATCGGCACAGCTGCGTACCCCAAGGCTATTCCCGCCGAAGCCGCAGAAGTTGTCCGAGACGGTGAGGTATGTCTTCTTGCGGCTCATGCGAGTTGACCCCCGGGCTTCAAAGCGTTCAACACATAGTCCTCAATAGCCTCCAGGCACGGCAACGGCTTCGAGATGATCACCTCCTGGCGCCAGCGCTTACCGTTCATTCGCACGAAGAAGCTTCCGCCAAAGGCGTTCTTGGCGCGTTCACAGAACATCATGTCGCTCACCTCAATGGACGGGTCCTTCTCGCGCTCCAAGCGGGAAAGGAATTCGTCGCTGGGTGCGATGTGTCGAGGGTAGTTCTTCTTGCTCATGGTTCAGTTCCTTCCGAATTCCTCCAGTTCCACATTCGATCCCACGGTGCATGTGGCGTGCGTCTCGGGTGGGAACACCGCTTCGATCTGCTTCCAGGCGGCTTCCTGCACATCAGGCTCCATGCCGGTGGCATCGTAGCGCATCACCAGGCGTCCCGTATTCCACGGCTTCTCGCGCACTTCCAGGTAGGTGTATTTGTAGCGGCTCATGAGTAGATCAGGTGAGAGATACCGGCGATGATCAGCATCACAGCGCCAATGACCAGCGTGTTCCGCATCCAGTTCTCGCCGAAGTGCAATTGCATGGGAGAGAGGCTCAGAATGTGCTCGATGTCGATCCCCACCTTGTTGAAGTAGCGTACGCACTCTTCGTGGCTTTCGCCACTGCGTCGCATCTCCAAGTAAGCGATCACGTCACGTTCGTTGCTCGTCATGCCCATGGTCAACTCAGGTATTTCGTCGTCTTCATCACAGGTTCTTCATCACATGTCCCCGCACGCACCAACGGTTCGGTTACAGCGTGCGGGGACGTCCACGATCAGTCGCGCCTGCCTGCCGGTAGGCAGGGGCGCGCCCGTCCCGGAAGCCTGTGCTGCGGGCCTGCGCGGGACGGGCAGCGACTTTGATCGTGGTGCGTTTTTGGCTCCACCTTTTGCGCATTCAAAAGGTGGAAGAGAGACCGCTCCAGCTGCTTCGTGGTATGAACGAGTCGTCATCATCGCCTCAGATCCGTTGATGGTTCATCGCGCAGCCAGTAGTGCACGCGCTTGGATGGATCGTAGGCGCGGCTGTGAATGCCATCACAACAGCGCACAGCATCGGACTCACCGCGCCACAAGTGGCGCCCCGTGCGGCAACGAATGCCTTGTTCGGTACGCGTGGTATTCGCCGTGATCCAATCCTCGAAGTCTTGCAACAAGCCGCGGTGACGGATCTCGTTGAAGGCGTCAGGATCTAGAAAGCCGCTCTCGTGTTTGCACAGATAGAAGAGGTCCTCGTTGGTCTTAGCTGGAGCTAGGCGCTTGGCGAAACCAGGATCGAGCGGACCCGGCATATTGCCGACTGGTGTTGGGGAGATAGTGCAAAGTGGTTCCATCGTTCAGTAGTTGTTACCCATCGCCAGGTCCTCCTTCCAGGCGCGGAACTCACCCGCCTGCTTGCTATCCAAGGCGTACATCGTTCTTCCGTGCGGGTAGTACACCGCCTGCTCGCCTTTCTTCAGGGCTTTGCCGGTCTCGGCGCACTTGCCGTCGTACTTCACCGTGATCACCCGTGGGTCCATGTTGCGTGCCATCTCACTTGGTTTTGTCGGGGTCCGCACCGTGCGTGCCCTCGCCACCGGCGGGCACCACGGTGGGGGTGGAAGCGGAACGCAGCATCTCATCCATCTGGCTCACCATCGTGTTCGGTCCGCCCTCCAGGGCCTTTTTCGTGAAGGCGAGGATCGTCTCTCGCTTGATCGGGGCGAACACCAGCATGCCACTGGTGAACAGGTAGATCCCGCTCTCTTCGCCGCTGTCGTTCTGCAGCTTCTTATGGGTGATCGTGTGCTTCGCCATGGTTACTGTTCAAGTGTGATCCAGCCCTTCACCACCGCCGTTGACAGGCTGTTGCCCAGGTCATCGGTGAACTCCGGCGCGGCAGCATCGCTTGATGAGCACTCGGCCACCGTGAAACCGCTTTCGTTGTAGCCGGGCACGTGTATCAGGTAGTGAACACCGGCGAAGAGCCGGTTCGTATCCGCGCTGAAGTCGTATGGTGAAATGCTGCGCATGGTGTTCAAGTGGTCTTCGGCGCCAACTCCGGGAGGTGCTTCGCTACCAACCGCATCACCTGGTCGTGATTCACCACCTGCGGCGTCAGACGGGTGTACCCAAGCAACTCTTGCAGGAAAGCCTGCATCCGCCCAGGCTGTCCGTTCTGGAAGCCCTTGATCAACTCCTGCAGGCGCGAGTCGAAGTCCTGTTGCGTAACACGGTGCTCTACACCCGCATCATAGGCGCCATCCAGCGCCTTCAGCAGTCCGAGGTCCACCAGGTAGTCCTCAGCCTCAGGCGCTATCACGAGCTCCACGCCCGGACCGGTGATCACCCGGTCCAGCCTGAAGCGCTGCTCGGGAATGATGGTGTAATGCGTGCTCTTGCTCATCGCTCAATTGAACTCTTCACCGGTCTCCTTGTAAGCCGGATTGATCAGCTTCAGCACCAGCCGCGTCCCATCGCTGGCGCGGCGGTCCTCAAAAGGCCGCACCACCGCACCCTCGCGGATGTGCAACTCCGTGCCGCTCACCTGCTCCTTGCCTTCGCGGAAGGCACGCACCGTCTCCGGGTTGAACCCTCCTTCGTAGAGTACGGGCACCCACGCATCCTTCCACACCGGCTTCAGGTCCTCGTAGGTCATGCTCTTGCCGTTCACCCGCACATCGAACACGCGGATCGTCGGTTCCGTGAAGCCATAGCTCCAGTTGCCGCCTTGGCAGGGGACCAGCTCCCCGAACACCTGGAACACATGAGGGGTGTTCGGTAGGATCTCCGAGGCGAACATGTCAAGCACCAGTGCCTCCAATGCCGGGATGGCGCGCCAGTACGCGTTGCGCTCCGTTTTCGTCAAGCACAGGCCCTTCGACAACAAGCCCTTGCTCGTCACGAACTGCAGGTCGATCCCCGTATCCCAATAGAAGATGGCCTGGCTGCCATGCAGCTTTTCGGTGATCACCACGTCCTCGCCGGGCACGAACTGGTCGGCATACACACCGAACTGCTCGCAGTCATGCTGGCCGTACCGCACACCGTCCGGGATGGGCTCCACCTGCCCGGCCAGCTCGGTAGGGATCGGCGGCTCGTACCTCGTGATGCCCATACGCTCGCTCAGGTCCTCACCCACGGGGAGAACGGCGAGGTGATGGCCGGTGGCTCTGGAGGTGAGATCCTCGCTCAGGATGATGCCGCAGCTCAGTTCCCCGCGCAGCGATATCGCCTTCACCCGGTCCTTGTTCGGCCCCACCAGGTAATTGCGGAACTCATCGTGGAGGGTCCCAGTGAGCACGCTCTTCTCGGGCACGAAGACCACTTCATCCCCGTTCTGGTAGATGCCCTTCTGTACCACCACCTGGTAGGTGCCCACCTTGCCCAATTCCAGCTTGTCCGCGTTCGGGTGCGGGAACAGCTCGATACGCTCTTTCGTGACTTTCCAGTTGCTCATCTTGGATCGGGATGGGTGATTAGCGCTTCGCCGGATACAACCAGCTGTGATCGCACTTCACATCGATGTGGTTCACCAGCTTGTGGTGCAGCACCCAATTCATCGGGTCCAGCCTTACATCCGGCAGCACGGTACGCACCACGCGCAGGGCGTTGGACTTGGGTAGGTTGCTGGGGAATACCAGCGTGATCATCCGGTTCATCATGGTCGTTCCGGCTATATGTGGCAGTCGTACATGCTGATCATGGCATCGTCCGGGACCTTTTCCCAGATCTCCATGAACTGCTCATACCAGCGCTTGTCGTCGGTGTCGTTGCTCACTATCCCCCACCAACCCATGCTGCCGCGTTCTGTCCATTCGCCGTTCCAGAGGATGGCATGGGGCGCCATGCGCTTGACCACCATGCGTTCGATGTACGCTTGGCGGTCCTGACCGTAGTCCTCTGGTCCACCCATGTCGATGTTCGCCTTGTTGTAAGCGATCACCATGGGTTGCGAATGGTATTCTTCGCGTGCTGCTTTGATCGCGGCCTCGCCGTGCTTGGCAAGGATCTCTGCCCAAGGGGTGGGCCATGGCAATCCTTCGGTCGCTTTTGCGAATTCGTCATACCAGCCCGCCGCGTCGCTTGCGAAAGACGACCTCATTGCGTCAAGATCGATGGCGTCTTTGCGGGCTCGGTCGATGCCCGTTGCATTGTCGAATGCGCCGGCAACACCATTCTCGCCCGTTCGTCCGGGCTTTAGTTTCAAGCGGCCACTGAAGCGGCCACCGAGCAAGTACCAGTCCCACTTGGACCGAGGATTATAGGTAGTCTCTTCGCCGTCTTCATTCTTGTAAGGATCAACCTCGATGTTCTCGTCGAACGGAGCGAGTTGTTCTTCAGGGTTGTCCCCGATCACCATCACTGTGTAGTGCGACATGCCTAGTATTGTTAGTGTTCGTGGTTATTGGCACCGCGTGCCTGCACCCCGGAAGGCACCGCGGTGCTCACCGGCGCATCCTTGTGCATCGCATGGCCAACGTCAAGCACCTGCGTCAGGACTTCCCCCAGCGTCCGCCGGCGCCGATGCTGCTTCAGTCGCTCCAGCAATACCGGATCACCGAGCACCAGCTCCAGCGCCGTTTCCACCAGGTTGTTCGGGGTCCGCTTCAGCTCCTGGGCCAGGTCGTGCACCCCCTTGTGCACCTCGATGCGCAGCCGCAGGGGCAGGGCTATCCGTTCCGGGCGGGTGCTCATGGACGGGTGGGTTGCGTATAGGCCTCGAATCGCTTGCGCTCCTTCTCCGTGGCCGGTCGGAGTTCATGAGCGCGCGCAGCATCGCGCCGTGCATTGTAGATGAAGGTTTCGCGGTGCCGCTCATCGCGCACGATCTCGCCATCCCGTAGGTCCGGCACCGGCTTCAGCGTCTTGATCACGATGCGAAGTAGGTGGGCACCCACGCCGCACTACATGACCCTCGCTCCCGGCACTTTACCGCTGGCCGCAGTACGCAAATTCAGGTAGCTTGCGGTATGGACACCTTCCTCGCGATCGTTCAGGCAATCTCGGCCTGCGCCATGGCCTTCTTTTCCTACAGGCTCTACTACGTCAGCGATCAGCAACGGCAGCTCATAGCACGCCAGGTCGATTCGGACCAAGAAGCCGAACGCGGACGGCTATTCGGCGACCACCTGGAGTTGGTGGAAGGGAACTTCCTGACCATCGAGCTTTTGAATGGTGGTAGGTTGCCGCTGGAGGCGTATGAGTGGAGGATCGGTGTTACCGACCATGAAGGGATCTCGGCAACGCCCGGCAAGAGCATGAACAGAGGTGTGCTGGGGAGGGGGAGTAGGATCATCCTTCCCGGGGAACGCGGATCGATCAGGGTGAACTGGCCGGAAGTGCCCAAGCGAGCGAGCACGCCTACTTGGGATGAGCCCTGGTACATGGAGATGGAGTTCACCTACACGAGCTATGGGAAGACCTACAATTATCGTTGGGCTTGGTTGATCAAGGAACCGTCCCGAGACTTCGATCCAACGAAAGGGGAGAGGTACGTTGGCTCGGGTTACGAGCGGGATCTGCCGGTGATCCACCCATGACCAGCTCGCGTACGCCACCGCGCTGGAACATCGTGAACCCGATCTGGTCCTCCACCTGCGCCACCAGGTCGATCGCCTCGGGATCGTGCTTCGCCACCGCCCGCAGGTCGTGGTCCGTCATGTAGATGCACACCCTGCAGCTGAACCGGCGAAGGTGCTTGTACACCGGGTGCGTTGGGATCTCCCGTTCGCGTAGGTAGGCCCATACCTCCGTCTCCTTCCAGTGTAGGATCGGGTTCCACTTCCATACCGTGCGGCGGTTGTTCGTCTCCCGCCGGTCGCGGCAGAGCATGGGCAGCTTCGCCCGGCTGCTGCTCTCTTCCGCCCGCAGGCCCATCGCGCTCACGATCACCGGATCGGTAAGGTTTCGGCGGATCCAGGTGTTCACAGGATCGCGCTTCAGGTCGCTGGTGCATTGCCGTTGCTGCATACCCGGGAACTTCCCACGCTTCTCGGCCATGCTCAGCAGCGTCTTGTTCGGGTTGCGCACCACATGAAGCGGCAGCCCGAACCGGTCCACGATCCCACGTGACCACTCGATCGCGTCGGGATGCTCCCAACCCGTATCGGCCATCACCACGTGCTTCGGAACATCCGGATGGTTCTCGCACACCCAAGCCAGCAGCGCCGTGCTGTCCTTCCCTCCGCTGAAGTTGATCACGAGCTGCATCAGGCGGTGGCGGGTTTGGCCATCATGGCCGTTGCATAGTCGAGTTTCACAGCGAGGTAGAGCCGGCGCTGCGCCCTTGGGTGGTGACGGTGGCGGAACTGATGTTCAATGCCTTCTTCCAGCAGAACGGTACCCATGTATTGCCAGGTCTCGCCGGTGGATGGATCAAGGTCGCGACGATCGCTCTTACCATAGAGGAGGATGTGCTTCGAATCGAAGTACTTCCAGAGGACCGGCCACGCTGGTTCATCGCGCTCAACGAATACCAGCGTTCGGTTTCCGGGTTCATTGCTGAGAGGCATGGCGTTTATTGGGATGGCGCCATGCCTCTCAAGCGGATGGCTCGGTGAGGAACAGGTCGAACTGGCCCGTACTGTCCTTCCGATCGGCGATCAGGTTATGGTGAACGGTACGCTCATGCAGGGCGCGATGCTCCGCAAGTGCTTTCGCTTCCCAGGCTCGCCACATGATCTGGAGGCGCTGTAGTTCGGCGACGTGGTCCTCACCGCGCACGATGGTCCGCTTACCGTTCGGTCCGGGGGCGAATTGGGCTCCGGCACCGTATTGCCAGTGGATGATGGCATCCGCCTTGTTCCGGCGCTCCAGGTGTGTGCTCTTTCCCCAGACCTGGTGCTCGCTGGGCCGTACGCACTGTACCCCGGCTTTTGCCCGGCAGGTAGGGCAACTGACAAGATGGGCCATGATAGCGCCCTTGAACGGTTCGCGTGCGTTGATGAAATCGACGACGCCCTCCTGGTCGGGAGGAGGGATCCGCACGAGCCATTGGGTTTCGCTGCCGGCCTCCCAGCTGAAGTCGCCATGCCAGCTGCGGTACCAGAGATAGAAGGGTTCCCCGGCAGGTGTATGAAGGGTATGTACGTGCGGCGGCGGCGTGCCGGGCACGTCATCCAGCTGTTCCATGCGCTCGTACTTGCCTTTGCACGGGCAGGGCCACGGCGCTCGGCGGTCACCATGCACGGCGTAGGAGCACTTGATGCAGCGGAAGATGGTGCTCATGCGATCGTGCTGAATTCCCTCCTCAGCTCCTTGTGGTACCCTTTGAAGGTCTCGATCAACTCCCGGACCGTCCGCCGCCGGAAGGTCAAACACACCGGCGCATCAGGCCCGTGCACCGTCATCACCAGGAAAGGCTCATCACCGTTCCTCGGTGCGACCACATCGAAGGAGAGGTGCGTCTCCTCCTGGCCTTTGGGTATCACTTCGGTCGGCATCAGAACAAGCGTTGTTGGTCGGGGTCGGTCCCGGGATTCAGCTCCTTGAAACGATACTCGCATTCCGCCTTGGCCAGCTCCACCACTTCAGCCTCGCTCAGCAGGTTCAGCATGCTCTGGTGGCGGAACACCGAGCGGTAACCCGTTTCGCTGCTCGCACGACCACCGCACAAACTCAGGTGGATCGTCCGGATCCGGTCATGCTCCAGACCAAGCCAGTTCACGCGCACCTCCACCACCGTTCCGTACGGACGGTCCAAGAGGCACAGGCTCACCTCATCGGATTTGGGGAACAGGTAGCTGGCATAGGTCGCAGCGGGTTCCTGCACCACGCAAGCCTCCTCCGCGGTCATGTCAGGCAGGTCCCAGAAGTCGATGGGTTCGGTGGGATGGGGTTCATCCACCACCACGGTGCTCACCGCGATGCGGAGGGCCCTGTTCCTGCAACCATCCCCAGGATCATCATCGGCCGTCTCCGCATCGCAGTGGAGCATCAGGTGTCCTTCATGTTCCAGCGCTTGTGGCTGTATCAGGTGGAATCGCTCCACAGGCTCGGCCACCCGCAGCCGATCCTTGTCTACCACAGCAACCGGCGGTGCAGCGGCCCACTTCTCACAGATGGCCACACGATGGCCGGCATGCGCCATGGCCGGTAACACAGTGTCAAGCTGGGTCGCACCGAACCGCACATGCCTCAAGGTGCGCAGGCCGTGCGTCAATACCGTCATGTTAACCTTCGTGTGAGTGAAGAGCAGGAGCGCGTCGCTCTTGAACGCATGGTAGGCGCCGCCCATGTGGTAGAGCACCACCAGACCGGGGAACTTCGACTTGATCCGCTCGAGGTCCCGCAGTACCTGCACCAGCTGCCACGCGGTCATCAGCTTCAGCAGGTCGCTCTCCGGCCAGTCCTGGACCGGCTCGCCGCGATGGTCATGTTCGTTCCCGTAGAGCGTGTTGGGCTCGGCCAGCAACCGGTGGCGCAGCAGATCTCCGAACTGCAGTAGCAGCAGGTTCACCTGGTCATCTTCCGCGCGACCCTCCTTGCTGCACTTCGGGCACGAGAGCTTCCGGCTATGCCCCCAAAGCGTCCAGGCATTGGCACCCGGCTTGTTCGATACGCGGAGCTTGCGGGAGTTGCAACCGCAGTAGTCGCATTTTCGGAATGGTTCGGTCATCGGGCGTGGGTGTCGGTTCACCCACAGGGACCGACACCCACGCTGATCGGTCACGCTGCATTTGTTCCCACCCCATCGCCCAGAACGTAGTTGTCGCAGCCCATGCAGGTCATTACACCATCCCCGCACGCACTCACCTATCAGGTGCAGCGTGCGGGGATGTCCACGATCAGTGCGGGCCAGGCGGTCGGCGTGCTCGTGCGTAGAGCCTGTGCGGTAGACGACCGGCTGGACTTTGATCGTGGTGGCTTTTTGGCTCCACCTTTTTGCCACCAAAAAGGTGGAAGAGAACTCACTCGAGGCGAAGCCAACCACCCCATCACCCACAACGGAGCCTCCATATCCCACCTGCTCACACATGCCTCCCCCCTTGAAAAGGCCCGAACCGCACGGTTCGCCCATCTCGCACGTTGATCACCCAACCGCCGTTCACCCGCGTTGCGCTGTGGCATATGCTCGCGCCGATCGCCTCCTCCGGCGAGCGGTACCGCCGCATCACCATCCGCTTCTTCGGCTCCATCACTGGCAAGCCCTCAACGGAGGACTGCCCGACCGCCAGGGTGCCCAACAACACCCAATCGCCCTCGTTCGGACCGCCCGGCCAATTTGCCGCGTCCAGGGCATCAGGACTCGGAGCACCCGGCTCTTGTCGTACCTCATGCATCACCACCCCGGTTGCAGCTCGTTCAGGTCATAGATCTCCACGCGCCGCTTCGCGCTCAGGATCGCCGGGTCGTCGTACGCGATCATCGGCGCCACCCCCAGGTCCGGCTTCCGGCAGCACGGGATGTTGATCAGGTAGCGGTAGCCACCACCGCGTATGTTCGCCACGCTCATCTTCAGGCTCGCGTGGCTGTGCACGTGTACGATCAGCACCAGCGGATCGCGGAAGTTGCTATCGGAACTGAACTCCTCGATGGGAAGGCGCACCGGTAGCACGCGGTCCATGCGGTAAGGACCCGGGCGCATCACTGGATCGATCCCGTAGCAGTTCCAGCGGGTCAGGTGAGCGAACAAGGCGGTGGTGCGCGGCACGTGCCCATCACCCACGCAGAACACGCTCACCGCCGGATCATCGCGCAGCACCGGCACACGCGGCAGCACATGCTCGCGCACCGCGTTCCAGGCGCCCATGCTCTCGCTCACCTCTTTCGCGTTCGGGAACAGCTTCGCCGCCAGCAGGTCCGGAGCACACCGCAACCGCATGAATTCGTCCAGGTAGCGCAGGCTCATGGTTTCAGTCCGAGTAGTTCAGGTCCGAATTCCCAAGGCACGTTGGCGATGACCGGGATCTTGGCGATGGCAGATTCGCCATGGAGCGATACGATCTGCTCTTTGGTCACCACGCGCCATACGGCAGCCTGTAGTAAGCGGCCATCGAAATCCCGGACTTCGTCCGTAAGACGTTCGCGGAAGTCGGTCCGGGAGCGGTTGGTGAGGTAACGCAGGCTCATGATCTATCGTCGTCTTTCGGCCTTTTTGGCGGCCTTGTATCGTTTAGCTAGAGAATGCTTCCTGGTCATGCGGTGGGCGATGTGCCACCCCTTACAGATCTTGCAGCGGTAGGCCGTCACCCGCTTCATCGTCCTTACCCGGTGATGGGCTTCACCACGCGAGAGGATCTCTTTGTCCTTATGGGTGCAGTAGCCATTCATTGGTCAACAGCGGTCACATATTCCCGCACGCACCCACCTCTCAGGTGCAGCGTGCGGGGACGTCCACGATCAGCGCGGACCAGGCGGTCGGCGTGCCCGTGCGTAGAGCCTGTGCGGTAGACGACCGACTGGACTTTGATCGTGGCTCCTTTTGGGCTCCACCCTTTTGGAGCCAAAAGGGTGGAAGAGGTGTTTGTATGGCCTCGCATCATCCATGCATTCATAGTAGCAAACGCACCGTGCGTGCCCTCGCCCCGGCAGGGCACCACAAGGGCACTGATCAGCCATGTGCTCACCCTTGCCGCCATAACCTGTCCTCGTCCACGTTCGTGTTCGGAGCATCGCCTTCCTGTTGTCCCGGCAGGTACGGGATGCCCTTGCCCGTTGCATTCCAGAAGCGCATCCCGTGCATCGGGCAGGTCAACACCCCATGGGCGTCGGGTTGCACCTGCGCCATGTTGAAACCCTTATGCGGACACTTGCCGTTGCGGAGTGCCTTGCATGGCATGCGATGGATGGCCTTGCCGATCAGGACCACCGGCGTGCGCTGCTGTTCGCTCGGCTGACTGCGCAACACCCGGGCGCCGATCCAATGCAGCTGTTGCGTGGCGTCTTTCTCAACGAGGCATACGACCCGCCCCGCCTGGTCGTTCGTGAAGCGGCTGTCCACATGGAAGTGGCGCTCTACCTGACCGTCGTGCTCATCGGTATGCGGTGGCCACATCACCGGCACCTGCCAGACATTGAACCAGCCGTGGCCACCGGAACCGATGAGGGGCTGTCGCTCGAAGCGCACGACATGCGGCACGAGCAGCGTCTCACCCACCTCCAAGGGGCGGTTCACGCGGTGTACCCGTTGCAGCTTGTTGGTGATCATGGCAACATTGCAGCACACCCCTCCCGCACCAACGCCAGCACCAGCCCGACCACGATCGCCCAGCCAAGGGCGCGGATCATCCATTCAGGGTAGCGGGGGTGGCGGTAGTTCGTCATGGTTCAACGGTTCCTTGGGTGGTGGCGGGCTACACGGTGGAAAGAGATCCCCGATGGTACGCAGCGCATGCGGTCCACATGCTTCCGCTCGGCCTTGGTATAGTTCACGGCGGTCTCCTTACTCGCCTCCTCGTTACGGTAGGTGCTGGCCTCGCTCACCTGATCGGCCAGGCAGAAGTACACCTTGTTACCCTCGAAGGGGATCCATCCTTGTTCCAGCAGCCTCATCCGTGGCCCGGCGATCAGGTACAACCGGCGGGCAGCCGTTTCGCTCTGCACGAAGAGCGCTACGCCACCTTGCTTGATGTATGGGGCGCCGCGCAACTCAGCTGGGAGTTCGCGAAGGTGCGAGGGTATCTCACGGCGGCCTTTCATGGGCTAATCGTGATCGGACGTTGTTCCATTAAGGCGTACTCGAGTTGCTTCATGGCTTGCGGCGCCAAGGTGATGTTGTCGGTCTCCAGGTCGTCGTTGAGGATGTCAACCGCTTCACGCACACCGGTCACGCGGTTCACGAGCTCACCGCGAGCGGTCACATAATGGCTCTGGCCTTCCTTCGGTTGGGTACCGGCTTTTCGCACCCGCACGGGCCAGCCCGTCAGGCGGTCCCGGTACACTTCACCGGGCTTCAGCTCATGCACCTGCAGGCGGTACCAGATCTTGCCTTTTTGTGGCGGCGGCGGTGGTGGCGCCTCGTAGTCAGGCATTCCGCGCTGGTCCGTGAACCAATAGGCACGGCGGAATACCTGATCGAACTTGTATGCGAGCACGAGGCTGACCACCCCGCAGAGCGCACCCAGCCCGAAAGTGATGGCAGTGGTCATGGCATCAGGGTTTGAACTTGTCTTTCACGTATCGGATCCAGGAGAATCGGAGGCTCCAGAACAACCATGCGAGGCATATGGCTCTGCGTATGGCTTGCGCCTCATGAATGCGTTGCGTCCGGAACTGCAGGTAGGGGAAGGGCGTGAACAAGGTGTCCACGCCCTTATTCCGATACCGGTTCAACAGTTCAAGCTGCACTGTGATCACTTCTTCATCTTCATGTCAAGGCCCAGGTCGTTAGCGGCCTTAACACCCATCAGCTCAATGAATGTCTGCATGCTGCCGTTGCTTCCGGAGCCAGCCCCACCGCTCAAGAATGTCGGTGTGATGGCCGCACCGTTCTCTTTCCAGGCCGCTGCCCAGGCCTTCTGGCTTTCCAACCAGGCGTCGAGCTTCGGGTTCAACGCACCGTCCGCGCTCATGAGCAATCGCTTCTTCTCGGCTTCACCTTCACCCTGGAGGATGGATCGACGCTTCTCGAATTCAGCAGCCTTCATGTCCAGTTCGGCCACTTCCTTGCGCTGCGTTGCATCGATCACCGCCTTCTCCTTCTCTGCGTTACGCTCCGCCTGCACCTTCGCGATCCGCGATTCAGCATCGGCAGCGGCCGTCTTCGCATTCTGCTGCGCAACAAGAGCCTCAGCCTTGCTCGTGGCGATCGCCATCGTCATTTCCTGCTGCTTGGTCAGCTGGTCTTGTACCGCCGGACTGAACACGATCAGGCGTATCGCGGGTGTACCGATCTTGACGTTGTACTTGGCGATCTCCGATGGAGCCTGCCGGCGGAAGCCCCCGGGCGCGTTGGTATCGTCAATGCGCTCGGCATACTTCACCACCACCGTATCCTTGGTCAGGGCATCGGCCTCGCGCATGCTCTTCACGCGGGTCTGGTAGAGCCCATTGCGCACCATGTCCTCGATGTAACCGATCAGGTCACTGCGGCGTTCGGCGTTCGCCTCGCGGCTCGTCATCAACGATCCCACCTGCGTCACCGAGCTGATGATCTGTTTCCGGATGATCTTCTCCCTGAAAGCCTCCCAGCTACCGTGCTTCTCCTGGATGGCCAGGATCGTTTCGCGGTCCATGGGCATCTCCACCGGCACCGTCCCGAACAGGTAGGCTGTTCCGTTGTCGTTGAACACGACCTTGATGCCGTACATACTGCTCTTGTCACCCTCCCACACCTTCTCTGAGGTGAAGTCCTCGCGGTTCTGCTCAGGCACGTCGAAGTCGACGCTCTCGAACTTCGGATAGTCACCTACATGGTCCCCGAGGTGCTGGTTCTGCCAGCCCGGTTGGGTGTAGGTGTACATGGTGCCGCCGGGCGTCTGCACCACGTAGATGCGATCGGCCGGTACGTTGATCACCATCTTGTTGCAGCCGATCATGCCGGCGAAGAGGAACACTGCGGTTGCCCCTATGAGGAGGTGTTGCTTTTTCATTGGTCGGAGTTGGGTTTGTCGTTGTTCTTGCGAGGGTTGTTGAGGATCTTCCATACGTACCAGAGGAAGAGGGAGGCCAGCGATAGGCCTACGGTGAAGTAGAGAATGCGGATCATCGTTGTCGGGGTTGAGTTGTTGCGACGGGGTTCATCAGCACGAGTACGGGGGTGCTCGCGTCGGGAGCATGCCGGGATCGGAACTTCAATAGCTCCACGCCCCACATGGCTTGGGATGGCTCTTCATCCGAGAAGAGTTCGAGGTCGGCGATGCGGATATTGACCTCCGCGAGGGTGTCATGCAATACAGAGCAGTTCCGAATGCGGACATGGGCATCAGGATATCCGAGCAGTTCAAGTGAACCGATCAAGTCGCCTGTTCGATCGTGGATATCGCCACGGCCGTGCTTCACCTTTACGGTATACCCGAGATCTTCCAGCTTCTGTATGAGCAAGTTGTCGGTCATCGGCTTTCGTTCATGTTCATGTCCATTCCAAGCCCTACCCACCATTACAGCACAGTCGGTCGTACTCGTCCCAAGCCGCCTGCACCCTCCGGAACTCGGCCGCATCACCGGTCGCCGCGTTGTCCGGGTGGTAGCGTTTCACCAGCGCACGGTACTTCGTCCGCACCTGCTCGTAGTCATCACCGGCCACATAGCCCAGCACGGTTTGCCAGTCACGGGCGGCGGCTTCGGTGTTCGGTGGCAACGCGCGGAAGCCGGTGAAGGCCTGCCCCACGATCTGCGTGCATCCGTCGCGTTCCATCTGGCGCAGCGCGTTCACCGTCCGGGCCAGCGCGTAGATGTTGCAACCCACCTCATCGAAGGTGTCGCAGGGCAGTACGTGGTCAGCCCCCTTGCGCTTGAAGTACACCGCCGCACCGGTATCGGTGGGCTTCGACTGATTGCTGCGCGGCAGGCCGTCCAGGCGCAACGCCAGGTTCGTGCTGATCACCACATGGGTCGCACCCATACGGTCCAGTTCCAGCAGGAGCTCATCCACCGAGCTGGCAACGCTCGGCTTCTTGTTCCAGCTGCCGAACCGGCTCCGCCGCGGCACCCGCGTGCGCGGCCAACCGATCGGCCAGGAGAGGGGATAGGCCTGGTTGCTCATTTGCCATAGACCTCAATTACGGCGTGACCTATGGCCACGACCACTGCCAGCAAGAAGAATGCGCATAAGAAGATGGTTGAATCATCCGCTTCAGCCATGAAGTCCCAGAAGGTCCGTCCGCGTTTCTCGTTAGCCATCGTTGTTCAGTTTCGTTCACACGCATTCACGTCCATCTCCGTCCATTCCCGGTCACCTCACATCATCCCGTTCCGCTCCAGCGCCAACCGGGCGCGCACCATGAACAGGTCGTTGGTGGTCATTCCGCGTGGCTTCCCATCCCGGAACCGCACTTCCATATCATCCCCCTGCACATCCGCCCAGTTCACATCCTGCTGCAGCTGCAGCTTTCCATCCACGCGCTTCACCGCCAGCAGCCCTCGCGCACTGTTCTTCGTGCCGTTGTCCGTCTTCGGCTGCTTGTAGATCGTGCGGCCCGCGCCGTTCACCTCGCCGTAGGTCGCCTTCATCGCGAACCCGTAGGTATCGCGGGTCACGTATTGGTAGGTGTAGCTCCCGATCCCGAACACCACGTTCGTGCTCGCGAAGCCCTTCGCCTCCAGGCGGCGGCAGATCTCGTCCGCCCGCTCCACCGTGATGCTGTCCCCGTAGATCGCCCCGATATGCGGGTCCAGTTGCTTGTAGCCCTTCGCGTTGACGGTCCCACCGAAGATGTTCCAGAGCGCTTCGATCACACCGACGTTGGCCAGGTAGTGCTCGGGCTTCACCGGCTCCGTCAACCCGCACAGGATCTCCACGGGGTCACCACTATCCGGACGTATCACCACTTTCCCTTCGCGCCCAAGGATCTCCTGCTTCAACATGGGCAGGTAGCTCGCAAGAACCACCCACAGGTCCCACGTATCGCTCACGATGCTCACCACCCCTTTCGGGTACACTTTGGTGATCAGCCGCTTGAAGGTCTCGAACTCGCCCTCCTCCGTGCCCATGCACATCACGCTGTGCTCCGTCGCCGGCACGCTACCGCCCACCATGGCGTCCTCCGCGTTCGCGAGGTAGTGTTCCTCGAGGAAGTCGATCGCGGCCACCGAATCCGTACCCGTGAAGCTCAGCAGGTGACCGGCACCGCTCAGCGCCGCGGCCTCCACGCCCATCATGCCGCGCATGCTGAAGTCGTGGCCCTGCCAGGGAACGAACGCGGGGTCTCCGCCGGTCTTCTCGCACCAGGCGTCCAGCAGCACGCGGTAGCGGTTCGCGGTGGTCGCGCTGGTACAGGGTCCCCACAGCACCGCGCTCAGCAGGGTCTCCAGGTAGTTAACCAGCCAGAAGAACTCCGGCTTCGTGTTCCAGATCACCATGCACGGCACACCCATCGGCACCAGCGTCCCCTCCGGCAGGGCACGGATCTCCAGCGGCAGGTAGCCCAGGTCGTGCAGCGCCGCGATGTGCTCTACGGTCACCGCGCCTTCACCGAGGCTCGTATCCATCCGGCGCTTGTATTCGTTGCACACCGTCAGCTTCTCGCGGTCGAAGAACTCGGCATTCCACAGGTCGAGCAGGTAGGCGTTGATGAAGTAGCCCAGCCCGAACCACACGATGTGGTCCACGCCCGGCACGCGGCTCTTGCGCGGCGTCAGGTTGCTGTACACCAGGGTGGTCCCCTCCGGGTACTGGCGCCGGTGGTCCGCCTTGTAGAAATCGATCAGGGTCAGTGGGTTCTTCATCTCAGTAGGTGTTGCGTCCTTTCTCGCGCCGCATGATCTCGTAGGCGGCGCTCAGCACGTCCAGCGCTTGGTCGATCCCGGCGCGGTCGTCCAGGTAGATGTTCGCGTAGGGCTTCGTCGTCGTGCCGTACTTCAATCCGGGTAGGTTCTCGTTGATGGCCTCGATCGCGATCCGCTCCGCGCGACACGTGTGGCGGATCTCAGCATACCGCTCGGGGTTGCTCGCTGTATGGATCACGATGCGAGCGCCCAATTCCACACAAGCGCGCAGCAGGACGCGTGTGCGGGCCAAACGAGCCGTATGCACGGGTCCATCCAGGCTCCAAGGCATCAGCGTATCATCATAGTCCACGCCGATGATGATGCGCTCATGCTTCACCCACTCGGCCACCAAGCGTTCCACCTGCCAGTTCATGCGCCAAGGAGATTGAGCCAGCTCTTAATGACGCGCCCCTGCATCTGGGCCGTTTTCAGTTTCGGATCCCAGGAGTCAGTGGTGTGCACTGCCTCCAACCCTGATAGCCTCAGGTCGCCAAGCCCCTTGGTGAAAAGACCATGGCTCACGGCCAGCACGATGCGCTTCGCACCACGAACACGTAGGTTTTCGATGATCGGCAGGAAAGTCCCGCCGCCATCGCAGATGTCATCCACGATCACGCACACGCGGCCCTTCACCTCAACGTTCTCCGGAACCTCGATGAACAGCTTGCCGTTCTTAGGGTTCCGTTCCTTCTTGCACACCAGTTGCTCGTGGCGGATCATCATCTCCGCGAATGGGCCCGGCTCCTGGTTGCCGTACGCCTCATCAGCCACCATCCGCAGGAGGCGACCCTGCATGCCCTTATCCGGCACAACAAGTACCACCTGCTTCCCTTCGCCATAGACGGACTCTTCGGTCTGTATCACATTGGCCAGGAAATGCGTCGGTGCATGGTTGCGCACGAACCCGCAGGATCCGACACCCCTTTCTCCCTGAGCGATCGGGTTGTGCAGATCGAACACATGCACGTTCCTGTACCCGCTGGTGCGGAGCAGATCGATCATCACCTGCAGGCCGAAGGCATCCTCCGGAACCGCCTTGCGGTCCTGCCGCGCCTGGGGCAGGAAGGGCATGAAGAGCACAGGCCCATATGAACGATCACCAGATAGCGCGCTCGGCGCCAGCAGCACCCGCATCAACTCCGTGGGGTTCGTAGGTCGTGCCGTGAAGAGTACTTCTCTGGTCCATCCCTCTTGATGCACGTTCTCCTTGATCCGCACATGCGGCTCCACGCCGCTCGGGAAGTCGATGTAGCTCACCTCACCGGCCGTCGATGGCCCGAAAGGCTCGAAACCCGGCGTCAGGTTTAGCACCGGCAACTTGGTCCATTCAAGGTTGTGTCCCATGCTACTTCGGATAAGCGTTCGTCTTCAACTTCTTCGTTCCAGGTCCCGCCGTTCGTGGCCTCGCCTCGGCTGGCCACGTACGGCGTGCTGCATCCAGCGCAGCATACACCACCGCCTCATGACCGGTCAATCGCTGCGGCTTCATCCCTCAGTTCCGGTTGAATAGCGCCGTTACCACCCAGTTCTCCACCTTGCACACCGGACACCGGAGGATCACGTAGTTCCAATCGCGGTCATGCTCCTCGCGGCCTTCGCTGCGTTTCGCCCCGATGAGTGAATCACAACTCTTGCAAGCGAACCGCGCAGTCCGCTCCATGTGATCTGTGCTTTTCTTGATCACTTCCATGGCCAGATGAGGATTGTTCCGCTTAGCCAGACATGTATTCCAATGAGCATGACCAGGCCTTCGAGTACAAGAGCGAGAAAGACGCGGCGCAGGTGGTACTCCCTAAATCTGCTACGCAGGATCCTTGCGTCGATGATGAAGAGGTACAAGCCCCAGATGAAGCCAGTTCCTCCGATCACCAAGTGCAGAATGATTGCTACCCATGTCGGCAGCAGGAACGATAAGCCAGTCAGTGTGATCATGTCCTTCCGTTGTTCGTTGATCTATCCGTGTTCTTCCGTCATTCACCACCCTCACCTGTACCTCCTCGGCACCAGCATCTCGCGTTGCCCATCATCCAGACTATCCGGCACCAGGTCATACCGCTCATGCACGCTGTACCCCAGCTTCAGCAGCATCCCCGCCTCCGCCTCCGCCTTGCTCGCCCGGAAACCCAGCACCTCGCCATACAACCAGCTCGCACCGGCCACCACCATCCCCACCACGGGGTTCTGGGTGTAGAGCACCGCGCCGATCGTCGTACCAGCGGCCCGTAACCACCGCGCGTCGCGCTTCACATGCCCGGCATACTCCAGCGCGAAACCCGCGTTCACCACGTTCGCCGGTGGTGGTAGGTCATGCCACAGCCGTCCGTCCGTGCGAGGCTGCATCCACGTAGCCTCCACGGCACGGGCGGTACTATCCACCTGGGCGGTCATCCCCAGGCCGATCAGCAGGGCCACCAAGCAAATGATCGATCGCATCATCGGAGGGCTGGGAGTTCACAAGCCCGTAGGCGCGGCTTGTAGGTGAGGAGGAACTGGCGCATCTCGCGGTGCGGTATCCGGTTCGCGGCGCGGCCATGACCGGCCCGCACCGTACCGATCCGGCCTTGGTGCACATAGGTCTTCACCATTTCATAGGTGAGGCCGTAGAACTTTGCCGCCTCCTTGTAGCTCAACAGGTGGTCGGCGCGGTTCACCCGCTCACGCAACTCTGCACGAACGAGGATCTGCAGCTCCGGGCTCAATGTCCGGATGTCCACAGTGAACTGGTTGGGCTGGTAGTTGCTCATAGCCTGCTCACCAGTTTCTTGAAGTGCGCCCCGCGGTCCTCGTAGTCCGCGTAATGGTCGAACGAGGCACAGGCCGGGCTCAACAGCACGGCATCGCCACGCTCAGCGCAGCTCTTCGCCACGGTCACCGCGGTCCCGAGCGTGTTGCACACCACGAGCTTCGGCACCAGGCCACTGAAAGCCCGCACCAGCTTGTCCGTTGCCTCGCCGATGGTGAGCAGATAGCGCACCTTCTCCCGCACGAGGTCGAACAACGATGAGTAATCGTTGCCCTTGTCAATGCCACCCGCTATCCAAACCAGCGGGCGCCGCATCTCCTCCAAGGAGTACCACGTCATGTTCACATTCGTCGCCCGCGAATCGTTCACCCAGAACACACCATCCTTCAGCGCGATATGCTCCAGGCGGTGCTCCACCTCCAACGGCGCCAACGCTTCGCGATGGCGATCCTCACGCACATCGGCGTGGGAGAGGAGAGGTGCTTCCGTCAGGGCGTACATGTCGCAATGCAAGCAGCCCATAACTGGATCGATCATATGGCGGCATCGCGGGCATACCAACCCTCGCTCCAAGGACTTGCTCACCCTGCGAAGTAGCAGGCATCCGCATGCACATCACATGACGCTCGCTCCCCGCACTTTACCGCTGGCCGCAATGCGCAAGTGACACCCACCGCACCATTACCCATAACGAGGTTGTCTCAGACATCTCAGGTCATTGATCCATCCCCGCACGCACCAACGTTTCACGTACAGCGTGCGGGGATGTCCACCCCCGGCATCCGCCGGGGTGACCCAGCCGCACCATTACCCCAACCGCGGTTGTCTCAGCCCCATCAGGTCATTACTCCATCCCCGCACGTGCAAACGGTGCAGGTAACACGTGCGGGGACGTCCACGATCAGCGCGGGCCAGCCGGTCGGCGTGCCTGTGCGTAGAGCCTGTGCGGTAGGCGACCGGCTGGACTTTGATCGTGGTGGCTTTTTGGCTCCACCTTTTTGCCATCAAAAAGGTGGAAGAAGATCACCACCAAAGCGCAGCCAACCGCAGCGTCACTCAACCCTCGGTTGTCTCAGACCTCCCAAATACACACGATGCTCAACTCTCCAGCGCCACCCACTCCACCTCATCCCTCCGGAACTCCAGTTCATCATCCGTCCGGATCTTCACCGTCACACGGCATCCAACGGCGTGGTCGAAGAAACCCGGCATCACAGGCATGTAGGTCACGGTGCTCAGGTCCACATACCGCGGTGGTGCCACACCGGCAGGTACGTCCGCGTCACAGGCATCCAGCTCATCCGCCTTCAGCTTGGACACGATGCTCTTCGCGATCAGCTTCGTCCTGTTGAACATCTCCCGCTTCACGCTGGCTTTCGCATTGCGCGGCACGTGCTTCACCACCATGAAGGCCAGGTCCTGCAGGGTGCTCAGGTAATCCCCGCCATTGTCCCGCACGTTCTCCACGTAGTCCTCCAGCACCAGGGTGAAGTCCATCGCGGCGATGGGCTGTCCCGCAGCCATCATTTCATCCCACTCCAGCTCGTAGTAGCGCGGCTTCGCTTCGGTGTGCAGGATGTCCGGATGGCGCGTAGCGGCATCGCGGAACCAGGCGCTTATGTTCTCCAGGTTGTCCATCAGTTCGTACGTCGTTGGGCTTCCAGTTTGGCCTCCTGCACCTCATCCTGGAAGAGCTTGTGTTCCATGTAGTCCAGCACCTTCATCACGGGCTGCATCTCAGCGCTGTCGGCCTCGCCGAATACACCGCTGGCCGCCACGTCATAGGCCATGCCGTACAAGCCGGCGGGCGATCGCTGCACCTCGCCGTCCGGGTCGAACACGCGACGGTAGGTGAGGGGCAGGGTCGCGTGGATCGCCTCGCAGTTCAAGACCGTGGCCAGCTTCAACTCCACCGGTAAGGTGCGCAGGGCCTGGCCGCGTTCGGTGCGCAGGTCAGGGTTCCAAGGCGCCTCCGGTCCTTCGGGCACATAGATCAAGCCGAGCAGTTCATGGAGGACCTGCTCCTTCGCGCTGTCGTCGGCCTTGCGGAGTTCGCCAAGGAAGGTGGTGGTCCAGATCCACTGCGCCAGGCTCATGCCTTTCAGTTCGTTCTGCACACCACGCCAGCGCACGCCGTCCACCTCTACGCTGGTGAGCAAGCTGTTGGTGTACACCGGAGGTTTGAATGCCCAATCGAGCTGGGGCAACAGCCGCCATTCGAACTTCTCCACGGGTTTCCATGGCCCACTGCGATCGGTCACGTCGATCCGGTACATCAGGTCCTCCGCCGGTGGCAGGTGGCGCATGAACGGACCGGGGATGCCGGCGAGCTCGCGAAGCAGGGTGAAGCGCTTGCTGGTATCGCTCTTCAAGCTGGTCTGCACCCGGCAGATGGTAAGCAAGTGCTCGGCAGTCGCTTCCTCCCAGCTGCTCGGGAAGGTGAACGCGTGCTTCTGCTTCACGCCGTTCACCACCGCATAGATGTCGATCGTATGCATGGTCAGTGGCGTTTGCGGCTCAGGCCTACGTCGTACTCCAGCCAGTCGGGTTTCCCGTTGCTGGGCTTCAACAACACCAGGTTGCCCTGCCGGTCGAAGTCCACTTCCAAGGGTGGGTAGAACTCCACCATATCATCGCTCAGCTCGTGCACGCTCAGCCGCTTCACGCGGCCAAGCATGTCCGTGAACTTCAGTTCATAGGTGGTGTAGGCGCCGAGCTCCAGGTGCCAGGTGCCGGCCACCACTTCGTCGAGCAGCTCATCGCCGTCATGGTACACCTGCAGGTAGGCGGTATCGGCACCGGTCAGGATCCCGGTCAACACCAGCTTGCGCTCACCGGGTTTGCGTTCCACCATGGTGCGGGTCCAGTCCTGGGCGCAGAGCGGGGTGGCCACCAAGAGCAGTACCACGCCGATCCCGCGTGGCAGCTTCCGGAACGCGAAGGCGAACAGCACCAATAGGATCACCGAGAGCAGCGTCCAGAAGCCGGTGCGGTACCAGCTGGCCACGCCATCGCTGGGCGGGCAGCTCGGCACTTTCACCACGGGCGGGCAGGGTAGGCTCACCGCCTTCTGCTCCAGCATCACCAACGGCCCATCAGGTCCTGGCCGCAGATGCACGCGGGTGTAGGTGTTCTCCACCGCGAAGGGCTCCCACTTGCAGCTGGCCTCCTGCAGGTTCCTCAGCGCGACGGTGGAGGGGCGCGTCACCACCCGCTCCACCACCCGCGTGCCTGCTTGGCGAAGGCGGTCCCGTTCCATCGATACCGCAGCGGCATACGCTGCACACGCTTCCAGTACGCTGTCCACATCCACATGCTCGCTCCAGGTGCCGCCACCCATGGTGGTATCCGGCTCCAGGCGCACGCTGTCCCGCACCACCGCAAGCGGACAGCGTTGCGCCGCTCGCACTTCCGCCCGCGCCATGATGCGCTCGGCCTTGCGGCAATCCCGCTCCATCGTCTTGCGCGGGTTCGAACACGCGGAAATGAGGACCGCTATAAGAATTGCTATGACCGGGAGGTATCTCATGCCGCTGCCTTAGGTAGATCCCGGGGAACGTAGCGTTGAGCGTAAGAGATCACACGCTGCGAGAGGTGATCCATATCCTTGAGCGACATGCGATCCTTGTCCAACGCGTGGATGAGGGGTTCGATATGGCTTCGTTCCTTGAGAGGAAGGATGTTGCTCAATCCGGACAGGATGGCCAGATGGGGTTCCCGTTGTCCAGGCGTGGTGCGCGGACACATGAGCAAACCGTACATGATGTCCAGAAGGGAGGCACGTGCCCTACGGCGACATTCCTTCACGGTGTAACGGAGGCTCATTGTTGCGCGGGTTGGGTTGAACAGGAACAGTCCCGCTCAACCGCCTTACGGGGCGGTGAGCAGGCTGCCAGCATGAGCACCAAAGCCCCGTAGGCAGCAAGGTGTGTCGGGCTGTGGCTCATGGTCTCTTCAAGAATTTCAGGGTCCGCGATACCCACCCGCGCCGGAACTTCGCCTGGCTCGGGTCGTTCGCGATGATGCGTTCGTAGTAGGCGAGGCGCTCACGCACGTAGGCATCCAGGCTCACCCGCGTTGCGGCCTCCACGGTCTTCGGACCGAACAGGCCGTCGTCCTTGATACCGGCAGCGCGTTGCAACAGCTTGATCGCCATGCGCACCCCGTGGTTTACCGCGCTGTCGAAGTGGATGTCGCGTAGATGGTCAGGCACGCTTTCGCACCGCGCCGGCAACCAGTAGTGTTTCAGGTAGAGGTCCTTCGCCCGCGAGGTCGTCAGGTTCTTGATGTCCTCTTTCGGGAAGGCCCGTTTGCTGATCCCGTACTTCGTCTCACCGCCCCGGTCCTTCGGGTCGTTCACGTAGCCGCCTTCGCGCTTCAGCACGAGTTCGATCAGGGTGTTGAAGTCGGCTGCCATATCAGTTGGTCTTTGGTCCGTCCTTGCCGAAGTCGATCCATCGGCCACGCTCGGCTTCCAGCTTGATCAGGCGGCCCTTCAGGCCATCGACCATTGCGTCGAAACGGGCGATGGTCTTCATCATCTCGCCCTGCTTCTGCTCCATGCGCTCGATCAGCTCCAGCTGGGTCTGGGTGCGTTGCTCTTCCCGCGCTAGCGCGCGCTGCAGGTCGTTCACCGTGATCTCCAGGTGCTCCACCTTCCGGCTCAACTTCTCGTTCCGGTTCTTCAACTCCAGGTTCTCCACGCTGGCCTTGTCCAGCTGCTTGCGCATGATGGCCACGGTGCGCAGCGCCTTGTCCAGTTCGGGCTGTACCCACCGCTTGATCTTTATGACCATCCAGCGCCACATCAGAGTTTCATCTTCGAGGTTCGTCGTCCGTCCTTGATCTGTTTGCCCAGCTCATCCAGCCGCTCCTGCAGTTCGGCGTTCTGGCGCATGATCTCCTCCATGCGCTCCTTGTCGCTGGCCGGGTCCACCGCTTCGATCATCCGGGTCAGTTGTTCGTCGAACTGGCGCGGTAGCTCGCGCACCCGGCTGTCCGTGGCGTTCGAGCTGCGCTGCAGTTGCGTCACGGCATCGGTCAGGGTCTTGATATGGCGCAGCAGCGGCACGTACGCCGTGTCGATCGCCAGCCGACGCTCCTCGGCCATGTACTGGCGCATCAGGAGGTCGTAGCTGTCGATCGCGTCGTTGACCACCGAATCGATCTTCTGCGTCTGCGCCGTGGCCAGCGATTCGGTCTGCTCCTGCAGGTCGTCCTTGGTGGGCAGCACGCCCAGCTTGTCCTGGATGATGCCCGCGTTCCAGGCGAGGATGGTCACCGTCGCGGCGATGACGCAAGCCACCACCAGGGTCACCACCACGGTCACCACCTTCAGGGGGGTGCTCAGGCGTGTCCACACGCGGTTCAGGGTGGCTATCCAGGCGCTCATGGGTTGTCGTCGTTCTTCTGCCGGGCCCGCTGCCAGAACCACCAGCGCTTGTACCACTTCTGCGATACGTTGCTCTTGCCACGGGCTGGCGTTCCGTGGGTGGTCACCTCATACTTGGGGCGGCTGAACGTGCGGGTCTCCGGCTTCCGGTCCGCACAGGAGCTCAGGAGCACGATGGCCAGCAGGAGCAGGAAGGCGAAGAGCGCGGTGGCGAGCAGTTGCAGGCTCCGGTCGGTCGGTGGTTCGTCCTTGCGTTTCATCCGCCGAAGTAGATCGCGTTGTTCCCGCTGTTATCCACCGTGGGATTGCTGGTCGCAGGGGTCACCAGCTTGCGCAGTTCTTCCAGGTGGGCATCGGCACGCACCGCATACGACCGCGATTGCGCGTTCAGCATGTCCTTGTCCGCAGGCTGTTTGCCGCCGCTCACGGTGCTACCGCTGCTCACGCTTTTCCAGTTGGTCACCCCGTCGCTGTCGATGGTGATGGCCAGACTCACCAGCTCGGTGCTCACCGCGCTGTAGAGGATGGCCGGACGGATATGCGCGAGTTGCTCCTTCTGTTCGGCGCTCGTGGTATTCCCCTGTACAGCGGTCAGGAGGGCGTCGTAGGCGGCATCGCCCAGGAGCTTCTTCACGGGCCCCTCCTGGCACACACGCATGCTCGGGCGCAGGTGGTGCAGCAGCCACGGTCCGGCCAGTTTCAAGTAGGGCCGCACCTCTTTCATCGTGGGCACCAGGCTGGCATGGATCTCCTCGTAGAGCGGTGCGCTCGTCCAGTCCGTCAGGGTGCCCACGTTCGCCAGCAGGTGGTTGATCAGCTGGTTCAGGTAGCCATAACCCTGCTTGGTCATGCTCGCCTGCGCCGCCTTGATCCGGCCCATGTGGGCGGGTTTCAGCTCGGTGGTCTCGGTCACCGCCATGCCGCCGCTGGTGTGTAGCACGTTGGTGGTGTCGCTCTGCTCCAATGCGGTCAGGAAGGCCAATGGCCTCCGCACTTTCGCGTAGAGCGCGGCCATGGCGCCGCTCAGCGGGGTAGGGCTGTCGGCGATGCTCGCCTGGTAGGCCGCATGCAGGGCGTCGTATAGCGCAGGGCCCAGGATCTCATCCCGGAACTTCTCCTGCTCCACCAGTTCCACGAACGGCAGGAGCATGGGCCAGTTCACGCTCTGCAGGAAGGGGAAAGCCTCCGCGATGTCCTCGGTATCCTTGAACAGGGCCATCAGCGTTCGGGGTTGGCGTTGGGTTTGCGGTCCACTTGGTTCGTCCGGTCAAGGGTGGCCGCGTAGTAGTTGCTGGTCCAGAACTCGATGTCCGGGCTCCAGCCGTTGAAGTCGCGAACGATGCGCAACGGCTCCAGGATCTGGTCCATGTCGTCGCGGGCGTCCAGGATGTGGTTCGTCCGACTTACGCGGTCCTCGCTGCCGCTGCCGGGGCTGCTGCCGCTCTTGCTCGGGCTGATCCCGTGGAGGCTCGGCTTCAAGCCCATGTCACGGCACAGGATGAAGTCACCCTCCTGGGAGTCCTCGATGTAGGCTCCCTCGAGCATCGCCAGCTTGAACTCGTTGATCTTCACCAGGTGCACTTGGTCGGCGCCCACCTGTCCGGCGAGCATCGTGCTCATATAGGCGCCGGCGTGCGTTTGCTTGCTCAACCAGGTGTCAAGCAGGCCTACTTCCTTCTGCATGATGGAGATGCGCTCCTTCTCGTCCTTGCCGTGCCAGTCCTTGAACTTGGTGCTCCAATACCGTTCGTCGAATTCGATGTGGTAGCGGATGTTCATCAAGCCGCTCAGCAGCTTCAACTTCAACTCGGGGATCCGCACCAGCAGGTCGATCCAACCGTTGTCCAGCATCGCATGCCACGGTGCCACGCCGTAGTAGAACTGTCCGTCCACCAGGTCACGGATCGGCAGGATGCTGTGCCCGTGGCGGTGCTTCATCAGCTCCTTGGCCGGGTTGGAGTAGGGGTCCAGTGCGGGGAGCTCGCGGGCATCGCTGCTATACTGCCAGTCGCACAGGAAGGCTTTCCGGATCTCGCCCTTCTCGTCCTGGCGGCTCAACCTCACGTGGCTCGCGTCCTGGCAGGTGATGCGCGTGATCCGGTCCTTCCCGCGGCCCAGCGTGAACTCCACGAACACATTGGCGAACGTGTACCAATCGTTGGCGGCTTCCCGTACGTAGCGCTTCACGGCGCTGTCGCGCAGGAATGTTTCGATCTCCGGGATCATCATCCGGATCATGCGCTCCTCGCCGGTGTTCCCGTCGATCTCGATGCGCCCGTACCGGATTCCGCTGCCCAGGAACATGTCCACCTTCCGCTTGATCACGGCGGGCACCAGGCCCAGCTTGCGCTTGGCGGTGATCACCTTCTGGGGGAACAGGTTGTTCGTACCCCAATAGGCCACCTCATCACCCCAGTTGCGTTGCACGTCCAGCACCGTGGTGGGGCCGGTCTCACGCGCGGCGCTCGGTGTCGTGGCCACCACGGCGCCAGTGGTGAACATCGAAGTGTGGCCGAGCGGTATGTGCTGCACCTCGCTCATAGCACCAGCATGCCGTTCACGTATTCGATCAGCCGGATGTGCACCGGGATCGGATGGTCCTTCTCACCGCTCAGCGGACGGATGCTCAGCTGGCTGGCCTTCACCAGGTCATGCTTCGCGCCGGCCGTCTCCGCCGCTTTGATCGTGATGTGCCTGCTTCCTTTCGCCGTCCGGCGCTTGTCGCGCGTGGTGAACGTGATGCTGAACGGCACCTTCCGGCCCTGACTGTCCTTGCGGTGCATCAGGTCCATCGCCTCCGTGTAGCTGATCGAGCGGGCCATGCCACAAAGGCACCCGTCCCACGCTCGCGGAAAAACAACACTTCACCGCACCATCCGCACCGCTACCACAAACGCGGTCGTCTCAGCCCAAATAGGTCACTGCGCCCCATCCACCGCACGCACCAACGGTTCCGATGTCGCGTGCGGTGGGTGTCCGTCCCGGCCCCGAGCCGGGATCAGCGCGGGCGCGCCCGTCCCGGAAGCCTGTGCTGCGGGCCCGCGCGGGACGGGCAGCGACTTTGAAAGCCCGCCCCGGGCCACGACCCGGGGTGGTCGCCTTTTGGCTCCACCTTTTGGCGAAGCAAAAGGTGGAATAGAACTCGCGATCCGCGCAGCCCACAGCACCGCCACCATGAACGCGGTTGTCTCAGCCCCATCAGGTCACGATCCCATCCACCGCACGCACCAACGGTTCCGATGTCGCGTGCGGTGGGTGTCCACGATCAGCGCGGCACGGGCCTAAGCCGATAGTGCGGTAGGCTTGCGCGTGCGTGGCCCAGGTGCTTTGATCGTGGTCGCCTTTTGGCTCCACCTTTTGGCGAAGCAAAAGGTGGAATAGAACTCGCGATCCGCGAAGCCCACAGCACCGCCACTCATCGAAGCAGCCTCAGGCTTTCTCAGATCACCCCACCTCCTTCGCCACCAACTTCACCTTCCGCGCATGGTCATTCACCGTTCGTACCCCCGTATGCCGTCCGTTCACGAACACATTGTGCGTGGGGTACTGCTTGCGGTTCAACCAGGCCGTGGCGTAGCGCCAGTCCATCCAGCGGAAGAACCGGAACATGTAGTGGTAGAAGGTCGGCCGCTCCTCGATTCGGAGCTTCGGGCGCTTCTTCGCACGGCTTGTACGGGCGTAGCTCATGGCTGGGGAATGGGGGTAGGGGCCACGGCCCCGTTGTCTTTCAGTGCATACCAGCCGTCCAGGCCGCGCATCGGGATCAGGTTCCACGCGCCCATGGCCAGGTTCCACCAACCGAACACGCGCAGGTAACCGTCCGGGTAATGGTGGAGGCACCACGCGGCCAGTGTGAGGTTCACCGCCACACCGGCCAGGAAGATGCTTCGACGTTGCCAACGGCTCCTGCAGCGGATATCACCGGGGTCCTTCGGAGCGGTCACCTTCCGACCGGCGATCGCGTGGAGGAACTGGCCGGTCCCGGCGAGCTTCACGTAGCTGTCCAACGGCCACCAACCGATCCCGAGCACCGTCTTCCCGCGGCGTCGACGGAAAAGCACCCGGCCACCCACATCGGCGAACAGGAAGGCCCGCTCGATCCGAACCCCGAACCACATGGCGGCCAGGAGGTGGGCCAGCTCATGTAGCACCGAAGCGGCCACGTAGGCCAAAGCGTATAGCATCACCGCGATCACGCCACAAAGGCATCGCCCACGCTTCCCGCGAAAAACAACACTTCACCGCACCACTACCCATAACGCGGTTGCCTCAGCCCTTTCAGGTCCTTACACCATCCCCGCACACACCAACGGTTCAGGTAACGCGTGCGGGGACGTCCACCCCCGGCATCCGCCGGGGTGACCCCACCGCACCATTACCCATAGCGAGGTTGTCTCAGACATCTCAGGTCATTGCTCCTTCCCCGCACGCACCAACGGTTCGGGTAACGCGTGCGGGGACGTCCACGATCAGCGCGGGCCAGGCGGTCGGCGTGCGCGTGCGTAGAGCTTGTGCGGTAGCCGACCGTCTGGACTTTGATCGTGGCTCCTTTTGGGCTCCACCCTTTTGGAGTCAAAAGGGTGGAAGAGATCCCGCGTCAGCGAAGCCAACCGCACCGTCACCCAGCCACTTTCACGCCTTCCTGAACTCTTCGACAAGTGCCTTCGGCACCTCCGCCACATACTTGTTCGCCAGGTTGTTCACCAAGGTGCCATACACGCTGCCCCAGGCCAGACGGCTGTACCACTTGCTCGGCTTGCGACCCTTCAGGAACACGGCACGCTCAGCGCTGCCCATGAACTTCCCCTTGTGGTAACCGCGACCGGCGCCCATGTCGTGCATTCGTCCGTGGTCTTGGAACCAGAGCTTCAACTCCGTCTCCGCGCTCTCCACGGCAAGGCTCTGCAGCAAGGTCTCGTCCACCTTGATGCGCTTGCGCAGCAGCTGTTGCTTCGCCTGCGCCAGCAGGTAGGCGGCGAAGTCCTTCAGCTCCGCCTGTACAAAGGCCTTCTGGCGGGCATCAAGGGTGCTCATGTGTTCACGGTCACGGTCCAGCCACGATCTTCTAGGATGGCGATGTTGGCAAGGCCTGCAGCGCTCGGAGGGGAGTTTGTTCCCCCGCTCAACTCAACTGCCCCGCCATCAGTGGTGTTATCAACTAGATTCTGGAGTATGGCATCAATACACTCTTGCGATAGAGCGTTGCCATAGCAGCTTAGGTTGTTCATGAGATGGGTTTCAGGGAGAGTGATCGAGGAGAGCATCGTGTTATAGGCGATATCGATGAATAGAAGATTGAGGACTTGCGGGAGTACGATGTTGGTCAGATTGGTCTCAAAGATCAGGAACTCCTCGAAGGTGCCATGGCCCTCCAGGCCGGCCAGATAGAGATAGTTAACAGGACCGGAAATACCGAAGCTGACGATGTCACCTGATGGTACGAAGACTCCCTCCTCATCGCTCGGCCACAGGCAGTACGAACCGGAGGTTAGACCATACACGATTTCATCGCTCTCAAGGGCGGTGATCGTCGTATCCGGATACCGGATCGCGTAGTAACCGCTGGAGCTGCTACCGAAGGTCACATCTGTGGTACCGTCCACCGTAAAGCCCACATGACCCGGACCTTCGCACACGAACGGCGTTTCAGGGATCAACTCCAGCTGCTCGCTCGTCGGTTTCAATCGGTAGGCGTATGCCCCCTCACTGATCAATGGCCCATGCGTCATGCCGTACTGCACGGGCATCCGCTCGATCAGGTAGTCCTGGCCGTGCAGGTGCAGCACGTTCTTCCAGTCGTTGCCGCGCAGGAACGGCACGTCCAGCAGCAGGTCCATGGTCACCGGCTCCGCGTTCACCAGCATGTTCGCCCATCGGATCCAGTGCCGTTCGTACATGCCCGGCAACGCGGGGTCGTTCGTCCGCCACAGGAAACTGTGCTCCGTGCGGTCGTCGTCATCCCAGCCGTAACCGAAGGAACGTGCACCGGGGGCGTTGGTGGCCTCACCGCTGTAGTTGCGCGTCACCTTGTACTCGGCCAGCACGATGTCGGTGAACTCCGTGGTGATGTGGAACCAGGCGCTGGTTCCGGCTTCCTTGAACACCGGGAGCACGTAGGACTCAAGATCGATGGTCATGTCCGTCATCATCACCGGCTTCACCTGTGGGGTAATTGTGGCGGCGTCCTCCTCGTCCCCGAGCACGGCGTCGGGTAGGTAATAGCCCTTGCGCTGCCAGCAGAACGTGCCATCCCGGAAGTTGCTCCGGAGCACTTCGCGTGTGTTGGTCAGCACCGATACCAAACCGGCGGTGATCGGAACGGGCAGTGCATGAACATGGTCGTATTCGGGAGCCAAGGGGAGCTCGCCGTTGGGGTCGCTGGCCTGCTGTACATCCCATTTGAGCCGGAGACCATTGATCGCCCGTGCATGATCGATCTCGGTGTCGTTGATCAGGCGCGGACTATGATCGGTCCGCAGCAGGTTGGCCTCACGTAGCCGCGCTTCCTTGTAGTTCAGGTGAAGCGTGCGCGTCACCGGGTCCGGGTTAGCCTCCAGGTTGAAGGCATCCGCAAGCGCGATCAGGAGGTCCGTCACGGCCACGTTGGGCACATGGCGGTGCGGATAGATGAAGAGGTCGGGTCGGCAGATCTCGGAATCCGCGGTTTGCAGCCAACAGCTCACGTCGGCGTACACGTAGTGGTCCGTGTTGTACAAGGGCCAGCGGTGCACTTCACCTGCCGCGAGTACGGCGCGTTGCTGACCGGCGAAATGGAAGGTCTGACCCACTTCACCTGCAGAGAAGTACCGCCTCACTGTACCGCGGTAAGTGTGCACAACGCCTGTGGCAGGCACCCCGTTCCGGCGGTCACCCAACCAGGTCGGCAGCAGGGTTCCACTACCAACGCTGGTGCCAGAGCTGTTCACGATGTGTACATGCAGGTGCGGCCGGGTCACTTGCGCCCCGAGCCGATTGATGCGCACCTCGAACTGGAAGGTCCATGTCCCGGCAGCCGTAGGGCTGAAGGTGAAGGCACTGTTGTCCCAGCGGTTACCGGTGTCCTGGTAGGGGCCAGGGCTTTCCGTGTCACCGGGTATGTGGAACAACTGCCAGGCAACAGAGGGGTCGTAATAGGTGGGGGTGGGTTTGTGTACCCGGAAATAGGTGGTCAGGTCGATGGAGTTCTCGCGATCCATCGTTGTGTTGTTGGCGATCACCAGCTCGTTCAGCTTGGTATCATCCATGAAGGCGCCTTCCACGCGGTACCCGATGTTGGCCAGGGAACGGGTCAGGATCCACTTCAGGTAGAACCAGGGGACCAACGTGTAGAAATTCCCGGCCGATGAGTTGGTCTTGGGCTGATTGATCTCCGCATCCCACGCGTTCACCACCCCGAAGGCCGTCTTGCGCCATTTATCCGGATGCGTCCACGGGGTCTGACCCGCAAGGGTGTCGTTCTCACACTGCCATACCTCTACCCGTTCGATCGCTCCGGTCCTGTCGGTGAATTCGACCAGGTCGTTGATTTCGTAGGCCCTGCTGGCGTCATAGGTGGTGAACGGGCGAACCCAATCCGGGTTGGTGTCGCCGTACAGGTCCGGGTTGTAGTACTGCGGGAAGGTGCAAGGTCCACCGCCGGCATAGTTGGGGATGTAATACGGGATGTACCATTCGTTCGCGTAGAGGTCGATCACCTCCCCCCGCAACGTGTCCGGCAGCATCACCCCCTTCAGCTCCTCCACGAAGCCATCCAGCACGAAGGCCATCCGCACGCTGCTCGGCACGCTGCTCAGCACGTGCAAGGTCCCCGGGAACATCGGGCTTCCCTGGTGGCCCAGCCGCGCATCCTGGAACCGCAAGCGTCGTTCACGCAACGAGAGCTCATGCACGTGGCCAAGGGTCGCTTCGTTCCCCTCGGTCGGCACTTCCATCGGTATGCTCGTGCCTTCCTCGATCCCATCCGCGAACAGGGGATTGATGTGCTCCAGGTCCACCGTGGCGGTCGCTGGTAGCAGCAGGGGGGTACCGGCTATGTCCAGGTACAGCATGGCTCAGCCTTCTTCACCTTCGCCACCACCACCAGGGTCTGCAACCACTTCGGTCGGCGGTACGGCCACGGCGTTGCTCCAGGCCATCTCGGCGTCACCGGCCAGGAACTCGAGGTTCAGTGCGTACAGGTGCTCATCGGGGTGTCCTTGCAGAAGCAGGCGTTGCTCACCGCCGACCAGCTGCAGCGGTTCGCGGGTGGCGCGATCATGGTGTACCAACCGCCATTCCGGGCTCACCAGCACATCCGCGATCGCCAGCAACTCGTTCTTCTGCATGAAACCGGTACTCACACGGAACTTCCGTTGGGCCCCGCTCAGGTGGTGTACCGTGTTACTCAGCTGCAAGCTGGGTTTCACCGCGTTCACCACGGTCAGCATGCGCTTCACGGGTTCCAGCTCGGCCTCCATGCCTTCGCTCCACTCGCCCACGGTCCGGATGCTCTCTATCACGCCCAAGCTGCTCACGTACTCGAGGTGGCGCTCATTGCTGTCCCCATCCACCAGGTGGAAGGTGTGCACCTCGCTCAGCGCGGTATCCGTGTGGCTCATCACCTCCGCGGTGTACTTCCAGGGGATCTTGGTCGGTTGCAGGTCATCCAGGGCCAGCGTCTCGAAGCCACAGGGGAAGAGTTTCACATCATCCTTTTCCCAGCCGCTCGCATTGACGTCGGTGTGCCGCGTGGTCGTGTCCGTGGTGTTGTCCGTGTAGTACACCGTGAACTTCATGTACAACTGTTGGTCGGTCACCTTGGGCAAACGGCGCAACCAGGCCAGGTGGTGCTGCTGGTTCGCGCTCACTTCGTGCCGGGCGCTCCGGCCACGGTAGGTCATGAACTGGCTGGGGCTGCCCGCCCGGAACTGCGTGATGAGGTTCGGGAGCAGGTCGCGCTCCAGCTTGCGACTACCGGCGTAATAGGCGCGTCGCACCGCTCCGCGGGATACCAGACGGGGAGCAGGGGGATCGCCGTAGCTCTCCCAATGTGCCACGTAGAACTTGCGTTGCAGCGTGCGCTGGAGCGAAGCCGCCGCAGAACCCAGGATCGGCCAGTCATACCCCACATAAGGGCGCAGCTGGCTTCGGATGTCCCAGCGCGTGCGCTGCTCGCTGTCGGGTAGACCGAAGTGCGAGGGCAGGGGAACGAACACGCCGCTTCCCCACACGAGCTCGATCCATACCTGGTGGTTGGCCGTGTAGTTCGCGTTGTACTCGCCGTCGCTGCCGTTGCTCACCACGGTCCAGCTCAGGCTCACGGGCGTGGTGTTCAGGAAGCCCATTGTCATCTCGCCGGGCGCGCGAGCCGTCAGCACGATGTTGTCGTCCACATCCACCGTCAGGGCGAAAGCCTGGTCGATCGCATGGTTCCCCTGCAGGGCGGCCAGCAGGTTCGTGCGGGTGACGGACGAACTGGCCCCGATCGGCACCTGCAGGCCGCTGTCGTCAGCCGGCGGTGTAACGAACGTGAAGGTCTGCGTGTCACCGTTCACGCTCAGCTCGAAGGTGTAACCGTTGGCCGGGTTGCTCGTCAGGAACAGCTTGTAGCTCGCCGTCGTTGGTGCGTTGGCCTCATAGCCCCCACACAGGTACTCGATCCACACCGGATCACGCACCGGTGTGAACTCCACCGGATAGGTCAACGCCGTCAGGGCCATGCCACAAAGGCACCGCCCGCCCGCCCGGTGAAAAACAACACTTCCCACCGGCCGAATACCCCACGGCGCCTGTATGACCGCTTACGCGGTTGTCTCAGCCCTTTCTGGTCATCAAAGCACATCCCCGCACGCACCAACGTTTCAAGTTCAGCGTGCGGGGACGTCCACCCCCGGCATCCGCCGGGGTGACCCCACCGCACCGTCGCCGGCAACGCGGTTGTCTCAGCCCATTCAGGTAACTACTCCATCCCCGCACACGCAGACCTCTCATACACAGCGTGCGGGGATGTCCACGATCAGCGCGGCACGGGCCTAAGCCGATAGTGCGGTAGGCTTGCGCGTGCGTGGCCCAAGTGCTTTGATCGTGGGCGCCTTTTGGCTCCACCTTTTGGCGAAGCAAAAGGTGGAGAAGACCTCGCGATCAGCGAAGCCCCCACACCGTCGCCGGCAACGCGGTTGTCTCAGCCCCATCGGGTCACCTACTGCGCCGTCTCCATCAACTGCCCATCATGCAGCTCCATCCGCATGTGCTTCCCCCACACGGCCGAATAGTACCAACCGTACCTATCCAGCTTCCGCACTTGCTTCCGCACGTCATGCGGATCTGGACCGGTATGCGCATGCTCCAACACCATCACCCGTAGGAAGCTCAACCGATCCACGTACACCCGGCCAACCACCAGGTCGGCCACGGGGATCCCTGCCGGCGCCGCGTTGTTCGTTTGTTTGCTCTTGGTCATAACCTCACAGCTTGTGGGTACCTCTCCATCCAGCGCTCCAGCGCATACCCCGGCTTCACATGCACCACCGTTTTCCCATCGATCCGCAGTTGCACGGTGCCATCCAGCTCAGGCATCACCTGCTTCTTCGGCGGCTCGGGTTGCTTTGGAGCACGGCTTTTCATACGGGCGTTCATCTCCCGCGGCTGCCGCTCATGGATCAATCGGGCTTTGGGTTTCGCCGCATCCGCGAACACGGGCACCGGCCGCAGCGCACCGATCCGGCGCTGCTCCACCTCCAGGTCGTAGACCTTCCATTTCCGCAGGTCCTCCATCAACAGCATGTCCAGCGTCACACGGTGGTACAGCGCCATCCGGCAGAGCAGGCTCGCATTCGGCTCCGCGAAACCATTCTCATAGCCGCTGTAGCTGCTGCGTTTCACGCCCATGCTCACGGCCACCTCCTCCTGGCTGCGGCCAAGCATCCCGCGCAGGTGTTTCAAGTTCGTATCCAGGTACACGGTCTCAGGGGTTTCGTTGTTCGTTGTCATCGTCCACCTGCGCGTGGGTCTGCCGCGCACCACCGGGCGGCGGGCCCACGATGCTGGGCGTTGTGCTGTCGTTTGCTTTGCGCACTTGCGTTTATCCCGTAGTTACCCGCAATTACAATCCCCTTCGCTCGGCCTCTTAGGGCATCCGGGATGCCAAGGCTCCTCCCGCTGTTTGGGCTTGTACGCCTTGGCCAATTCTATCACGCGCACCAATACCTCGACCGTGCGAGGATCTGGCTTGTCGGTGTTGAATGTGGCTGTCACCCCTTCTGCAAGTTGGTACGTGTATCGTTTTTCCGTGTCGCTCATTGCCTTGAACTTAGAAAGTGAAAAACTGCGGGTAACCTTGGGTTGTGGCCATGCCCGCCGCACGACCGAAACTTCCACGGCCACAACCCTTGGCCGTTGGCCCCCATTCAAATACCGACCGAAGCCAAGTACGCGGAACCGGCCAGCATTATCAAGCCCATAAGTATGTGTGTTCTGTAGCCAGTGCCAGCCGGTCCCTTATGATTGTGATAGTAACACCAATTGCCGTAGTAGAACTCTACTACACCGCAGACCAGTGCCAAGGTTGAGAATAGTCCCATGTTACTGCTTTTTACCTAATGCCTGAAGAGAAAAGAACGGGGGCCAACTACAGCTTGTCGCAAGCCCGCCAAATGCGCGGGCCAGCGTCAAGCAATGTCCGTTATGCGGCAGTCGAAAGTATACCCTCCACCTCAGCTCCGAATGCAAGAACAGCACAGCATTTGCGGTAACGCGGTTACCATCGTCCCATGAGAGATACTTGTCGATCATGCGGTTTTTCCCGCACTCACACAGTGCCGCCCCGTCGTCATACACCTTCGTGACCTTCCACTGCGTATGCTTACCCTTCCGCATATACCGCGTATCACTCATCCGGCATGACATTGCCACGTAGTCGATGCCCTCATTCTGCGATACGATGATGAGCCTATCGCCCACCTTCAGCCTTGGGCAATCAGGCTGGCCGTAGTTGTACGGAACCAACTCCGTGCGGCCTGTAAACCACTCGCGGACGACACGAAGAAAAGACCGCCGCATAACAGCGGGCTTGCCAATAGCTACGCCGCTCTCTGTTGACTGCTTATCGGTTGGCTCGTTGCTCATCACGTTGTTGTGGTGTTGGTGAAGCGGGGCCATCGGCAAGCCGCAATCCCGTTGTGTCCCACAATGAACGCGGTTGTCTCAGCCCTTTCAGGGCCGTACACCACATCCCCGCACGCACCAACGGTCCAGGTACAGCGTGCGGGGATGTCCACGATCAGCGCGGGCCAGGCGGTCGGCGTGCTCGCGCGTAGAGCCTGTGCGGTAGACGACCGACTGGACTTTGTAAGCCCGCCCCGGGCCACGACCCGGGGTGGTCGCCTTTTGGCTCCACCTTTTGGCGAAGCAAAAGGTGGAAGAGACCCCCCGTAGGCGCAGCCAACAGCACCGTTGCACATGATCCCTGTCCCGGTCTTCGGTACCACTTCAGTCCCCATCGCACTCGGTATTGGTGGTGCCAGCACCACGGTTACTGCGCAACCGGCGCAAACTGGCCAGCGCCACGCGCTTGTTCGTCTGGCGCGGCCAGCTCGCATCCAGGTCCTCGAACTCGGCCCGCCTCACATCCCACAGGTCGTACACCCGCCCATCCGCGACCGCCTGGTGCAGGTCCACCTGCTTGTCCATGGGGATCCTATCGGTCTGCACGCTCACGAACGAGTACGCATCCTTCCGGATGTGGATCGTGCCGGTGGGTAGGTCGGCAAGCCGGGTCACCTTCCGGAACAGCACATGTTCGCTCACATAGGTGGGCGTTTCTGTCCCGGACTTCGGTACAAGCGTGAGCGTTTCACCCTCAGTTCCAGCGGGAACAGGGGTGCAGGTGGCGGCGGAAACAACCGCAGGTATACGGTGTTGCTCAGCCATGGTTACACGAAAAGCCGACCAACCCGTCCAACCGTCCAACTTTCCGCAACTGGCGCGGCTTCCAGCGTCCAACTTGGTTGGAAATGGTTGGAAAGTTTGGTTCGTTTCCAACCACTTCCAACCGTTTCCAACCATCATTCAGGAACGGCGATGCCTTGAAACCCTTGTAAATATTGACGTTTCCGGCAAAAGGTTGGAAAGTTGGAAAGGTTGGACGCCGAAAACGCGATTTCGGAATGGGAACGAACCGTTCGTCACGGCGCACGTTGGATTCCTGCGACCGGTCAGAGGCGTACATGGCCACCAGCAGCCACACCAGGATCACCCACATCACGAAGAAGAGGAGGTGGCTCAGGTAGGTATGTCGGTTCGTGGTGCGCATCACAGGGCTACGGGGATCTTATCAAGGTCGAACCTCATGGCGTGGGCCGTGCGCTCGTTCGATTGCCCGATGTACGCGGATGAGCGCTCAAGCATGGCCTTCAGCGAGCTGGCGGTCAGTCCCACCGTGCCGTAGATGACCCTGTGATCCTCGTGATAGATGCGAACGCATGTAGCCAGTCGAACGGCGATCGTGTTGCTGGAGATGAATACCTCATTCCCATCGGTGATGCGGCGATCTTTCATCGCTGCCCTCACGATCGTCCACCAGCGACCCTCATCCCCCAACAGGTCGCGGCGGTGGTGCTGGTTGTTGTAGGCTTCGTGGAGAGCTTTCAGGAAGTCGGAAACGCTCGCCGGCATGTCCATGAGCTTGGCGTAGGTACCATAGACCGCCAGGAGGACAGCGTAGCCTCGCACCATGCGGTTGTCCGCATGGTCACCAACGAGCATCCGGAGCTCCAACTCGGCCTCCTCCATCTTGGATGCGAACTCCTGGCTGAACAGGTCTTGATGGCGAAGCACTTCGGCCACATAGGAACTGATGCCATCCTCATTCATTCGCTGCAAACTGTCGTACGCCGCGCGACGTTCGTCCGAGATCGGCAAGCTGCCCAGCTCCAGGAAGATGGTACGGGTCATGAGCGCATCATCCTTGATCATGTCATTGGTCGTGAATGCAAGGGTGCTCGCTACGGAGATCGAGTCTGATGATCGACCATTACCTTCAAGCCGCAGGCCCATCCGGCTCCAGAAGGATTTGCAGAGGTCCACCGCTTCGGCACTTTCCCCTTGAGGATACTCCTCGGTGGTCAACAAGGTGTTCATCCCATTTGCGAGGGGGACGATATCGGAGTATGGTAGATCGGCTTCACCGGTCATACGTCGATAACCGCCAGTGTGCCCGGAGGCCGCCCTCAAGGAGGCGAGCAAGCTGCTCTTTCCCGTTGCTGGGCCGCCATACAGTGCAAGGAGCGGAAAGGACTCGACCTCTTTGAAGATGATGGTGCTGAGCATGCTTGCCATGTACCAGGTAGCGGCTATCAGGCCAGCGTTGCCATGTACTTCGTACATGAGCTTGATCCAGGTGGGCAGGGGTTGCGTTGCCTCCTCGTACCGCAACGTGGGGCGGTGGTCGTTCGTGTCATCGCTCACCTGCTTGAAGTACACGGCGTGGCTCTGACCGTTCATCAACAGGTACCCGGTCTTGCTGTAGTGGTGCACACGCCCTCGTTGGTCCACCGCAGCATTACAGAAGAAGTAGGAGCGGCCATCATCGCTCAGGCCGAGCCGGTCAAGGCGAATGGCGTACGCGCAGGTATCCATGATCCACATCAGGATCTTGTCGTAGTCCCGGTCTGTACCCGTGAACAGGTAGTTACCGTGGGCGATACAGTGCTTGCGGAACTGCGCACGGTTCAGGAGGTTCCCAGAAGTGAATCCGATGGTCCGCTCCGTTGAAGGAGCATCCGGTCGTGCACGGCTCCGGATCCGGACATGGTATTCCATATCCTCACCACTCGTCGTCATGGCCAACGGTTCCATTGTGAAGTTCGCAACAGGATGCCACCCTGGAGATTCGTCCATCATGATGGACTCACCGCCTGGAATTGCCTCAGGGCCTCGATACACATAGGTGATACCATCGCATACACCCATCTGGTATCCTGTGTACTGTTCGATCACTCGCTTTTTCTCGGTCTTCATCGTATCGCATGCCCCTGATATGACAGGAGCGATGTTTCATCAGAATGGCAGTTCCTCTTCCTCCTCCCCGGCTGTCACCAGTACCCCCGGTCCCGTCCCGTTCGGGCTCGGCCCGTTCCCGTTGTTCGGGGCATCCCCGGCCTCGGGCGGCGGCTCCGGCCCCTTCCGCGCATACTTCCCGCGGCGCTTCATCAGCACGCTCATCGCGAAGTCCTCACCGATCTTCTCCAGGCTGAACACATAGGCGCTCGTGTTCACGTTACCGAACTTGGTCGCCTTCACCTGCATCAGGAAGTGCGGGCTCTTCTCCAATTTCGTCCGCATCGTGGCCGTCACGTGCCCGGGCGCGCGGTAGAGCTTCTGGTGGTAGATGCTGTACTGCTCGTGGCAGTCCGTGAAGCGCAGGTAGAACTTGTCGCCATCGATCTTGAAGTCCTCGCCGGCCACCAGGTCCTCCGCCTTGATCGCCGCCTGTAGCGAAGCCCACCACTTGGCCACATCACCACCGGTATCGCGCTTGGTGTGCTGGGCCACCATGCTCTCCACCAACGCGCCTTGGAACTGTGCTCGGGTCATCGGCCAATCCACCCGGCCCTCCGCCTCGAAGAAGCGGTACACGGCCATCAGGATGCTCGCGTTCTGCACCATCCGCTCCAGCGTCACACCCTGCAGGGTCAGCGCCTGGGTCATATCCACCAGGGCCTCCTTGTAGTGCTTCCGGTACTCCTTCTCGAAGGCCTCGCGGTGCTTCATCAGCTCCGCGATCACGCAGCTGTAGCCCTTATCCATCAGGTCCAGCAACTCCCCGAAGCGCTGTTGCTCCGCTTCGCTGAACGTGTTCTTCAGCATCTCGATCACCACCAAACGCGTCAACAAGGCGTCGTTCTGCGGGTAATCGTTGCCGGTCAGGATCACCGCACTGGTGATCGGCACGTTGTCCGTCCCGAAGTTGCTGTCGATGGTGCCGCGCTCGTAGCCGTTCCGGTCGTTCAGGCCCTTCAGCCACTGGTATCCGGCGTCGCCGATGCTGTTGCTGAACTCCTCCAGGATCACCAGCGCATCGATGAACTGCGCGAACTTCCTGATCTTGGCCTTGTCCGTGCTCTTCCCGGTGATCTGCATGGCCTCCTGCCGGTCACCGAACAGGTGCTGGATCGCCTGGGTCAACTTGCTCTTCCCCGTGCTCGGCTCCCCGTACAGGAAGCACATCGGCACGAACCCGTGGTGCGCGAAGATCTTGCTGCTGAACAGGGCCATCACCCCGAACACGATGCCGATCATCCCGTGCTGGCGGTGCACCATCACGATCAGCTCCACCAGCTGTTTGAAGCTCACTCCGCTCTCCACGAACCGGAAGCGCTTCTGCGGGAGGTATTTGTACGGACTGCGGGCGAAGAGCTTGTTGGCGCTCGGTACGTAGTAGTGCTTCCCGTCGATGGTCGTGCTCCCGAACTCATCGTAGCGCAGGATCTCGCCCTTCGGTGTGATCAGCGCATCGTTCATAGCGTACACGCGCGTGTCATGCTGCCAGCCCAACACATCGATCTTCTGCCCATCGCCCATGCCCTCCAGCAGGAGTTGCTGCAGGCGTTCGAAGTCGGCCTCCCGCTCGTTCCCGTTGTACCGGAAGTCACCCTTGCCCAGCAGCGCCTTCTTCAGGTTGCCGCTGTTCAGCATGAAGTCCGTACCTGTGTGGAAGGTGCGGGTCCGTCCCTTCGTGTTGGTCACCCGCAGCAGGTACTGGCTCTCCTTCTCGTCCTCGAGCAGCTGGAGGATCTTGATGTGGAAGTTCGCGATCGGGTGGAAGAAGGTCTTGATGATGGTGTTATACTTGTCCGTCATCACCCGCTTGCTGTACATCGCGTTGTTGTGGAAGAAGATGCTGTACCGCGATACGCTGTGCTGCACACCTTTCTCCCCGCGCCACTCCACGCCGTCCGGCAGCTCCATCTCCTCCAGCTCGGGCAGGTCGCCTAGGGGCTCCTGGGTGTCGCCCACGAGCTTCTCCTCGGGCAAGCGGGCCTTTTCCTTCTTCGCCCGCTTACCCTTCGGCAGGTTGTACTTCGCGGCATCCAGCAGGGCCTGTATGTCCACACCATCGGGCGCCTCGTCCGCCAGGTCCCAGCCTTCCGGGAGGTTGGTCACGTCCACCGCCTTGGGCTCGCCAGGCAACAGGGTCACCAGGTACTGCCGCGCCTTTACCCCGGGCTCGTCGGCATCGCCCCACATGATCACGTCGAAGTCCGGCGTCTCGCTGTTCGCGAGGATGTGGTCGATCACCGGTTGCCAGTCCACGTTGCGCACGCGCTTGCTGCCGCCCTGCCAGCTCAGGCACAACCGCTCGGGGAAGAGCAGGCGGGCCGCGTCGCAGGCTTTCTCACCTTCCACCAGCAGCAGGGGAGCGGTCGGACGTTTCTTCAGCAGCTCCAACCCATAGAGGGGGGCCTGCTCCTCGCCGCTCTTCCAACCCTTCCAGGTCCACTGCCCATCGATGCAGCGCATCGGGATCGTGTCCTTCTTGCCATCCCCCAGGTTGAAACGCACCACGTATCCGATCACCGCACCCTCCGCATCGCGGTAGGTCCAGTACCGGGTGCCGGTCATGCCCTTCCAGGTCTTGCTCAGTGGGTTGAAGAGCTTCGGCGCGTTCGGGTCCGGGCTCCACGGCGGCAGGCCCAGCCAGTCCCGCGCCCAATCCATCACCGCCTTGTAGTCCGGCAGGTTCTGGGTACGCTGGATCAACTTCAGCACATCGCCTCCCTCATCGCTGGCGAAGTCGGTCCACAACCCGGTCTTCGGACCGGTCAACACCACGTGCATGCTCTTGCCGGCATGACCCTCCACACCGCCACAGACCCATTCACGGCCCTCGCGCTTGCCACCCGGAAGGAGCAACTGGCACAGGTTCTCCATCCGCTGCCGCAGCAGCTCAACGATCTCCTCCTTCGTAGCGTTCACAAGTGCTTTCAGTTATCCGTGTCCATTCGCGTCCATCCGTGGTTCACTCTCCTTCGCATTCCTTCTCGCTCCCCGCCGCTCGCGGCGCATCTGCGTCCATCTGCGTTCATCTGCGGTTCCAACGCATTGATTTCTCCGTTCCCACTGCGGTCCTTATCCCCACCCTCGTGCATGTCCTCTGCGTCTCTGCGTTCACCTCCTCACACCGCCATCATGTACTGCCCCTGTTCCACCACCACCGGCGCCGTTTCCGCATCCAGCATCGCCTGCACATGGTCCCGGCGCTTGCGGTTCCCATAGCGCATCACATGGTCAACCACCTCCTGCTTGATGTACCAGCCGTTGTCCGCGGTCAGGTAAGCACCGTCCACCGCGCCGGCCAGCCACACCCGCGAGTAGCCGGTCAGGTCCAGCGCTTCACGGTAGGTGATCATACCGCGGTCACGGCGTTCGCGCACAGCCTCCTCCAGCTGGTGCCGGTCCACGAACACCTTGTGCCGCGCCGTACGTGTGCGTAGCTGCCCATCGCGCAGCATGGCGGCCAGGTGGGGCTTGGCCAGACCCGATATGCGCATCGCCTCGTCGAAGCAGACCCACACATCGCGCTCCGTGTGCTCCACCGCCAGGTCCACGCGGCTCAGCTCCTTCAACAACTGCGCGCGTTGGGTGGGGTGGGTGCGCAGGAACACCAGGAACTCCGCGAATTGCTCTTTGGTCGTGATCATCTCAGTTCATGCTGCGGATCCGCAAGAGGATCCCGGTTTCACCATGCACGTTCACTATGCCGCTGTGCATCCCCATGGTCAGGTTCAGCTTGTGCTTCTTGCTGTAGTCCTTCAGGGTCTCCACCAGGTGGGCGGGCCCGCTGAACTCCAGCGGTTCGAACAACTTGCACAGCTGCTGCGCGAGGTCGCGCACTTTCGGGTCGCTGCCACCCATGGATTGATACAGGAACTTCATCTCAAGCGGGTATTGGTTCGGTGATCTGGTCCAGCGTGAACCAGTGGTCGGTCTCCATCTTCGTCAGAAAGGGCTTGTTCAAGAGCAGGTCGAACAACGTCGGCAGCTCCAGCTGCAGTTGGCGGAGCAACTCGGAGCTATCGGCGATGGCCGGCTGGTCGCGCAGGTCACGCACCCAAAGCGGACAACTGAATGCGTCGAGGCCTTCAGGCTCCGGCACGCAGTAGAGCAGGGTGCCGCGGATCTCCTCCGTGCTGGTCACCCGGCCCTTCGTGTTGTAGTTGTAGAAATGCGTGTTGTTGCTGATCAGGCTCATGAACGTGGTCATCGATGCTTCCACCGGACCGCTCACCACCATCAGCACCGGTTCCGTCGCCCGATCGCGCAGTTCGGCAAGGGTGCTCACATGCGCCAGCTCGAGCGCGCGGATGCTGGGCTTGCGCACGAGCATCCCCAGCCATTGCAGCCAGAGCACGGCACCACGGTCGTGTGGGCCCACCAGGCTCAACAGCGGCTTCCGTACGCAGCCGCTCAGCGTCAGCCGCAACCAATCCAACCCCAGCAGCTCCGCGCTCATGGTGTATCCGGGCCGTGTTGGCACCGGCACCCGGTACGTGCCGAACACCTGCCGGAATAGCGCCTGCGTGTAGGGCAGGTGTGCAGGTAGCTGGAAGTTGCGCTCGTCCATCACGCGTTGCTTTTCAGGTATTGGCCGAGCGCTGCGCAGAAGAGCAGCAACACCCCGATCCAGATCCAGAACACGCCGATCAGCTTGTCGCGGTGCTTGGCTCGGCGGGCCTGGGCGCGCTCCATCTCATCGCTATGCCCGCGGAGGATGATCATCTCCTCCAGGTGCAACACCGAGCGCCGGTACTCCACGAACTGCAACACCACCGCCCAGGTGAGCATCACCAGCGCGATCGTTGTGGAGAGGAGGTAGCCCAGCATCTCAGGCGGCATGGATGGTCAGGATCGTCTTGCGGCTCAGCTTGTTCACCACCTGCAGCTGGGTGCCCTCCTCGTTCGTCTCATACCGCACACGCGGATTCCGGTGTGCGCTGTGCAGCCAATGGCTCAACTCGGTCAGGTCCTCGAAGGCGTTCTCCGCGTGGCGCTCGTTGATCGAGGTCATCAACAGGTTGGTCAGCGCTTCGGCGCCGGGGATGTCGGTCGTCTGGGGGCTAAGGCTCAGGTTCATGGCAGTGGTCGAATGGTCAGGAGCAGGCGTCGTCTATGATGCACTTCCACGAAGGCGTCGAAGCGGTACACATGCAGGTCGGGGTGTTGCAGGCCATAGGTCAGCCAGTGCGCGGCGGTGCGCAGGTCCCCGATGGGATGCAGCCGGTCCTGCTTCTGCAGGGCGTCCAGCACCGATGCGGCCAGGGCGCGCAACCGGGCATCGCGCTGCTTGTGGATCTCCACGTCCAGCCTCATGCATGGTCGGCAGGTATTGGGGCGCGAAGGGCGCCGGCCACATCGCTGCTGGTGATCGTCGGGTCCGTGGTCCAATAGCGCACGAGCTCCTGGCACCATTCGCCGGCACCATCCTGGCGCAGCTGCTCATCACGGTACACGCGTACACCATCCACCACTTTGCTCGTCGTGCGCGTGCGCAGTCCCGTGACCGGATCGGTCACCACACGCACGCAGGACCAGTTGTTCGTTTCCATCAGGGCATGCGGTGTATCATCAGGCACAGGCGATCGCGCTTCATCACATCCACGCGGGAGGTGAGGCCCGTACGCTCAACCAGCACGGCGCTGTAGGGACGCACGTTCTCCGGACGGGTCATCTCGGGCAGCATGTGGCGCACGCGACGGTGCACTTCGGTGAGGGTGACAGGGGTGTTGCGCAGCTCGCGCACCTCGCGTTCGATACGGGTGGCCAGCTCGCGTTCACGCGCGGTGTCACAGTGGATGATGTCGCAACGCAGTTCGCTCAT